GAATAGACAAAAATAGTCAAATATAACCAAAAAAAATTAGGAGGTAAACACAATTATTTGTGAATACCTCCTTTTTTATTCCATTGCCCACAAATCATACATGGTGCTTTGCCCACACTTTGCCCACACAAAAACTAACTTGTGGGCAAAATATAGATGGCTATATTATCATAACTTGATTATTTTTTATAAATATTCATCAATACATTTAGTCCCTCTTTTGACATAGTATCTGTCAGATGATCCGTATATACTTTCGTAGTATCAATCTTTACATGCCCAAGTCTGTCTTTGATATACAAGAAAGGTGCTTTTTGTTCCAACAACATTGTAGCATGAGTATGTCTTAAAGAATGAAAATCAAATTCTTTAAAATCTAATTGTTTGTGAATTACAGAAGAAACATGTTGCATTGTTCTAGGAGAAACATATTCACCAGACTCTCTTCTGTTTACAAAATCTACTTTAAATTCTGTCTCATCTAATCCAATTGGGTTTATTTCCATATCTATATCATGATTTTTTTCTAGTGGATTATAGATGCTGTAATAGTTATAATATCTTTTACCATAATATTCTTTTGCTTTAATTTGTTTCTCTTTTTCTTCAATTAAATCAGCCAATAACTCGTCATCTAAATCAATTGTTCTGTAACTGTCGTACTTAGGAGTTGAGAAATACCAATACCCACCGCCAGTTTCTTTCGTGCCATTTTGTTTTAATTTATCTTCTTTTGTTCTGTTCTTATTTGACATCCATTGCACTTGCCTATTTACAGTCAATGTTTTATTTTCAAAGTCTATATCTTCCCAAACAAGTCCAAATGTTTCGCCTAATCTTAAACCACAATGATATGCAATCATCAATGGAATATAAGCAGAAGATCCCTTTGGAAATCTATCAAATATCTTTTCCATCATTTCTTTTGGAATAAAAACATGACTATCAATTCTTGATTTTACTTCTGTTCTTTTTGGAATTTTTAATTTATAAGCAGGAGATGATTTTATTATTTTGTTCATCTCACCCCAATCAAATATAGAGTTAATTAGTCCTTTGACACTAGCAAGCGTATTCTTTGAAAATCCTTTGTTAGCCATGTCGGTTATTAATTCTTGCAATTGTAATCTTGTAACAGATTTAGCCATATATTTGCCAATTACAGGCTTTATATAGAGTCTTATTTTCTTTTCATATCCATCAATTGTTTGTGCTTGCAAATCGGTTTTTCCATACTCTTCAAGCCATTTATCACACAAATCTGATACTGACATTTCAGATGGAACAACAAATTCTCCACAGTTTTCATATTGTTCAAGTGCTTCACGTCCAGCTTTGAGAGCTTCCGCTTTTGTTTTAAACCCACTCTTTGATTTCTGTTGTCTTTTTCCATTAATCGAAGCAAGAGTTATTCTATATTCCCAACTTGCACCAGATGGTCTTTTTCTTGCACTAACATCTCCCATAAAAATTCCTCCATTTATTTAATTTGTATTATCCAAGTAATCTCAAGGTAGTATTATATAATAACATGTAAAACCATCGGGTTCAACTCTTATTGCAAAAATCGTAAAAAAATGGGGAATAGAAGAGTATTAAATCTCAACTATTCCCCATAATATTATTTATAGAAAATTAATTTCTTGCACCACCAGAACCAAAAGAATATGACTTGCCACCGATAATTAGTGTCTCATCACAAGCCATTGTTCCATCATCTTTCAGGTAGTACCAATGTCCGCCATCTTTAATCCAGTGATCTTTCATCATCGCACCTTCTGGAACGCAAGTCTTGTCCTTACTGTACCAGTACCATTTGTCATCACGCTTGAGCCAACCTTTGACCATAGCACATCCTGGAACACCACTAACCTCTCCACTTGATGCAAAGTAGTATTCGTTTTCTCCGTCTTCAAATCTTCCGATCTTTGCTGATCCTGTCTGATGATTGCCTTCCCATTCTGTTCGAAGATAGTACCAATAACCATCGATATTCTGCCAATCTGTCAACATTACACCCGAATCATCAAGATAATACCAATCGTTATCAACGTATACCCAACCAGTTCTCATTGCGCATGAATCGTCAAAGTAGTACCATTTCCAATTAATACTTCTCCAAGAATTTCTAATAGCATAGCCGTTTCCGTCAAAGTAGTACCATGTTCCACTAATTTTCATCCAATCGTTTTTCGGATAAGAACCATCTGCATTCTGATACCACCAGCCAGTGTCGTCTTTTACCCATTTCGCTTTTTTAGTTTGTGTAATGTTTTTATTAAGAATACCAGCAACGATTGCTTCTGCACACTTATCTACATTCCAAGCTGCTTTATCTGTTGCATTATCTACGAAGCAGCATTCAATCAAGATTGCAGGACTATTTGTGTTTCTAAGAACATAAAGGTCTTTCATGTACTTTGTTCCACGATTTCTGATTCCAAGTGCAGAAGAAATATTTGCACAAATTCTATCAGAGATAGCAGCGGTATTGCTGTTATAGTTCTCAACTTCTACACCAGTTCCGCCACCTGCATTCAAGTGAATAGAAACGTCAAGATCTACTTTATGTGCATTGCACTTTCTCACAATTGCACTAAGATTCTGTCCCTGAGTTCTTCCAGAGTCATCTGTGCAGTCGTAAACTGTATGTCCTTCTGCTCTTAAAAGTTCTATGACTTTGTTCTTAACTTTACGGTCTTCATTAACTTCATCAAGGAGTCCTGATGCACCTCTACAAACTAATGAGTGACCACCATGTACATTATAAGTTGCCATATAAATTCCTCCTATAAAATAAAAAAAGAGAGCAGAAATCAATCTACTCTCAGTTGATAAGTTCTATATTTAGTTATTTTGCTAATGCTTTTTCAACTTTCTTCCTCCAAAGTCTTGGTACATCTTCAAGCACCCAAGCATTTCCTGTCTTTTCGTTAATAACTTCGTTCTGAATTTTGTCAACATAGAAATTTACCATAATCTTATACCCCCTCTGGTGTTATTTCAGATACTACATCGCCAAGATCAGCGATTGCTGAATCCTGAATAGCCTGTCCTCTCTGAAGTTCTCTGATTGCAATATCATTCTCTGTCATTTCTGTCAGAGCAATTGTAACAACAACTTTTCCTTCTTCGTTTGTATACACATCTTCAAATGTTTTAGAAACTAACTTAAGATTTGTGTATTCACCATTAACCTGATCGTCAACCATAAAAGTAACTTTCTCAAGATTTCCATCTTTTAAGAAAGCATCTTCAATTGGCTTTAAAGCCTCGTAAGAATCAACAGTGATTGTCACTGCACCAATACCAGTTCCTTCAGCAATTTCGTAAGTTGTTTTGTCTTTTAAAATAATTTTGTTCATACAAAAACCTCCTCTAATTTTTAAAAGATTTATAAAGTTACTAGGTTTGCTAAACCACACTTTAGAATTTTAAACGGTATATTTTTTGTTGAAATTTGTATGGTTTTGTAACTTTAAATGTTATGACAATAGTATTTAATATTACTATTGATATGAAAAACAATTATATTTTTACAAAAATCATTGAATTTAACGTGTTTTAAAATTCTAAAGTGTGGTTTAGTGTACTTGCATCAGTAAAAATATCCATATTAATTCGCTTTGCATATATTATAAAAATGACTAAGAGTATAAAATAATATAAAGTATAAAATTGGAAGGTGGATAAAATATGGATGCTAAAGTACAAGTCATAAATAATGTTTTGTCGTCATTAAAAGATTTGGATCAAAACACTTTAGATAAGATAGAGAATATCTTATACATAAATTTTGAAAAATATAAGATTGAAGAAAAATATACTGAAGTAATAGTACACGATGATTCAAATCTCGGATTAATTAAAAAGTTTATTGCCACCAAAAAGCTTGAGGTAAATCAGTAAAAAACTTTGAAGAAATACCAGACAGAGCTTGAAAAGTTGCATTACTTCCTAGGTAAAAGTTTTTATAAAATAAATATATACGACCTTAGATATTTTCTCGCTCAATATAAAGAGCATAGAAAAATAAGTAATAGGACGTTAGATAATATGAGAAAAACTATTTCCCGTTTTTTCTCTTGGATGAGTGATGAAGGTCATATATCATATAACCCTGCAAAAGCATTAAAACGAATCAAATACACGAAGACAGTCAAAAAACCATTCTCGATTGTAGAGCGTGAAAAATTAAAAAATACATGTATAAATCGTCGTGATTTGGCGTTAGTTGAATTTTTATATGCGTCAGGTTTAAGAGTATCTGAGGCAATTTCTATAGATATCAGCAATATTGATTTTATTTCTCGTGAAGCAACAAACTTGACTGGTTATGGTTTCTTTATCACAATAAAATATGTAAAAATTCTTAATTATAATAAGATTAAACATATAATGTTCAAAGTGGAGTTTGTATTTCTCCACTTTGAACATCTATTTGATTTCATATAATAACAAATCAAAAATAAAATTATTCTATTATGTATGATCCACTAACAACTACTTTACCTTCGCTTTTTATATCATTTACCATTGCTGTCCATGTACGTGCATCTTGTGATACATAAAACAAAATGCTTTGAGTGCTGTAGTTTGCACCAACTTTTGTTATTGTCCAGTTGTCATCGTTCGATTTAAGACAACAATTTTGATATCCAGATGAAAATGTACAGTTATCTTTAGTTTTATAAGGAAGACAAGGAATTTCTAAATACGTAGTTGGCATATCTACTTCGCTTACTTCTAAATATATGGTAACATTAAATGTTACTAGTTTTCCAACTTTTATATAGTGTCCTTCGGTACCCGTACAACCATTACACGGTCTAAGCAAACCCATTGTTCCAGTTTCATAACTAAAAGTGGAGTTTAGTGTAGTAATACTATCCTGCAAGCTCTTACCCATTCTAGCATCAAGAACATATCCTGAAGTGGTAGTAGTTAGATTGTTCGCTACCGTAGATGTTGACCCAGTTTTCAGTCCATTGAGTTTTGTTGTATGCCCACTTACTGTTGTCGATAAACTAGATGCTGCTGATTTAATATTTGAAATTTCTGTTTCTACAGAATTACCGTTATCTAAAGAAACAAGACTCGCAAGAGTCCTTGGAAGTAGTTTAAGATATCCTGTACTAGTTTTCATATATAGATATCCCTTTTTGACAGTTGATAAAATTGACATGAAATTCTCCTTTCATTTATATATTTTTACATAGCAAAAAGGAGTCATTTCATGCATGACTCCTTTACATTGATAAAGTTATCTATTTTTTATTCTTCTTTGAACCAAAGATCTCCATTATTCTGACCACTTGGTTCTGTTGATTGACATACAACATGGCTGTGTGCAGATGGTGAAAAAGTAACAGGCTTTCCACTAATTTCTCCCCAAGAATAACTTGGTTTAGTGCTTGCTTTCGCCCATGCGTAAACATCTGAAGCTGGTAACTTGCTTGGTATGTCTGATGTTAGTGCAACAGTACCAGCTTTTTTAGGATGGTTTATGTCAAAAGAGCTTGATCCATTATTATATCTCCATAACGCATTATTATCAGATGTCAAATAAAACACACTACGAACACCGTTAGGACTACCAAGAATAAGACCTGCATAATTATTGCTACACTTATTAATTACAAGTCCCTCGTCATCTCCGCTGCCTTGTGTCCTTCCGCAAATGGTAATACCATTATTTATGGCTGCATGAGTATGTCCTGCTGTAGCAAATTGTGATTTGTTAACAGCTCTAAGTTCATTATTATTCCATGCAGCTAACCATGTATATTCATTATAATTCAGACCTGCTTTAGAATAAGCAAATGTTGTTGAAGCACCATTGCCAGAATCATTTACACTTGAGTGACTATGACTAGCTGGTGTAAATGTACTTGGTTTTCCACTTACATTACCCCATGCAACAGAGTTAGCTACATCCGCTGTACCCGCAGTAGTTGCTTTTCCTGTTATACTAATTCCCCATGTTCCAGAAGCTCCGCCACCAGTTTTAGTTGGAGCATATATATTATAATTGTAGGAATCAAGAATAGTTTTCCAATTATCGTATGTAGTCTTATTATCTTTTGAGTCTGCTCCACGAATATATAGGTGATTGTTAGATCCATTACCGAGCGACATTTGCGCTCCCCATCCGGCAGCTGTATCCCATCCGAAACTAAGTATATATCCGTCTGTTGGTGGTTTTCCAGTTGTCATTATTGAAGTAGCAAGAGTATAAGTGACTTTATTAACATATGCTGAATTTGTAAAGTCAATATTGCCAGATGTTTGCCTAGAATCTCCAAATATATTATTTACAGCATTCGAAGACCATGCAGCACCTCCTGCACTAGAACTTCCAGCATAATTATGAGTATGAGATGGCAAATCTGAAGCTACAAGTTTCCTGAATGAAGCAGCTCCATTTGATCCGTTAGGAGCAGCTAATATGGTGTTCGCAGTACGAGAAACTGTTGCATCGTATACATGAGCAGAAAAATTTGTCAGTCCTTCTATATTATGATTATGGCTAGATGGAGTATAAGTACTAGGTTTGTTTTTTACATTATTCCATTCTACAGATTGTGCAGAAGCAGCGGAGGTTGCGCTTTTAACTGAAGCATTTGCAATGTCAATAATTTGAGAAATTGTATGATTATGTGTTGTATTTGCTTTACCACTAAGTTTTGAATCTACTTCTGATTCAGTATAATATCTATCATCATGGGTATGAGAAGATGGTGTGAATGTGGAAGGTTTCCCTGTTATTTCACCCCATGTAAGATTTCCTTGTAATGAATTTGAATTTGTAGTAATCGTTGCATTCGAAGTAAAACCAGTTGGAATAGAAGCTCCATTTGTAAACGAAGTATATGTGGTAATTGCCCCACAAGCGATATCTATCAATGAACAATATACAATTTGAGCTGTTGTATTTGTTGCCCCATTAACATTTTCATACATTTCTACATAGCAATTTCCAGAACTATCACTTACTACACGTACTTGAATTCCTGTACTGTAAGTAGAACCAGAAATTTTTGATATAGTTGCCTTTTGCGAATGATGTACTTTAATAACGAAAGTGTCATTATACACAACTGAGTTTCTTGTTCCAGAAATATTTAAAATAAATGAACTCCCAATAACACTCCCTTTTTGTTCGACATAGCACAATCTACTCCATGTAGCACATTTTATTTGCGCACTCCATTCACGGATTTCTGCTTTATTATCATTAAGCAACTTTCCTTGTTTCGCACTCAAACTTTTATCTGTTGCTGTAGAAGTAAGATTATCTATAACATCACGCCATGTATTTGTATTGTTATCTGTAAGTTCAATTGTGGTTGCTCCAGACTGATTAGTTGTAAATGATCCTTTTACAGCTCCAGCCTGTTTTATTGTAATTGTTCCATTACCTACACTTGGAATAGTAGGCTTGTTGGAAAGGTCGTTGTAAGAACCACTTATAGCAACTTTAGCGAACTTCCCTTTTATATATTCTAGCAAAGCTTTTACAGGTCTACGGTGATAAGTGGTAGTAGTTGTTCCACCTCCAACGTATTGCGACACAAAATAATCATCATCTGTTGGTGTTGAACCGCCAATGGATAGTGTATTTATCATTGTAGATAAATCATGAGTATGGTTTGTATTTGATTTACCTGCCAAAGCTGAATTTACAACTTTATTTTGTACTGGATTTGTTGATGATGAACTCAACGAACTGTCTACGGTTGTTTTATTTGCACCTGATGCGATACCGTTTAATTTTATACGATCAGCAGAAGTCATAGCCTCATAATATGGCAAAGCACTCCAAGTATTTTTTCCATCACCAATTTTATATTTACCTGTTCCATCTGTAATGGCACGTTCACCTTTTAAAAGAACAGGATTTTTGGAAGTCCAATTTGCTTCCGTGTCAGACCTATCTTTTATTCTTACATTAATAGTATTGTCAGCCATTTTACCCTCCTTTTATAGTGAAAAGGAGACTATATAAAACAGCCTCCTTATATTATTTATTTGAAATATAAATATTTTTTATATTAAGCTCCACCGCCATCAAGAACGAAGTCGTTCGCACCCTGACAGATAAAATCAGTAGAAACATTACAAGCGGCAGGAACACCATTTGCAAAATAAATTGGATGTACAGTTGATCCAGCATTTGTACCTAATTTACTTGCTGTACTAGCAGAACCAGCACTTGTAGCATATTTAACAGACTTATTTGCATCGGCAGTATTATCAACATTTCCAAGTCCAACTTCGGCTTTTGTATAAGTTGGTTTGGTAGCTGCTTTCGCCCAAGCCTTAACATCGGATGCAGGAAGTGTTGTTGGATAAGCCGGAAGAGTAACAGTTGTTCCAGATTTATATTCGGTTGTTCCAATTTTAACAGACTGAATTGCACTATCTGCTTTTGTTCCTTGGGCAGCAGTTGCATAATTTTTAGCTAGTCCATTTGCATAAGTTTTAGCAGCGGACAAAGCATCGGCTTCAGATTGATCTGCATAAGCTTTTGTTGCGTAATTCGTAAGGTCAACGGCAGAGTCACCAATTTTTTCGAATTTCTTTGTATCTCCACTTATAACAAGCATGTACTCATCATAGCCATTATAGTCACCAGAGCCAACCGCTCCGGTTGCCTTTGCTACCATGTAAATAGTATGTTCATCTGCTTTTGCTACTTCTGGAAGTGCCGACACAATAGAACGTTTAAGATGTCCTGCATTTGCAACTGCACTTGAAATTTTAGAGTCAGTTTGGCTTTTGGTATATGCATCGCTTATTCCAAAGCCAGCAAGTGTTGTTGGGTTTGACCCGGCTGTAACATGTCCTTGTTCGTTTACTGTAACAGATTTATATGTTCCGGCACTAACACCTGAATTTGGGTGAGAATATTTTGTGTCAGTATCAGATGAAGTAATAATAACTGCTCCATTAGCGTCCGTTGTTACTTTTGTTGCACCTGCACCTTTTACAACGATTGACTGTTTAGATGAATCTAAATTGTTTGTAAGGTCTAATGTTGCATTTCCATTTGTTGCACTAGCAGGTGTTCCTAATTTATAAGTTGTGTCTTTATAAGATGTAATATAGCCTTTGTCGTTTGTTAGCTGACTTGTCTTTGTAGGAACGGTAATATCTACAGCTTTTGCGTTTGGTGTAAGTGCTGATCCATTCACTTTTACTGTTTCAATTACGTTTGCCTGTGCGTTGCTAGGTGCGTGAGCAGCCTTAGAGTGATTAAACGCAGCATCGTAATTTGATTTAAGTCCAGTTGTAAACGAGGCTGTAATTGCATCCAAAATAGCTTTATTACTGTGTATATGTTTTGCAGCATTTACCGCTGAATTGATTGCATTTGTAATTTCTGTTGGTGTGTTTGTGATATAAGGAAGATTAGCGAATGTATCTACACCATTACCAATCTTTACTTTTGGTTCTCCATTTTCCGGAAATTCAATTGCGTATTCACCTTTAAGAATAACTTTTTGTGAAGTTCCCCAATTAGCAGTTGTATCATTACAAATGACAATCCTTGTATTTAAAGTATTATTTGCCATTATTTTTCTCCGTTCTAAAATAGAGACTCTAAATAGTAGAGTCTCCACAATTTATAATTTTAATTTCATTATAGTCACTTCCGATACAATAATATTTAGAATTATCATCATCCCAACGGTATGTTTTATTTTCTTTAGAAGCAATATAAATAAAAGATTCGTTTCCAACGGTAGGAAACGAATAGATCGTGTCTTCTGTAATTATCGTAGATTTATTAAGTTCCACCCACTCTCCATTAAAAAAATAGAGAGTGTTTGGCAATAATAAATATATTTTATCGCCTAGTGGAGCAAGTGGAAGTTCAGAGCAAGTAACAATATCAGAAGACATTTTTATTCTTGTAGTCGCATCATCTTTGTAAAAACTCCCTGTATCTTTACAAAAAATTAATTGACCATTTGTAATAGGGATATCAAACAAACGAGATTGCGATACTTCTGTGAGTGATAAAACGCTCATGTTTCCTCCTTTTTACATATCCATTATATAAAGGAATAATTTAGGCAATTTCAGACCATGTGAGCGCAGCTTCTGTAGCTTTTACTCTTGTATCCATAGCTCCGTTGAGTCCATCAGCGTAAGCTTTTGCATCGTTAAGTGCTTTTGTTGCCTTTTCCTGTGCATCTGTAGCAGCAGCGTCAATAGCAGCCTGTTTTGCATCAGAGATTGCTGTGTTGATTGTGTTGACTTTTTCATCAATCTGAGCTTTTGTATAGTAACCCTCAAGAGATTTTGTTACTTCTGCAAATTTATCATTAATTGCTTTTGTTACCGCTTCTGTTGTGGCATAAGCAGAAAGGTCAATTGTAAAGCCAAGAAGTTCCCACTCTGTTCCAGTGTATACATACTCTTTGCCATCATCATTTGTATGCCATACATCACCTACTGCTGGGTTCTCAATTGATTTGACTTCTCCAAGATTTTCTTTTGCACCTTTGAATCTGAATACAGATGCAACCTTAGAATCAATTTCCTGCTGAAGTGCTTTCTTTGCAGCTTCCACCTTAGATGTAGCATCCTTAGATGCTGTGTCTGTAGCTGTTGAAATAGCTTCTGCTTTTGCTGCATCAATCTTAGCCTGGAGTTGTTCAGCTGTTTCCATTCCAGCCATTTTCTTAGAAACAAATGCTTTAAGCGCAGCCTGTGTTACGACTTTATCATCATTTTCTGTTCCATCTCCAATTGTTCCAACTGTTCCTACAGCAAGGTCAACATAATCTGTTCCTGTATAGATTTTTGCTGAGAAGTCATCAAGAACGTAGACAATTCCCTGAGAAGGTGCTTCTGGAAGTACAGAAACTTTTACAACTTTCTGACTGTAAACTTTGTCACCTTTGAAAATCTGACCATCTGCAAAATACAGTGTATCGTTATCTTTTGCAACGATTGCGTTATATTTAGCGAGTGTACCAAATTTAAAATTAATTACGTTATTCATAGTGTGTGTCTCCTTTTTAATTAGATTAAAATTCTGTCCATGTCATTCCGTTAGACATAGTTGTTACAATTGGTTCAACTGTGAAAGCTGATTCGCCCTGCTGAACCGTATAAGGGTAGTACTTACCGTCAGAAGCATTCTTAATAGAAATTGGCTGTCCTGCATATGTATCAGAATTCTGATTAATTCCTGTAGTAGCTTCTTCAACGCTATTGAAAGTTAAAACTCTTGGTCTGATAACCTGTTTTGATTTATCATCTTTGATATAAAACAACTCGGATGTGTCCTTTGTAAGAACTAAATCTCTTTCATCAATCTTGCCACTTTCAATAGCACTATCAATATTAGAAAGATTACCATAACCAAATTTCATAGCTTCTTTTGCCATTTGCGTGTTCCTCCTTTCTACTAAAATTCAACAACTTTAATATTCTCAGTAACTCCACCGCCAGGTATATTTGCCTGTGAAAGGTTAATTTTGTCTCCGATAGGAGTTCCTTTGCTAAGTAACTGAAGAATACTATCTTTAAGTGATATGTTGTCTGCTTTTGTATCATCAAAGTCGCCAAGCAACTTGATTAACTGTTGAATCATAGCATCTGCCTTAAGAAGACGCTGATCAATTCCAAGTAGAGCTTCATCCGGAATAAAGTCGCTCCATGCTTCAATAGGTGTAATAGTAATAGTTGTCTTGCCTGTTCTACGAACATGCTGTATAAGTTCACCGTCATCACTCATTTCTACTTTTGTAAATACAAGCTGAACTTCAATTTTCCCAGGCTCTTTTGTAAGTGCTGTATCGAAAGGAATTTTATACTCAAGATAATCTTTATATGTATCTCTAGAAAGAACCAAAGACTCTGTACGGTATGATTTACTAACTGGAAGTATATATTCCATTGTTGCTGTAAACTCAGCCATATTAGCTCCCTTATAATCTGGTTCTACTAGAAAATGAAAATTATCCACAAGCTTACTTCTACACATGATTCTTTCCTGCTTTGAAGCAATTAACTCATTATCACTTTTTAACAATATCGTATAAATAATAATCACCTACTTTCCATGTGTTATATACTCATACTCTTCATCTGTAATTACCTTTGATTCGAGTAATTTGTTTAATTTAAAAATTGCAATTTCACCATTTTTATAAAGTCGTTTTAAACTTTCTACAAACTGACTCATAGAACACCTCCATTAAGTAGGCTTAATGTATATGCATCTATAATTTCTTCCGGAGTTTTCATACACAATGGTTTTAATTGTTCATATTCATACTTATCAATTTCAATCAAACTAACAGTGTCAACTCCTTCTCTATCGATAGATGGATAATAATCAACATGCCAAATAGTATTCATATCAGACGACATAACTCCTTGTGCATGTTCTTCGTCACACAATAGGAATACATCATTTTTTTTTTGATATTCGACATAAATTAACTGATCTAGGAGGTCGATCATTCTTTTGTTTATCATTACTTTGTAATACATAAATTCCTCCATAATTAAAAGAGATGGAAGATTAAACAACCATCTCTTTAATAAATATTAAATAGAATACATCAGTCGAATTCCGTTCTGCTCATAAGGATAGTAGTATCCAGATACAGAACCATTTTCTTCAACACGGAAATAATATCCGTTATATTGATAGTTAGGTGAACGAGTCCAATAGGATATAGCATTTCCGTCACTTGTTCTACATATTCTACTTTCGTTTGTTGTTAGATACTGAATAGATGAACCTTCGTACACATAAGGTTCTGTATTCATTTGCGGTTCTACCTCATAAACAGATGGAATATGGAAGTAGTTGTCAGAAGATGAAACTTCTGTTGATTTATCTCCGACAGAAGAGTTAATCTTAACCTTTTTGACTAACTGTTTCCACTGAATATCCAAACCATCAAGAACTCTTGTATTTAAATACGCAGGAAGTGTACATTTTGCATATCCACCTGTATTCGTAGAAGATCCACTAAGTGTCTTTTTCTGATTCAATAAGTTCTTGGCAAGGAATGTCATAGAACTTCTCTTTGATGAATTATCAGACAAGTAATATCTCTTAAATCCACACATCTCAAATTCAAGAGATTCATGAGTCCATGACACAAGCTGTTTACATGCATCATCACCAATATCTGCATACCAAACTTTGCTCCAGAAAATAATTCCAGTTGCATAATTTTCGTATGCTCCATCGTCTGCTCTACTACATCCAAATACAATTGGGGCAGTAGTAGAAGTGCTTCTATTTTTAGTCAATTCTATATAAGTAGACTTGTCGCCAGAAAGATTAGAATTATACACATGAATTCCATTTTCTCCTTTGATATGTCTAATTACTATCATCTCACGATCACCAAAACTTGATGCGTTTGTTGATGATGTTCCCCATGTTAGTTTTGATCCACTGTTGTTCCATAGTTTAAATCCATTAACCCCATTTGTTTCAAAACACTGCATTAAAACTGAAGACTGCTGTGATGTTGAATTAAACACAAAGTCTGTTGCAAATACAAAATCTCTGTCTTTATCAAATAGAGTAATTCCTGTATCAACATAATTCGATCCATTGAATATTGTCTTTTCTGTGATAAGAACCTTTTGTTCAACATCGCTGTAGTTATAATCATGACCAAACTGTAACTTGATAGAATCTTTCATATTCACATACTTAGACTCAAGACCGAGTTTAGTCATTGCATAAATTTCTACTGGACGAAGAGTTGATAATTCTTTATCTTTAAAATAATCCAATGTGTATTCACAAGAATCATAAATTGCATTGATATCCTTATTCCCAGTAATAAGACCACTCTGATCCCATTCTTTAAACAAGTAATATTTGTATGCACTTTCCTCTGCAACATATGACGGAATTTCACCTTTATACTCTACATAAGTTCCATAATCACCGGTATATGTTTCTAATACATTTCCATGAGACATGTAACGTACAGTATATTTTCTTAAGTTTTCTGTATAAGTTGCTGTATAAGTTTGGTTGGCAAATACACTTACAAACTCAGCATCCCATCCTTTAAATGTAAAGTTTGTACTAACCGTACTTTCTTTTTTAGGAGTTGCAATAGGATTTTCTTTACGTGTTACAGGATCGACTGGTTTTTCACCTTTGTCAACATACTGAACGTCAAGAGTTTCGCCATTGTCGTTCACAAATGTAACTGTGTACTGCGCAACTAATGTATTATATGTAATTTCAAGATCAGACCAAGCTTCTCTATATTTTGCAAGAATCTTTTCTTTCATAACAGGGACATGTACTCTTCCTGTCAAAACAGATTGGTCTACATTGTAACCATTCTTGTCAATACCACCCATTTTATAGAGTTTTTCAAGTAAATCGACAGATTCAAGTTCCCAATTGATTCCTATAATTCTTGCACGATTAACTTTTGGTGATTTTCTTAAAATATCTGCACAATCAATTGTATTACAATTTTCAACAATCATTGTTGTAATCTGGTCGTATCCTGCAATTGATAAATTATCAAGATATTTAAGATTACGCATATTGATAGAAGTAAGTGTATTTGGGAGGAGTGCAGTTTTAATCTTTCCACCATTTGCAAATAGAACACCAGTTAAACCAGATCCTGTTGCATACAATTCTTTCAAGTTTCCGCATTTAGAAAGGTCTAAACTGCTCGAAAGATTTGGTGTATTTCGAACATCTAATTTCTCTAATAATTTATTGTTTCCAATTACAAGATTATTTAAGAATGTATTTGAGTATCCGTCTGTAGTATTACCAATAATAAGCTCTTTTAATCTTTCAGCTTTTGAAAAGTCATTATCATGGATATAACATGCAGATATATCACCCATAGATTGAATTCTTGATGCTCCATAAACAAGAACAGCAGTATCATCCATTTGTGTATATGGGCATTTAATGTCATATTGTTTTCCTGCTTTTGCACGAACTTGAGTAGGAGAAGAGTTACCGAACATCACAGATAGATACATGTCTGAATACGGTGTAAGGTGTAATGTGTAATTTGGCTTTACAACAGTTTCAACAGGAGTATTACATCTGAACATAATCTGGTTTGACGTAGCTGTTGTTCCGATAAATTTTGTAGCCATATACATTTCTTGGTCACGTTCAAACTGTCTACGCTGATATTTCTTTTTACCGTTCATCATTTGTTCTAAGAAACGAGTATTTCCATCTCTATATGTACGCTCATATTTGCGTTCGTAATCAAGCCTCCATAATTCTTCGCACCATTCATTTTGTTTTTCATCAAACTGATTGATTAAAGATGTTGCGCTCCAACAGTTCTTTGATTCGCAAGTATTATACATAGAACGAAGTTGTGATTGCATTAAATCACGAATACGGCAGAAGAATACTGAGTCAGCTGCATTGAATATGTATCCAGAAGATTTGTCACCATCTGTACGATAGTCTGTATCTTCTTTTCCATATGTCATTGTAAGTTCACCGCTGTTATTACAATTCTGTTACTTTTATGACCTATATATATTAATATAGGCGGAAATGGTTCTTCTTTAGCTGGTCTGATTACCAGCGACCATTTCTCTCACGTTTCTTTTATGTAGGATTATTGCGTGAGTTCAGACTGTTGCATACCTTGCCACATTAAGCGGCAAAGCCCTTTTCGTTCAGTCGTTGTTCCTCTATATATTTATCTTTATATCTGAATTTATATTTAGGATGTTTCCAAACACCATTACATGTATCTCTAACAGTTCTTCTATCCACATGCATGTCTCTTGCGGCTTGCGCAACAGATACAAATTCTTTTACAACATTATTATCATCATCTAATAAAACTATTGGTTTATAAATTTTAATTGGTGGCATCCATTTATATGTCTTATTTGGATCGTAATCTTCTTTAAATACCCATAAATATCCATATGAATGAGAATTTACACCCATACATGTAAGTTGAATGTTTGGTGCGTTATAAATTCCACTTCTTCTAATATCTGCAAGAGAATCCCAAATTTTTACCAATTTACCATCTAATGTTAATTGACATACTGGTTTACTTAAAGGATTGTCTTTTCCTTTTGGTTGGTATTCACCACAACCACGTTCTCCACCTAATGTAAGATTATATCCATTATTATAGCTATCATAAAAATCAATATAATAAATTTCTTTTTCATCAAGCTCTTCTGCTGACATCGCAGTATCTAATATTTCTGTTACTTCAAACGCATCAAAGCCATATTTTTCAATAGAATGGAACAAATGTGCATTGTATGTATTTCCTTTATTCTTCTTATATAAATGAAATTTATATACCCGTTCAATACCTTCACCTTTATGATAATAACGACTTTTAAATCCACGTTTTGTTTTTGTCTGCCCGATATATGATTGATTTGTAATTGTATTAGTTATTTTATAGATTATTCCATAGACTTCTTTGCCATTTATATTCACTATTTTATCATCTCCAATTTTTTGCAATAAAAATACCCATGTATCAACATGAGTAATAAATTAAATAAATATATAGTTGGAAGGCGTTGTCCGTCCTACCGGAGTTTCGCCGTATATAAGAAAAGGTTTTTTATACTTGGCACTAACATTTTATGCCAAGTGCCGAATCGTTATCATAATCCCAGAAGTCGAAACGGTATCCTTTATTAATCTTAGCAGCTTCATCATCAATAGTATAATATTGTGCTTTATCTCCCAATGTACCAGCTTCTTCTGTGGTAATGTAATATTTAGCCCAATGCGGAAATACGTTTTTCGCACGATTGTCCAACATCGTATATCTTAATGTAAAAAGATAGAAATACAATGCAGAATCTACAATAAACCAATCTTTAAGTTTATCTACAAAATCTTTATCAGATGATGTGATTACAAATTCATAGAAATCTCTCCAAATTTGTTTGTTTTTCTTTCTTATTTCTGTCTTTGCTTCGTCTGTTGATACAGGATCTCCATCTTTAGAATCTCCACAACAGTCATATCTGAATTCATATGTTCCATCCCAATCGTTATACAAAGCATCGTATGCTTCATTTCCAGATTTCCATTCTTCTTTTGAGATAGGATACTTCATTGTACCATCTGGATTTGTAACTCCAGTTTGAAATGTAGAGTTTGCAAGAGTATTATCACTAATTTCAACGCAGAACTCATTCATATCGTCTGGATCGTAGGCTCTTGTTAAATCTGTTTTCTTGGAGTCACCTATATTACCAAGTGCATAGTAGTGCCATTCTGTATCTTGGAACTCTCTATGTGTACTAACATCAGGATCACTTTCTTTAATAAATACAACACAGTTTACAAATTCCATGTCGTTCTTTATTCTAGAATCTCTTTTCTGAGCAGGTGACTTGTATGGAAGATATGTGTTATATCTAGCCTGTAAATAAGCATTATTAACCATTTCGGAGGAAGCTATATTTACTTTGATGTTAAACCATCCGTTTGGAATAGAATCTCTTGTTAAAGAAACTCTACCAGTTCCATCTTCGGTCTTAGTTCCATCTCCGAGTGTCAATATTGTTTTATAATCTGGGTCTAGTGGAATCTTACTTGTTACCTGATTTTTTCCATCAAAGCAACAAATAATATCTATATTTCTACCGGACGCACCATACTCGTTTGAGGTTGTTCCCTGCCCTGAATGGTATGCATTTTCAAATGTCCAGTTGTCTAATGTTGGATCACCGTTCTTATACAAACATTTAACAGTAGTATTTTTTACAAAATCCTTTTTATTATTTGTAAAGTGCGGTGCTTCAATCATGATAATTCTCATATTTGGACACGCTTCTGAAAGATGTTCTGGTGTAAGCATTTGGTTTTCATCATAAATTTGATTTCTCTTAAAACGGTCAATCATTTCTGTGGCGGTTCTTGCGTCAGCAATGAAGTTTGAAAGAATTGCTTTTGTTGTGAGAGAAGTATTATATGCTTTCATTCTATAAATAGCAACATCGCAATCATTACAACCAATCGTAATAGGTACAGGATTCTCCTGGGTAAATGAATAATCGGATGTATAACTCATTGGTCTACAAGGAGTACCGTCTTCATAAGACATTACAATTGGAATATCCGAATCTTTACTAATGTTAAATTCCCATTCAATGATATCTTCTTCACTATATGGAACATAAAGTGATTTTGCACTAGATTTGATATATGCTTCATGAACATTCATTTGAAGACCAATGTTACCTTCTTGACATGTTAAGAAAGTAGCGTCTGCTTTAGCTACGTTAGATGTTTTAAATACGAATTTAAATTCTTTTCCGTTACGTCTTGCATCATCTGCAAATAAATTGTATGAGATAGTAGCAGTAGTTCCGGCTTTTACTCCAAAATACTGATCACCATTTTCATCAATCTGATATCCACCATTTTCCCAATCAAAGTTTTCTGAGACAATCATTTTAATATCTTCATTTGTGTCACAAACCCATAATCTATTTGCATCATTATTTGATTTTCCGACCGGGTTAAAGTCAAACTGAAGACCTGCTGTAACAGGTTCTACATCAATATCCAATTTTTCAACTGTAACATTAACTGTTTTAACAGTATCTCTACATTTAATTGTCAATACATGAGAACCAACATCTGTAGGTTTATACTGCCATGTCTGTGTATTTGAATCTAATTGAAGCGTAGAAACTTCATTACCATCAACAGAGAGTGTGACAGTAGGAGTTTCTGTCTTAGGATCATACACTGTATATATGATATTTTCTGTATCATACTGCTTAACTGTAAGATCTTTTGATACACATCCGATTACAGGAACATCTGATTCGGAATCGTACCAAATTACATCCTTATAAATATGATTTGATTCAACTGTACTTCCGTTAACCTCTGCTGTGATATATACTTCTACAAGATGCGCTCCATGTCCCTGTGGTTGAATATTATAAGCCATCGGGATACCAGAAGATGTTGTTGTAATTTTATATAATTCTGTTCCGTCTAGTTTAAAATGAATGTCTTTTGAAATCGCACCATAAGGAGTATAATCAAGAGATACTGGTTCATTAATTGGATACGTTAATTTATCATTAAATGAAGAATCTAAGCGGATATCAATTTTCTGAACTGTCCAAGATTTTGTAACAAGACTTCCTGCGTCATCTGTTATGGAGAGTAATAATTTCTGAGAACCTAATGAGATATAATCTGTAGCATCAAATGTATTTTCTCCATTTACAGCAATTCCTGTTGCAATTGTCTGTTTTCCGATTTTCCATGTGTATGTGCCTTCGGATACAATATCTCCAGAAGAATCCTGACCAGAGAAATTATATTTGATAATTGCTTTGTCTGTTGTTGTTACAACAAGAGGGGATTTTGTTACATACTCAATTTTAAGAGTGCTTGTCGTAGAACCTCCGCCTCCTCCACCAGAAATTTTAAATGTAGCTTTCTGAGTACGTTGTTCTTCTTCAGTTCCTTCTTTTTCGATTTCCCAAAGAGTGTAAATATTATCCTCACTATAAGTTGCATCATAAGTTTTTCCAGGATCTGTACTTAATTTCCCAATGGTATCTTCTAAGCTCGCAACCTTAGTACCAACAGCAGCAATACTAGATTTGTTTGAATTGGCTGTTTGTTCAACTACACCAACTTTTGTCGATAAATTCGATATATCAGACGCATCAGCCTTTGTTGCAAACAATTCATTTGTAGCGTCTTTGTCATAATATTTTGTCTTTAATGTTTCTGGTAAATCATCAATATTTTTATGAATTGCTTGCAAATCAGAATTAACTGTACTTTTGAAAGAATCAAGAGATTTTTGAATAGGAGTAGTAGCAGTGGAAATTTTCCCGTCTACAACTTTTCCATAAGATACAACCCATTCTGCTGACGGGTCAGTGTTTAGAACAATATCTTTAATCTTTTTATCTCCATTGTAAAACGACATTGTTCTTGTATCAGAATTGTACTCAACATTAAATTTAGCCAAACCATCTATGTTGTTAATTTTATTATAGACATCTGTTAGGTCGATATTTTTTAATAATCTATCAACTTCTTCTTTTGTATAATAAGATAGAAGATAAGATGCTATTCTAGTATCAAGAGTTGTAGAAAGTTCTTTTTTTGCACTGTTGATCACATCTTGCGATTTGTCAGCAGACGCTTTCGCTTCCTTTGCTGCTTCCTTTGCTTCATTAGAAGCAGTTTGTGCCTTACCAACTTCTTCCGTTACCTGTTTAAGAAATGTCGTCATCCATCCTGTGTCAGGAGTTGGTTCAACTGTTCCATTTCCAGATAAGGATTCTTCAACGTTAAATTTTGCATTTCTTGTGATTAATTTATAGCTATCACCTTTTTCATTAGTTCCGATTGACTGGATTTCAAATAAAACTTCACCTTTTGTTGCGCATACAGATGCAGGAATAATAACACCAAAATACAAATAAGAATCGTCATATTGAACATTTACTGGTGTCACATACACGTCTCCACCTAAAGGAGTGACACAGTGCATCAACAATGTCATGTTTAATTGGTCAATATTATCATATCTACGAAACATTTTAAATGGAATATATTGAGAGTTTTCTTCCTGTGTAAGATTAATTTGAGAAGAGTCTAATGTAATATTCTTGTTTTCATCAATGATACTAAAATTAGGATCATAATATTCCGTATATTTTACATATTTATCACTGTATGGTAATGACAAATCTGGCTGATCAGAAACAATGTTTTCTGCACTATATGCTTCTGTATCATATGCTTCATATACAGGTTTTGCGCTTATAACGGCAGATTTTGTTTCAGCTTGCACTTTTTTTAAAGATTCTCCAAATGATAATGCCAAAATATCACCTCCATTTTATTCTTCTAAGAGCCATATACCACCGTTACTTTGATTTTCTGGCTCATATTTACTTGCTATAACTTGATTTTCAAACATATTTACAATTTTTGTACTACTGTATGTTGTAATAGAACTTGTTATTTCATCGTTAATTGCAGACTTTAACTCTGTATTGAGTGTTGCCATAATATCGTCTACTTCTTTTTTTGCTGCGTTACATTTTTTAATTGCGTTTGCAGTATCATCTTGTCTTTTGTCCTCGGCAGACTCTCTGTTTTGTTCTGCGGCAGCCCTTGAGTTTTCAGCATCGACACGACTTTGTTCTGCATTTGCTCGTACTAACTCAGAAGCTTTTCTTCGGTCTTCTTCAGTCTGTCTCTCTGTTTCGTTATTTTTCCTTCTATCTTCTGCACTAACTCTATCTTCTTCTTGTTTTGAAATTATTTTATTTAATTTTTTAATTTCAACTATTTGTTCACGAGTTGTTTTGATAAGCTCATCTAATATTAAAAACTCATCTTTTGATACGAAGTTTGTGTCATCGACTAAATTTTTCTGAACTTCTAATTTAAACGGAAAGGTTGTAATAATAGCAGCATTATTAATAATCTGTACTTCTCCAATGCATGTACCATATTCACCGAGAGTTTGTGATGTTGGCTGAAAAATCACCTCACCATTAATTAATGTTCCGTAATTATAAATAGCCTTTCCAGATGGCTTTTCGAGATATATTCTAATATCTGTTGTCTCTAACGGAATTTCATAATCGTCAAATATAAAATGAAATTCTCTATATGTATCGTATTGAACTGCTTCACCAATTGCTAAAATATTATGTTGCAATCTAATACGAATTGACTGTTGTAAAGTTGCCAAGTATCTCACTCCTTTCCGTTAATGTATTATTTATCTGTATTTAATGTTTCTTTATTGTCAGAGCAATCAACTGTAATATCATTATCCTGTGAATGGTACTGCATTAATGATTGTCTGTATTCAATTTCAGAAGATGCAGAAACTTCACTCATAATATCTTTCATAATCGCTTCGACCAAGAAAGCTGGGAGTTGAAAATTGTTAATTGCATTAACAAGCATTTCTCTGCATTCTCTATATCTAACCGCCATTGGTTTTTCTAATTCTTTTTTATCCATTCTTATAATCCTTTCTTTTATACTGTCCCTACAAATCCCTTTGGAATTTTTGCAAACAATTCCTTATCAACATATATCTCCATGTAATTATTATTTATCTTCATAGATATTTTTGATGTGGAATCAGAAGTAACCACATTTGCCTTTTTGTCCCATATATCCTTTGTTGTAAATTTATTGGCTGTACATTCTCCATCATTGGTAACAACAAATTCCGCATTTAATCCATCTTTATTCGTAGCACCTGCAAACAAGAAAGGTGTTACACTAGAACCAATTCCAGAATATTTTGTATCTGACTTCTTTAAAACCAATGGATTGTATAAATAAGAACCGCTTGCTGACAGTACACCTGTATTTGTTATTTTCATTCCTGATGTCGCACTCTCAGATGGCTCTGATCCAATAGTGCTTCCAGTTTTAAGTAATGTTTCAGTTCCAGATATATGGTCAATGTCAATCTTTACAGACTTATCTAATGTCAATGAAGATGCATTTACTTTTCCAATAAAATTCAATGTGTTGTCAGCATCAAAATAAAATACTGGATTATCTTTTGCCTTTAACGTGAAAATAGACGTATCTTTGTTTGATATAAGAATTGTATTGTTTCCATTTGTTTCATTTAGTCCAGTACCAGAAATAACAAGCTTTGTTGCCGTTACACTACCAGTATAAGAAAGGTCTCCATCATCTGTTACTGAGAAAACTGGCACACCATTCTTTTGAATTGATAACAACGACTTCATATTAGGATCGACAGTAAAAGTATTTGTTCCATTTGTAATATTCAAACCATTCTTATCATCGAATGTCATAGTACCTTTTTTATTATAGATACCAATTTCATCACTTAACATTACCCCACCAACTAACTGTCTTGCGATAAGTCCATGCCCAATTTCCATCTGTTTTGTTTTTGGATTGTAATATTCAAACTCTCCAAAAGCTGCACTGGCTGTTTCCCAATTGTTAGTTGTATATGCAATGATATTACTTATTAATTTAATCTGAACAGGAGAGTACTGGCTAAGTTCTTCTTCCCATTTTCTAAGCAAGATACCATGTTGATCAATTAAAACATCGGAATTTGCACCAGAAGTAATTTTTGTTGTGGTTGCATTAATTCCTTCTTCCAACCATCCCTCAATTGTTTCTGTTGTTTTAGTTGATTTTTCTGCCTGTTGTTTAACAGAATTATAAGATGTAGCCATTGACTTACTTTGTTCTATCACTGATGCAACATCATTAATAATTCCCCATTTTTTAGTAGCGTCTGAAAAATCAACTGAAATAGAATCGAAGTTATCAAAATCTAATTGATAACTTATAAGCCTTAGTTTGTAGACAACATCATCTATTTCAACCCTCATCCAGTTCCCGGTCTTGAAATAATCGGTTATTTTTTCAAATCCTTTCATAGCAAAAAGATTCTTTAATGTTGTTGAAATAGTATTATTTAGCTCTGCTGATTTTTTAATATCTTTTGTCGCAGCTTCTATAAATTTATTTGCATTGTCAAATAATTCTTTATTTGATAAACCGTCAGATATATAATTGTCATTCGACCAAACATCTTCTCTGATATGAAGATTTAATTCAGCCCATGAGTCACCAATATAATCTCTAAATGATAGTTCCTTATTAATAGACTCTCTGTTATCTACAATATAATTTCTTAATCCATACTGAATAATATCTCCATTCTCGTCTTGGATGCCTTCAATAACTGCTACCTCTGATTCTCTAAGTAACAATTCCTTGTTAATCAATACCTTCTTTTGATACATTGGAAGATATAATTTTTTGTATAAATTACCCTCTGTATATTTCCATGAATCTTCTTCGCTTGCACCTTGTTCAATCATTACATTAAGACAGGCTTCACACGAATCGTTTAATATTTGTAAATTTGTATAACTATACTGACGCAAAGACTGTATAAACTTTTCATCATCTTGCTTAAACAAAGTAATAATTCCTTTGTTTTCATCTTTGTTTTTTGTAAGTACCTTGTCGATCTGTTGCTTGATGAAGTTTTCATAATCTCCATTAAACATAATTGTTAGTTTATCTGTATCAGCGGTTTCTTCTTCGTCATAATAACTTTGAACGGTTAACGTTCCAGTCCATGTAAGTCCATCAAGAGCAGAGTTCTTTACTTTAACCCTGTATTTAGCTGTGTCAATAAACACCTTACAATAATTAATAATTGCGCTATTTGCAGTTGCCAAAGAAATGTATTCTAATTTTTCTATTGAGATAGGAGAGAGTGTTTTAGAAGTAAGAAGTGCTGCTTGTTTGCTTGCAGACGTTTCTGATATTTGTACGCTTGGTGTAAGACTGTTATATAAGAATCCATAAAAATCAATGCAGTCGTAGTAGATTTTTATCAATTGTGAATAACCTTTGATTGGTACTGAAACTTCTTCCAGTGTCTTATCATATATTTTATATTTCGCAATTAACGAATTATATTTATTAATTATGTCATGCGGAATGTCTGCCGTGTATTCATCTCTATAGTATGTGTTTAGCTTATCATATTCATTCAATTTATCTCTAAGATTATCTGACATATCTTCCTTCATATCATCAGAGAACCAATAAATATACTGACTTCCAGAGGGACTGGCATTAATAACAGATGCTGTCATTAAGTCATCACCAGCTTCTAAATAAAAACAATTTTTAACAGAATCCGTGTCCGAATCAAGATTTAATTCTTCTGTAAGATTTTCTCTGTTAATAAAAATAGTAGTATCTTCTCCATAACCATTTGTAACATCTATACTTCCGCATTTTGGACATTGATCAAAAAATTCACCTCTGTATCCACATCTTTTGCAACTTGATTCTAAATCATATACAGATATAGTTCGCATAAGAGCATAATCATCTGTCAATGAACCAAATATTTCAAATGCGTTTTCTTCAAGAATAATACTTTCGTCTTCATCTGGATCTATATATAAAACCGGATTAATACATTCTTGTTCTCCATAAACCACAGATGATGGAGAGCCAGGTTCTCCAAACACAAATAAACAATTCAATTCTTCCGCTATTTTCATAAATGCATCATAAATTGAAATGTTGTCAAAAGAAAATGATCTTTGCAATTTTCTTAAAGATTCATCTACGTGAACAATAGTATAATGACTTGCTTTATCTTTTATTATCCTATCTAAAAGAGATGCATTGCTATTATCTTTATTGTAAAGTTGTGTTGGCTCATAATTATCTCTTTTGATATCTTTTTCTGTATTGCACTCAAAGTTGTGCATTAATAACTGACCAAGTTCACACTCCTGCAATGCGGTACACGAAACTTCTTTTGTATTGTCATCGGATTCATTGATTGTAACCTTCATTACAAAGTATTTATTCCATTCAACAATATACAATAATCTAAAATTTTTTACTTCATTCCAATAAACATACTTTTTATTGTTTTTGTATTTATGAACAGAAAATGATACTTCACAAGCAGAATTCATATTATCTCTTGTTTTTATCTCTGTGTCATTGTCTATCATTCCAACTCTATCACCATTTTGAGCAACGATGATCATGGTTGGTTTTTCAGGCATTCCTGCTTTGTTAAATTTAATCTGTATTGGCATATTAAACCACCACCTTCACATAAGGGGAATATGTTATTTCAATCTCAACAGGAATGGATGATCTAATCACGTTCTTTCTGTTGTCATATGAATTTGAAACTCTTAAGAATTGATAATTGAAATCATTTTGAATCTTGTGATATGGGATAGAAGAGTAGAAAACTAAATCTTTTGTAAATGTTATCTCTTCGTTAAAAGAGCAGTTTTCTATAATTGTTACTCTATCTTCATTTGAGTTTGTTAATCTTAAATCACCTTGCCCAAGTACTGTTATTTTCATATCTGGATAAATATGTCCCTCTTCGTCAGACATATCAAAAAACGTAAACACTTCACCATCGTTTAATCTAAATTTGTATTTAATTGGTTCATGCAATGAGAATGGCGCATCTGAAACAAAATTAAGTTCAAGTACATAAGTCTGTCCATTAACTTGAAGTTCTGAAACATTAAAGCTACCATTCATATAGTAATCAGCCCAATTCTCTTGAATTAGTTTGAATTTATGATAACCAGGTCTACATAGCCATCTTTTGATTTCTCTTATTTCATAAGGTGTAAACACCGACATTCCAGACTTACAATCATATTTACATATCTGAAATGATATCTCTACTCTGTCTTCATAATAAGAACTAACTAAAGAAAATTTATTTCCATAAAACTGAGAGACTGTATTAAATGTTCTTTTGGCGATATTGTCTATTGTTTCGAATCCAGACGAAACATCTGTGTAACAGACCATGCATCCCCAATTTTTTAAATACTGTCCATCATATTCAAAATCTGTTGCCAGCATTCGCACACCTCCTATATTATTTGTTTTCTATCTTGTCCTGGATTTCTTTGAAAGAGTGCAGTTGTCCAATAAGAGTCGAATATTTTTCTCTTAAAATACCAATATCTTCAATCTCTTTTTCCCATTTTTCTTTCAAAGAATCCAATTCATCATATCTATCTTGCAATGTTCTGCTATCTGTAATTTGTTCATTTAATCTATCGATTTCTGCTTGAAGTCGCATATTTTCTTTTTCTAAGATTTTAATTTTCTTTTCATTATCCATATTTTTTCTCCATTACTATTTTTATAGAACAGTCCAAAAGGACTATTAAAATAGAGAGCATAGATTTGACTCTACACTCTCCAACATATTAGAATCTTTGTTTGTATTTTCCGATAGTGCTATTTCCAGCAATAGGTTCAAGAACCATTGTTTGTACCATCTTTTCAAACTTAGAATCTTTTTGTAATTGTCTGACGAAATCATTATAATCAGATACTTTATCAATTGGGATATTGATAGTAACTGTATTCGTCTGATTCGCAGTAAACTCATTAAACATGTTCGGAACTTCCGGTGGATTCTGAATCATGCTTTCAATGAATCTTTGTGGATCGTTTGCAAAACTCCATAAGTTTTCATGAGCATCGTTATTAAACACAGATGAATTCTTACTTAGCGGAGTTAAAATAGAGCCATCATCAAGTACAATTGTTTCAGGTTTCTTATGCTCTCCGACAATAGCCATTTCATCTTTTGGAACAGACTTAATACCTTTCTCATATCCACTAATCTGACTTAAATCAACCCATCCAAGAGGATGTGCTGCATTTTTATCTTTAGCAATATGATATTTCTTTTTTGCCCAAGATGCGTTGTTGATTTTAGTAATGTATACTGTCTGTCCATGCATCTGTGTTCCAGTAGGACTTATACCATCTGAACTATAATAATATGCACCACTGTTAAATATAACCGCATCTCCAACATTCGGAACACCATCGCCACTTGATGTTGTTGCAGGTTTTGGAGTTGGTGTAGGTGTTGCAGGTTTTGGAGTAGAAGTAGAAGATGATGGTTTTGTACTAGAAGAACCAGCACTTGCTTTTTTATTAGAAGCATCTACAGCTTGTTTAATAAGATTCGTCAAATCATTTATTGCATTCTGAACTCCTGTAATAGAAGACAAGAAATTAGTACCATAATTGGTAATAACTTGATTTGCCGAATTCCAAATTGTATTCATGCTTTCAGTCATTGTGTAGCCAACGCTATCAGCTTTTGCTTCTAATGTATCTCTAATTGCGCCAGCTTCAGAATTTACATTTGCAATCACATCAGATACAAGAACATCAATATTATCCAGTCGCATATTAAGGACTTCTTCATACTGTTCATATAAATCATCCAATAATTTCTTCTGGTCTGCAATTGAACGCTCATATTGAGTTTCTGCCAAATCTTGTTTCGCATCATTCAAATCATTCTGCAACTGTTGTCTCTTTGACGCACCCTCTTCAGAAGTATCTCCTTGATATGCAGCTAACTGTTTCTCAATGGAAGATATCTCTTTCTGCTTTTCAGCTAATTGTTTCTGATAATCATACATATCCTTGTTAGTATCAAGCAAGTCAGTGTACTTATCAATCAGCTTTTGAAGTGCATCGAGCTGAGAATTAATACCATCTTCAACTAAATCTTTAATTGCATCTTTTTCCTGCTTTGCAGATGTAATAGATTCTTGCTGAAGTTTATGCAATTCATTTCTGCGGTCAAGAAGTGTCTGATTGAATGGATCAGATTTTAACTGTTCGTCAATCTTTTCCATTTCTTTTCTATACTCATCAGCCTGTGCCATGAGAGTATTGTGTTTTACGCCATGAAGACCAAATGTAGCTTTTCCATATTCTGTAATCTGACCACCATTCTTGTCGTCATACATCTTCTCACTGGACATAAGTTCTTTAAGGAAATCTGCTTCGTCATTGATTTTAGAGATTCTGTCTTGAAGTTTATCAAATAAATCCCATTGAATCTGACGAATACTATTTCCCCATTCGATAGTACTCTTATTGCAATCCTGAATAGACTCATCAATAGAATCTATTTCGTCTTGCATGTTATACCATGACTCGGAATACTTATCTATTTTTCCGCTGCTAAGTGCGCTATTTAAAGAATTAACCAGTGCTTCACGCTCTGCGTACAGCTTATTGATTTTTTCGTTTTCATTAGAGATTAAGCTGTCATAATACTTTGTGCTAACAATATATCCAGATGTCTCTGTAATATCAATCGCACCCTCAAGCATTGATTGTGTATGTTCAAACTGTTTTAAGATTGCATCATATTCATCTTTGACATTATTGAAACGTTGTTCAATTAGTTTAGACTCTTGTTCTTTGAGATCAATAATCGCATCTCTACAATCAAGAGCTTTTTCATACCAATTCTTATAATCACTGATCTTTTCTTTCAGATCAGAATCCGTGATTGTTTCAATGTCAATTTTACCATTCTGGATTTTATCAATCCAATCCGAAGAAAGACCTTCTCCGGCTGATTCAGCTTCTTTAATATATCTGTCATATGCCTGTTGCTGCAATGAGATTTTTTCGGTTACTTTTGAAAGCTCAGAAGATAATGCTTCATTACGCTTTGACCATGTGCGATATGTACTTGAAGCAGTTGTATCTAATTCGTCAATCTTACGTTTGATACGGTCTAACTTTGTTTCAATCCAATCAAGGGTTTCTTTTGTTTCCTCTTTGTCGTTTGATGAATTGGAGGAAGAGTTAGATTTTGAAGATGAAGTTGAGGAATTCTTGGATGATGATTTGGAAGATGATTTGGAAGAGGAACTTGAGGATTTCTTTTTGGAGGAAGAAGATGATGAAGCTCCGCCTCTAAATCCGCCACCACCAGAACCTCCGGCAAAAGCACTTCCTTCTAAGAATGCAGGAAGTCCAGGTAATGAAGGATTTCCTTTTCCACGGGATTTTGTAAATCCTTGACTGAATAATTCTTTTGTCTGTTTTGAGTTGAATACAACTGATCCTGCTGGTATATTAGCAAATTCTGCACCATTAGAGCCTGTTGTAAACCAGCGATTTCCAGAAACTACAAGTTCCTCGCCAACCTCACCCGTAAGAGCAACTTCATCTTTTTTAGTTTTCCAACTATCTTTTAAATTAGAAGAATTACCTAAAGTTCCGCTTGCGTGAGCAGTACCAAGAAGTTTGTCTCCACCAGTGAAAAATCTAATAACTTTTTGTACAATTGTTGGTGCGTGTAATATTCCAGAATTATTCGGTGTTCTATTAACTGCCTGTCCTACGGAAGAAGGAGACTGTGATACTTGTGAATTGTTTGGAGTTCTATCAATTGTTTGATTAGCGTTTGGAACTTCTGTTGGATAATTGCCAATTGTATAGCTGACAGTTCCATCTGTGTTTTGTACTGCACTTAATTGATAATATACGCCATCAACATTTGCAATGTACCCAATTGAACCATCTTGATATTTAACTGCTGCTACAGCTTGATCAACGCCATCTACATTTGCTGTAAATACAATCGAATGTCCAACTTCAAGTGCATTTATATCATCTTTTACCTTTGAAAAATCGGCATCAACAGAAAACGTTGTTTTTGTTTGGTCATTTAACAAAGATTTTAACGTATCTTGAACCTTTTGTTCTTCTGGTGTAAGTTCGACTTTAACCTTTGGGTTTTCAGATTCCAACTCATTTACTTTATCTTCAACATCTTTAACATCTGCTTTATAAACAAGCTTTCCGTCTTGGTTTTTCTCTAATTCTACTTTACCCTCATCTTCAAATTCAGCATAGTAGTGGATTACACCTTTTTCGTCCTTTGTCCCAGTTACCAGTGTGGAGTCATGAGAGTTTCCTTTACTATCAGTAACAGAAGCATTAAACGTTGCAGATTGACCATTCTGTAAAGAATTAATAGCATTTTCAATCTGAGAAGTATCAGCGTTTACTTTCATGATGATTTCATTTTCATCACTATATGCGATACCTCTAAGTTCATTTTCTGCTTTTGTTTTATCAATATTTAACTGAGCTGTGATTTGAGGATTAAAACTCTCAATCCATTGCATAATAGATTCTTCACTACTTGTATCAATTCCAAGTTTGGCTTGAATTTCAGGATCAAGATTCTGTAACTGCTTTACAATTTTGTCGTATGCATCTTGCGTTGAAGATGTGTCAATTTGAACTCCGACACTTTGAAGATTCTTCTGTCTATCAAGTTCTATTTTTAACTGTTGGAACTCATGTAGTTTTTCAATGGCAGAAGATAATGATTTATCCATTCCAGACAAATCCATACTATCAAATTTTTCATCTGCAAGTTTTCTCTTTTGAGCATATAATGCATTTAAAATATTTAAAGCATTCTGCACTTCAGAAGAATCAATATTTAATACTCCGTCATTATTTTTACGAATATATGAAAGAGCATCACTCAATGACGATAATTGTTTATCGATATTTTCCGTACTTGTACTATCTAGATCAATACTTAATATTGCATTTTTGGTTACAAATTTACCGTCTTCTAAAGCCTTTGAAGCTTTTTCTTTTATTTTGTCAATGTTTTTGTAATCTACTTGTTCGTACTCGATTGGAACAGTTATCTTTTGACCTTCAAGTGCTTTTATGGTTTCATCTGCATTTACAATATTAAGATTTGCATCCAATTCTATTCCGTTAGAATCTGCAAGTTCTTTTATCTTATCACCAAGAAGCTTTCTTATAGCAGCACCGTTTCCGCCATAGTCACTATCTTGTATGGATTTTCTTTGTTCATTTAACGAACTAATCTGAGTTTTTGCTGATTCAATTTGTTTTGCATATTGCTCTACGGCATGTTCCTGAAGCTGTTTTGTAGCTTGAGTTGTTTGTTCTATATCAGATTTTAACTGAGCAACTTTCTCTTCTTGCTGTGAAATAGCAGTAGGATCTGCTCCGGTTGCTTTTAATCGTTCAAGTTCTGCCTGCGCATCCACAAGCTGAGTAGACAGGTCTGTAATCCTTTCAGTTCCTTCTTCGACAGAACCAACAAAATTATTATGGAACCCATAATCTTCCAAACGCCCAAACATATCCATAAACCATTCAAAGCCCATACCCATGCTTGTGGCTGATTCTTCCAGGTCTTTAATATCATAAGACCATTTCTTAGTTCCATCGCTAAGTGTTTCAAACGTTGCAAGACCTTTTGACTTCAAATCATTTAAGAAATTCTGGACACCAGTTGCATCTTCTGTCATATATCTGCTGATTTTCGGATAGTTCTCAGCAAAATTTACATCATCGTCTGCACCAGTAGGAGAGAAGTATGCCGCACGAGTCTTAAAGTCATCTGTACCTATAAGACCCTTATCATACATCTCTTTTGCGTCTTTGGCATACTGAATGGATTTTACATAATCATCACCAGCATTTGCTGTCTCATCTGCTTTTGCAATGGCATCAAATTTCGGATTTGCTTTGATATCAATTGCTGTTTCTGCCAAAGCTTTAGCTTCTTTGATTTTTGTCACAAATTCTTCAAACGTTCCAGAGAATTTATCATTTGCTGTAATGTCAAGACCTTGTTTAATCTCATCAATTGACAAAGTATTTAGAAGATCGGTATTGAATCCGCTAACTTGTTTCTTAAGCTTATTAAGATTTTCTTTTGCATCGTCAACAACAGTATCTAATCCTAATGCTTTTTTGAAATTACTTCTTTCTGTCTTATCCAAGAATACAGCCTTTAATGTCTTATCAATTAAATTCTGATATTCTTGTATATTTAAATTCTTAGGATCAAGAGACAATAAGTCAGCTAATTTCTGCTGAGATTCAGGCGCAAGATTCTCCATAGGCGTTAGAAATTCATTATATAAAAATTTCTGTACATCACCACCATAATCTTCAGAAATAGTATTTATATCGAGATTAGGTAAATTCGTAATAAAAGCATCTTGTAACTTTGAATTCAATCCAGTAAACACTTCTGAGGTCTGCATATACTGACCAATAGAATCAGTCATTGATTTTAATTGATCCTTAATAAGAAGTTCGTTTGCATGAATCTGTTTCTCAAGCTTCGTATTGTCAATAGCAAGACTATTCGCTGCATCTTGACCATACTTTTGGAAAACTTTATTTATTTCATTTGATACACCTTCAGATAATTTAGGAGCAGAAATTCTTACAGTACCGTCTTCTGAAACTTGACTATTCTCATCAACAGTAATACCATTTTTCATAAGAATTGTATTTATTTCATTCTGTACTTTACCTACATTCTTTCCAAAAGCAGCCGCATCAAATTTTATTTCACCGGAAGAAATAGTATCTAAACTTGGAAGAACATCTTTTTGTGCCTTTTTATTCTTTTCTACCTTTGTTTTCCACTCACCAATTTCACCCTGGTATTTATCAATCTGTGTAACAACACCTTTATAGTTGTCGTCAAGTTGTTCGCCAATCTTGACATTAGCAGACAATATCTGAGCGTCATAAAGTTCCTTTATTTTTGCCGTTGCAATCTCAGCATTAGAACCAAGATTAAGCATTGCATTTCCTTGCGCATCATATCCAGACACAAGAGTAGGGAATTGTTCTGCAAGTTGATTTGATAAATCTAAATATGACTGATAATCACTATCGGACAATCCAATGTTCTTATTTGTGCTTCTGTCAATACCATTCTTGAATTCGGTATATTTCTTACCAATTGAGTCAATTGCGTCACCAGTACTTGTGATGTCTTTTTCACTGTCTGCAAACTGTTTACCTAAATCATTAACAGCAGTTTTCTTAGATGAGAACTCATCAAACGTATTAGAAATAGTTTCTTTCGCTTTCTCGCCTTTTTCAATCATCTTGTCTTGGTAATGGATAAGATAATCAATACCTTTTGCAGCAAGTGTAATTGCAGCCATAACAGCCATAGACGCACCAAAGTTTAATAATGATGAGCCAACTGCTCCTGCTATATTTTTAAGACCAGATGTGAGTTTGGATGTTGCTGTAGAAAACTTTGATGTAGACTCTGCTGACGAATTAAGGTAAGATTGATAATTCTCTAAACTTTTAACACTATATGAACCATCTGCTAAAAATTCCTTCATAGAAGCACTTGCTTCTTTATGCTTCTTTATATATCCATCCCAATTAACATTTGATAGCTGTTTTTCTGCCGAAATTCTTCCATTCAATTTTTTCAAAAAGTTAGAATCATCATCTGATATTTGTACATTACGGGTCGTATTTGAAGAACTTAAAATAGAAGAAAATCCATTTTCTTTATCATAGTTTACAACCGTTATTTTAATTGATATAATTATATTACTTGCAATAATATATTATTTGAAAATGGAGGAGAGTTTATGAATATCAAATACTGTCCAGAATGTGCGAAATGTAAAAGATCAATAGAAGATCCTGAAGATTTTTATGCTGGATATCAAGTCTATTTTTTTCAAGATAAAATTGGGAAAACATGTCAAATTTGTAACAAGGATACGTTAATAGAAACAAACATAACTGAAGATGAGCTTCATGAAATAGGAGAAGCGTCAAACTACGATCCTCAATTCCTCAAAGCCATGCAGGAACTCAAAGAAAAAGACATCATAGAATATGAACTTAAAATGTCACAGTTCCGGTCACAAGTCGAACAGAAAAACAAAGCAAGAGAAGAAGCAAATCGCCCACGATGTCCGAAGTGCGGATCAACATCAATTGCCACTACAACTCGTGGATATTCGTTATTCTCTGGATTTCTCGGTTCAGGAAAACCAATAAATGTATGTCAAAGATGTGGACACAAATGGAAACCTGGAAAATAATGGAGATGATAAAATGTTCTTTATATTTGTCGGTATAATTATTTTTATTATATGTATGTTAGAACAAATTTCCATAGGCAATTATTCAAAAGTAATTGTAATAATACTTTGTGTATTATTACTGATGTGTGTTGGTTCATGTTCTGCATCATCCGTAGAATCGCATATAACCAACGACTTAGTAACAGAAAATATTTTATTTAATGATAACTAAACAATGGAAGAAAATCAAAATAAACAAGACGTTACTTCTTGTCCAAACTGCGGAAAAGCTATTTCAATACAAACAGAAGTTTGTCCGTATTGCGACACAGAAATAAATAAAACACCTAAAAACGAAAATATAATATCAAAATTTATAAACAAGACAAAAGAAAATAAAATGCCTATTGCATTATTTGCTATATTTTTATTAATTATTTTGATATTCGGAATTTACACTTTTAATTTATATGGTGAATATACTTCGTTGCAGTCGGACAATCAGACATTAAATACAAAAATAGTCGATTTAAAAGATTCAAATACTAGACTTCAATCAAAGCTTACCAAAGCAAACGAAGACTACGATACACTTAAATCTGATTATGATGAACTACAAAATAAGTATAATACTGTCAATGCAGAATTACAAAATTATAAAGATCAACAAGCAACAATTAATGACTTAAATGCAAAAGTTACAGAATTACAGTCACAATATGATTCATTGCAGGCTGAACGTGATTCTCTTCAACAACAATTGGATGCTAAGAAAGCAGCTCAAGAACAGGCTGCTCGACAACAAGAGCAACAAGAGCTTGAAAATCAATCATACGAAACTGTATATTGGACTCCGAATGGAGAGTGTTATCATTCAACTCCTAATTGTCCGACTTTAAAAAGATCATCAAGCATTTCAAGTGGATCAATCAGTTCTGCTGGCGGTAGAAGACCTTGTAAAGTATGTCATTAAAATAGAAGAGTAGGATTAACAAAAGACACCAATTAAGGTGTCTTTTTAATTTAATTGGAATATATAGATAACGGTGCAACAATACTACTTACTTTTGATTCTAACACAACATTACTTTCTATTACTGCATCTTCAGTTGTCACATCTAATAAGTGTGGTTGACTCATCGTTTTAATCACTTCTATAACATCAAGTATTGGAAATTTTGATCTTGAAACTAATTCTTTACAAACCAAACGATCCAAAGGAGAGCATAAATTGATTTCCTTTGGCATATTCCCATTTGCGTTGATAAATTGTTTTACAATATTCCAACCTTCATAGAAAATCTCCATAAAAGATTCGTCATATGGAACTGGACATACAATTAAATTTTTTGTTTCGTGTTGATAAATTTTATCGGATTTCCCTTGAGCAGAAGGAACTATCCCCAGTCTTAAACCTCTTGCACCTTCCAGTTGTTTTGGATTTATTTTAACAGTTGTACCAACCCATTTGTCTACATCTGTATTTCCAACAAATAAATCTGCTTTCCATAAACCATTTATGCTACTAGGAAGTTTTTCTCTCTCTTTTGGTTTTCTGAACGATGAAACAACTCCGTTTATATGTCTTTTTAATTTTATTGGCTTCCCTTTTTTACCTGTTAACAATATAGAATCATCAGTCAGATGTTCTTTTACACTGTCAATAAACTGTATTGTATTCGCTTCTTTTTCCACTCCAAACAAAATAGAAGATGGATCGTTCCCTTTTATGTTGCAGAATTTTGAAAGTGCAGAATCTATTCTGTTTAAAACATTTGGATCTTTTGATATGATTGCATCATGTACTGCATATTCAAAACAAATTCCACAATCTCCATCACCAGGACTATATAATCTTGTAAATAATTCAAGTGTTATTTTGTCGTACCCACCGATCTGGTTTATTATATCTTGTTTTATAGTATGCACCAAACCAGTTAAAATAGGATGAATAACAGAGAATAATGCTTCGTATTCAGAATTAACTGCATTTGTTTGAATGCATTTTATTTTTTTAATCATTTTTATTCTCTCCATTTATTTTCTCCTTTTATTATACGACTCAATATGACAAAGTACAATTCAAAACATATGTTCTGATATATGTTAACGAGTACATAAATACCAATATTTTATATTTGACTCAATTCCATTTTCTTCCTATAATAATACACATCATCTTACTCGGAGGTTACAGTATATTGAATTATTTTTCAGAAAACCTTTTATATTATAGGAAGAAACGTGGAATGACACAAAATGATATTGCAAGAAAAGTATTTGTCAAGCATCAGACAATCTCAAATTATGAAAAGAACACAAGAACCTGTGATTTAAACACACTTGTTTTACTTTCCAATGCTCTTGATATTACATTAGATGAGCTAATTAAAAACCCACATCCATAATGTTTAGTTGTATGTAGGAATACCAACAAATACAAGACCTTTTACATTATGAGCATCTATACTTTTACCTGCTTCTTCATAACTTGTAAATTTTGTTTCTGATACAACCTTGTGATCAAATTTACCTTCTACATTTTTCGTTACCTGAATTCCAATAACATCTACACCTATATTTTTCATCACGTATTTCCTCCACTCTCAGAATTTGAATATATCTTCAACAGACACACCAAGAGCATGGGCAAGCTTGATAGCAGTATAAACATGTGGGTTTTCAAGAGGATTATTCTCTATCAAACTTATTGTAGAATGTGACACATTGCTTTTCATAGCAAGCTGTGTTTGTGACCAATCTTTTTCCCATCTTAATTCCTGCAATCTGTTATACATATATTCACACACCCTTTTATTTTTAGTATGTGTAAATTGAAGCTTCTTCTTTACAAGAAAATAATACCAATAATTTTTGCATAGAAGTAGAACAGTTTTTTATGGAAATTGCGTAAGTTTTTCTATATTCAGTTGTTTACTATATATAGTATATACATTTTTAGATGTGTATGAACTAATGTTCTGTATTGTCAATAATCGACAATAGTTGTAAAATAATTGTTAGGAACGAGAAGTCGGTTGTTGCGCACACTACCAACTTCTGTGCGTCGCTCCTATGTTACCGTCAACCTCACCTATTGCTTGTTATTTAAGCAGAAAGATAAGGTGATTGCAATCAGACAAATCTACATCCGTCTGACCAGTTCTGGTCATTATAATTTCCCTGATTGTCGTTCAGAGCAACGCTCAAGAAGGAAGGTGAAAAATGAACAGACTGCAAAAATTTTGTTTTTGTGTGATACTTGTATTATGTGTGACGACACTAACAAGCGTTACACTTCTGTCAAGACGTAATCTTTCTCATGCTCGCATTGATTTTGACTTTAAAGAGATTTTTACAATCTCAACAGAGTTTGATTATAACATGACAGCGGAAGATTAACTCTTCCCAAAACGAGAAGGATGAAGTACGAGTTCTTCTCAAGTTTCTTCAGCCACGAGTTAGATATACCACTTTCTGACTTGTGGCTTCTTATATTATATTCTCCAATAGGAGATAATATTTGTTTTATGTTTTTTATACTCATTAAGTTTTTGCAAGTCATCAATGAGTTTGTGTGATTTGTGTCAATAGGGTAGTAGTAGACTGCTTGCATATCCCCTACGACTTCCACAGGCTTTCCCCGTGGTCACGGACTGTATGTTTGAACCAATAGTACAATTACGCCTGTACTACGTCATGCCTTGTCAGCCTCTCGCACGATACTATGAAACCACACTTTCATTTTTATTGTAACGTGTCGGGACTACCGTTTTCGTATAAATACTTATTCCATCATGAACATAAGGAATTTCACCTTACGCTTTTATTGCATCAATTAAGTACCATTTCTGGCTTACGGCTTCCCCCGATATTCGGCATTTAGTTTCGACCATTACTGTCACGATTCCCTGATATGATTTATATGCCAATCATTGACCAGATCTCTCTACGTTAATCATATGGCGTTATTATATGACCTTATAGAAATAGGCATTTTAAACTATGATAATATGAAACAAATAGTTTGTTTACCTGAACCGTTTTTCTGCATAAAGAAAGTGGCAATGCCACCAATGACGGTTTGTAATCCGCCAAGTTTATCTATGATTGCAGTTATTACGTTTAAAGCTGCATTTCCACCATCAACAAATGCTTTAAATATATTTGAATTTAAAGTTATTGTTGAAAATTCCTGGAATGAAGCCTTTAAACGATCTATAGAGAACTGTATTCCTTTCTGGTAATTAGTAAGTTCTCGTTCTGCTGATCCGTCTGAATTTTCAGCTGTTGCATAAGCACTTTTTATTACATCGGTGTTATCAAGCGCAGCCGCCAACGCATTCGACTGCGTTTTGCCTGCTAGTATTTCGAGCAAGGAGGCACGAGAAATATCATTCATATCCGCCCATCTTTCACCGATTCCAACTACAATATCATAGATATCTTTATAAGTATTTTTATCTTGCATGATGTCAAAGCCACCAGTTAACGCTTTGACTTTTGCTTGAAGCTTGGATGTTGAAGTTACAAGATTATCTGTATCTTCACCCATCTCTTTTAGCTCCGTGTCTGACATTCTGTTACTTTCACCATTTGGCTACTGACCACAACAAATATTGTCATGGCGATACGTCATTTCTGGCGTATTCTCACATTTCATATTTCATAGGGGATTATAGTGTGAGATCGGACTGTATATCACCGTTCTTTAAAGAGCGGAACAACTTGGACAAATACGCTTTTTATCACATATAAGCCACCGCAGTCTCTGAGGATTTTTGTATTATTAAACAAAATGTATTACGCTGCTTTAGAGTGTTTCCAAATATACCCAGCTACAGATTTTCTTTCTCCGTTCATTACACGAAGAATTTCAAAATTTGTACATTTGTAATTTTTACTTGCATCAACAATTGTATCATAATGTTTTATAAAATTATTATTTTTGTCATATTGATCTACGGGAATAAAAAATTTTGAGAATCTAGAATTTTTAATAGAATAATTTTTATTATAATAAGAGTTTTTCTCAATCCAGAAATAACCACCGCTAAAATGAGAATCTGAGTTAATTGCACCAGATATATTTTTACAACCTGTAACTATTTTTGCTTCAGCTATTGTATCAAATTCATTGATGAAATTTAAATTGTAATCTAATTGAACTACTGATGTTCGATCAGCTGGAATATAATTTTCAGGACATGTAATTCGCCCATATTGAATTGCGTCATATATTTGATGAGTTTTACATCCTACTTGTTTTGCAACATCAGGAACTTTTAAACCGTCATTCAATAATTTTTGAATTTTTACATCATCTATTTTATTTGCGTAACCGAAATCGATATAAGTTGGAATATCTATATATTTCGGGAAAAATAATTGAATCATTTCCAATATGGTATAATCTCTTTGATCAACTGCGTAAAATTTATATCCTCGATTTACCCAGTATTCTTTTTTAATCATATCTTTCACTTTTTGATCTTCAAAATCATGAAACCAGCTTTGTACTTCTATTGCTATTTTTAATCTATGATTTACAATATCTGTTGGTAATGAACAATTAGTATTTGGATTAATACAAGATCTTTCTTCTGCTTCGGTATCTGGATGTTCATGAATCCACACTTGTTTTAAAACTAATGCATGTGTTGATTCTAATTGAGTTGGTTCGCAAAATGGACACATTGCACCAGTTTTATTTGTACCTAATTTTTTTAAATATCTTTTTCTACAAACGTTTATCCATTTATTCTTGAAAATTCTTCCACATTTTTTATGTCTGAATTCGAGAGGTTCTCTGGCTCCTCTGTAAGAATCACTTATACACTCGTATTCATCATTCGTATATTTTTTAAGATATACATTTATATTATAAATTGTGAATAAATTCGATATTGCAAATGTTTCCATTTTTTTATTCCGCATTACAGAATCATATGTTACCTTATATTTATAACCATCTTTGTCCGTACAAATTAAATTAGAAGTAGTTACTCCTGTAAATTCTTTTTCGTTTATTTGCAAAAAATATCCTTTTTCTTCTAAATTGGATTTTACACTGTGATAATCTAAATTCTTATGATACCCAGTGCAATCATCACATTGATTCTTTACTAAGCTTTTTACATTGCCAAATGTTGACAAGAATAAATTTCCACATTCGCACTCAAAACAAAGATTTGAATATGCATTATTATATTCCCCAAACACATATTTACATTTACATTCTGGATGTTTAAATAGATATAATTTAATATTATCTATTGTATATGGATTACTAGGATGAAAAACCACAGGTTTACTTTTTCTGTTTTCTATTTTGTTAAATTGTACATATACTATATAGCCATCTTTGTCATAACATTTTAATTGTGAAAATTGATTTTTATATTCTCCATCAATATATGTATATCCGTATTCTTTAAGTTTATAAATAAATTCAATATCAGTATATTTTTTCATATGTTTCTCACTTTCAATTAAAAATTTGTAATAAAAAAGAGTGATTATTTTCTAGACCACTCAGATGTCAATTTGTTTAATTTATTATTTTTTATATACACCCAAAACATTTTATTTGTTTTTGGATGTAATCCAACTAATTCATATCTAACTCCATTAGATGTTAAAAAATCTCTTAATGGAATAGAATAGCAAGGAAATAATTTTGAATTTTCCATTTTTAAATTTCCTTTCTTATGTTTTAATAATACAAATCTTTCCTAAGTCTCTGATGTCCCCACATCCTTTGACTTATATAGTTGTTATGCTATGTTTTTTATCACGCACATAGACTATAGCTTGCGCTATAGATGGGCACAAATTTACCCCTTAGACGTGCAGACACCGTTTTCCACATATTACCGACCCTAGACGGATCTTGTAATGTAGTGTTGGTTCCTGTAATTAGAGCTATTGATTTTGATAATGATGTGTGAGAAGCATTAAAAGAAGCAGCAGAACGCTGTAATGCTTCACCAATTCCGTCACTTCCGATTGCAAAATTATTTGAAACCTCATTGAATTTGTCAATTATCGATTCTGCTTGAGATGCCTGGAGATTAAATCCCTGCAATGTCGATACAAGACTCTGAGATGCAGTCTCTTGAGTCATATTATCTCCAACTTTTTGATACAGGGTTGTTACATCTGATAATAGTTTAGAATCTTCAAGATTATATCCGAGCCTCGACCAGTCCGCAGTACTACTAATTACATCACTAATCGTTGCACCATACTTCTTAGCACTATTAGCAGCTTCGTCCCAATAACTTGACAACTGAGATCCAGATGCATCCGACACTTTTGCAAGCTCAATCTGTGCAGCATTTATATCTTTGACAGCAGTAATTACCTGTCTTGGAATCTCAAAAATACCATTTTGGATCATTGAATAAATTCCAGAAAACTGAAAAATCTGACCGAAAGATTTTTTAAACTTATCTGCAAAAGATAATCCAAGTAATCCTTCTTTACCAATCTCAGACATGAAGTTCGAATACTGCTTTTTGACACCTGAAAACTCATCTACATTTGTGACTTTCGCAGCTTTTAGCTGAAGTTCTTGTAATTTCTGAATCCATTCATCTGTAAGTTTCGTATTCGTTTCAATTGTTTTACCAATCCTATTTATAAAAGTAGAAACATCCAGTTGGTTTACGGCTTTTGCAACCTTTTTAGGAGCGTCAGCCATATCAAGCATTTTAGCCTTTGTTTCAGAAATCTTATTATCCATTTTGGAAAATACTTGAGTAAGACTTGCAAGTTGGTTACTGCTCAACTTATCTTTTGAAGACTGAAACATTTTATTGTATTCTGTTTCCAAAGATGTTATCTGTTTTTTGAGTTCAGCAATTTTATTTCCATCTTTGCTAATATCAAGACCTGCTAACGAGATTTTCTTCCTACTAAGCTCATTGGCAAGATCCTTCAATAACTTGTAATTGGAAATATCTTTTTCTACAGATTTACTTCTGCCAATTTCAATGTTAATTTTCTTACCTTTTGTACCAGATAATGTTTTAAGTGTATCAACAGCAGCATTTAATTCATCTATTCCGCTTACATTCAAATTGATGCTTACATCTTTTGACTTTAAACTGTTAATATATCTTAATGACTTACTGTCTAATCCCTCTAAACCTTCAGCTTTAAATTTTAATGGAACTTCTTTGTTTTTTAGCTCATTGATTTGTCCTTCCAACTTTGTAGCATCAAGTTCGGCTTGGACTTTTAACCTAAAATCACTCATTTACGTTAATCACATCCTTTCTTTTACATAAAAAAAGAAGACGTGATCAACGCCTTCTTATGTTTAATATTATTTGAAATGTTTGGCAAATTTATCATAAGCCATTTTTTTAATCTCATCTTCTGAGTCTTGCCAAAGTCCTGATTTACCAAGTACGCCAGCAGTATGATCTTCAGCAGCTTGCCAAACTTCCCTTGCAGAAAACGTACCTGTTGCATATCCATGACCTGCTTCTTCCATATATATTTCTGTAGAAACAGTATTCCCAGACCTTTGTACACCATCAGATGTTGGAGTATCACCATACTTCCCAGTTCTTACATAGCTCATTGGACTTCCTTGAGAGTAAAATGATTCAGCATTCCTCGATGCTATCATTTCGCCTTCGACACTAATTTCATCCATAACCTGCACCATTTCCTGATTTACAGCAGATAATAATGATTGAATATCTGTGAAACTTTTTGTTCCCATATAACTACCTCTTTATTTATCTGCAAGTACATTTCTCGCACCAAAATCAGCTACTTTCTTTTCTAGAGTTTTATTTTTCTTTCTTTCATCTCTTAACAAATCACAGAGATTTCCAATCTGAGACTTTAAACCATCAACAACTTCTGATTCATCAACTTTAAAATCCACAGCATTCTTTATAACATCTGAAACAACATCTGCGGTAATTTCTTTATCTGATAACTGGTCAATAATATTCTTTGCTTTCTCGATTATATCCGGTGTAAGTTCTGAAAGTTTTAAATTAGAAAAATTACTCATGGCAGAGTCTAGGTCATTAATAAAATTAGAAATAGAAGAAATAAATTCTGATTTTTCATCTGTACAATGAATTCTTTTCTGCTTTTCAAACTCAAGTTTTTCATTTACATTTTCAATTACAAATTTCATAATATCAATGTATTTACCATTTTCTTCATTGTGTTTTTTTGCAATTTTATCATTCGCAACATCATAACAAAATTTATAAACAAGTTTTATCAATTCTTCATCGTTTTCTACGCATTCATATACATATTCATCACCGTCAAACTTAACACCATTAATAAAGAATAGTGCGATTGCTTCAATTTTCCCAATCCCTGCATAATATGGAGTATATTCACCATCTGTAAAATAGTAATCCATAATATAATTAATAACATTGATCTGATCGCTGATTGTAATGTTTTCTTTGATTCTCATATTTTCTTTTTTCATAAGAATGTCTCCTTTAAATTTCCATACAAAAAGAGCCTATGTATAATACATAGACTCTAAGTATAATTCACAATATTTTTATTATTTTATTTTAGTTTCTGTATCTTCAACTGTTTCACCTTTTATAAAAGCTTCAATCTCATCAATAGATTTTCCAGAAGATTTAATTGCTTTCAGTAACTCATTCATTTTGCTTTCTTCATCAATTTTTGCTTTATATTCTTCGTAGGCAACTTTTTCTTTTTGTAATTGTTTTATCGTCTTTTTCTGCTCAGAAATAAAAGCTTTTTCAGTTTCAATTTTATGCTTTGCATCATCAATTTTCTTCTGTGCATCATTAATTAATTTTTCAAAATCTTTTTCTTCAACGATTTTCTTTCTTCCTCTTGGCATAACAATTACCTCCAAATATTTATTTTATACTTGGATAATAACACCAAATAGAAGAGAAGTAAAGCAGTTTGTTTTACAAATGTGTGTCAGTTATAAATTTTTTAACATTGTATTTATAATTTACCTTTTTACATGCGGATTCGACATAAATCGCATTATAATTTATCAAATCTTTTTTATTGAACGACTTCTTATTTACTTCAGAAATCATTTTATTAAAATCACAAATTTCTATAAAATATGTATCATTTGATGCATTTCTAAAATTAATTAGAAATCCTGCAACAAGATTATGCTTACTTGCTTTTGTTAATTCTTTTATTTGGTTATCACGAATCATTGATAGAGATACGGAAGTTGATTTTGTCGATTTTAATTCTAAACAGTACAACGTTCTTGAATCATCATTAAACATAATAAAGTCACACATATTATGACTTGCAAATCTTGTATTTGATCCACCACCAAAACTGGCTGCATTATCTTTCAATCTGTAAATCCATAAATTATTTAGTTCTTCAACAGAACTTTTCCAATTCTGTTCAAATCTTTTTCCCTCATTAACAGCTATAATAAATCACTCCTAAAAAATATTTAAGAGTAGGAGAGTAGCAGTTCAGTCTTTTACTACTCTCCACAAATACTCTTACCATACGACTGAACCATGTATGGTAAAAATACTTGACATTGATTGTACCGTAAGTTATAATTTTAGTTTGCATATGTTTCCACGCATATGAAACTTTTTCGGCACATAAGAGAAAGGAGCCATATCATGCAGAACTTTTACTACGCAAGTATGATTATCTTGGGGATTGGAAACTTTCTCTTGGATGTCATCATTTTATTAAAAAAATAGGATTGAATAGTTCAATCTAAAAAAATCAATATAAATTGTACAAATGATAAGAATTTAAACACGGAAAAACTAGTCACTTTTCTCCGATAAAATACAATCTTATGAATAGGTGTAGAAGTACAATTGATTTTATATGATTTATGTTGATTTTCTTTTTTATAAATGCTATAATTCAGACGTAGTAAAAATATTACATCCATATGGCTCAATTGTGTAAACTGACTATTTACACGAGAGAGAGTTAAGAGATAAGTACCCAATATACTTGGGTACTTATTTCTTTATAATGTACTCGCCACCGACATCATATCTTTGATAAAAAGTTTTGGTACACATCTACATGTGGTAAAGGCGAGTACATTCTATAGGGCAGCATGAAACTGCCCTTTCATTTATTTAATTTTTATCAGTATTGTACAAAGTTGTAACAGGTATAATTGGTAAATTATTCATTACGTATTCGTATTTCTTCTCTCTGTTATGGTTTCCATTAAGACCTCGATATGCTTCGTAGACAGAATTAAACTCATCTACTTCATCAGAAGGAATACCATTTAGTCGAATATACTTTTCATATTTTTGATCTATTTTATCGCCCAATAATTCTTTTGTTCCAACCATTAAAGACTCAATCTGTGTAGATCTTGTAGAATCTGATTTAGCCAAAAAATCTATAGATTCTTTTAGATCTTTCTGAATTCCAATAGATTGTTCTCTGTATGGTGTATAAAATTTTACAAGCTTATCTTCAAATAAATTATCCGTATTGTTCGAAGCCTCATTAAACTTGTTGTTCAGTTCCGTAACTTTATCAACAGTTTCTTGCAATAAAATTTTTTGCTCTCTTTTTTCACGCTGAAATTTTGTTTCAATTCCAAGAACCTTACAAAATAGATTCTTACAAATAGGTATAAAATAATTAAGTCCAATAATAATTAAACATAACTGTGTTATTAACTTCACATAATCAATTTCCATAATTGGTCTGATTGCATCCATTCATAAGCACCGTTCCTTTCTGACTACTTATGAACTTTCGCCAATAATTCATCTACCTCTTCAACAAGAAGTTCACCAGATTTAATTGCATCAACAATTTTCTGACCAGCCTGACTAGCAGAACTTACATTTCTATTCTTCCATGTATTATATAGTGTTGCACCAATCAAAAATACAGTTGATACAATTTCTGATACATCTGCATCAGCAATCGGAAGTGTATTGTATCCAAACATTTGCAATACTGCATTTACTAATGCAACAATTAAAATTAAAACACCTGCTACTGCTTCAGATGTTATACCTTTTAAATTTAATTTCTTCATGATTTACTCCATTTCTAATAGGAGAGTAGCAGACCTTCCTGACTATTGCGTTCTTTTGGGTAATACTTACTCACAGGTATATCACCTACTTTTACACTCATCATCTTGAGTAACCTATTTCATGTAAATTTTCTTAATGTATCTACGCACTTTTTAAATTCATCACAAACATAATTCAATTCATTTATTGTCTCCGATCCAGAAAATGTCATACGAATACAACTATTCAAATCTTCATTATTTAAACGTATTTCTTTTAAGGTGTTTGACGGTTCTTTATTTCCAGAATTGCAAGCTGAACCAACAGAAACTTGAATACCTTTTGTATCAAGCATTGTCATTAACTGTTCTCCATCAATTCCTTTTACACATATGAAAAGATTGTGTTTAAGTCTGTCTTTTTCAGAACCAATAATATAAACATCTTTGACATTACCTTTGATATAATTCCAAATATAATTTCTACTATTAAATGAATTGTTTTCATACTTATAATTTTCAACAGCTTTTCCAATTGCCGCTATTCCTAATATGTTTTCTGTTCCACCAAACAATCCTTGTTCTTGAGAACCGTAAACAAGTGGAGATAATTCTATATTTTTCTTTTTGTATAAAACACCACAACCTTTTAATGCGTGAATTTTATGACCGGAAAAACCAACCATATCAACATCTAACTCTTTAACATCTACCGGAATAGAAGATATGCTTCCTGTACAATCCAAATAAACAATTCCATTAAAACTATGTACCAGACCAATGATGTCTTTGACGTTCTGGATTGTTCCTATTTCGGAGTTAGCGTAGTCAATAACAACAAATGGTTTTGGATCACAATGTTCTAACATATCCTCCAATATAAACAAATTAATTTTTCCATCTTCATCAACATAAATTTTCTGTGTAAAACAAATATTTTCTACACATTTCAATATTGATTTATGTGCGATAGCAGAGTATAACACAGTACAATTATTGGATTTGTCATATCCTTTAATTGCCAATGTATTACTTGCAGAACCACCGCTTGTGAAAACTATTTCATCCGGATCAGAATTAATAAATTTTGCTACATTATCTCGTGCTTTCTCTATAATTCTTTTAGATTCTTTTCCAGCTTCATATGTAGAAGATGGATTATAAAACGAATCAAGTAAAGACGTAATATATTTTTTTACAGAAGGTGATAGAGGAGTAGTTGCAGCATTATCTAAATAAACTTTCATGCATAACACCTCTAATCATAATATTCGTTATTAATGTAGAAATTTTTTAATGATTCAAATAGTTCAGGTGTTTTTGCGTATTTCCACACCGTCATTCCAGAATCGTCTGTTTTGATGAATGTATATCTAATACCATTCGACTTTAGCCATTTAAATTCTTCAACAAAAGTCGTAGAGTATTCTTTATCATATTTCATTAAATTCCTTTATTTCCTTTCTGATAATGAAAATCGTAAAAAATAGGGACATATAATTTCATGATATATGAATTTATACATCCCTTTCTTCACACTCATATATCAATCACTCAGTTTTTCATTCGTTGTATCTGTTTTCTTTTTAAAAGAACGACTTACAACTTCTTTCTTTTCTTCTTTTGTGATTTCATCAACAAGTTTTACGATATTACTCTTAAAAGTGTGTTTTAAATCACAAGAAGCAAGAATTTTCTTTGCTTTTGTTTTGTCAATTGCTTTCTGCTCGTAATCACTTACAGTTTGGAATACATCCTTGCAATTTTCATTGTCAAATAAGTTTTTCCATGCAGGGAGATTAACGCCATTTCTACAAGAACCACAGTACTCATAGGCATTTCCACAGCACAGACATACTCTGTTATTTGCCATCTTATTTCTCCCTTCAAATTAATGAAGAGTGGATTTCTCCACTCTTTTACATATTGTCTACTTCATCCGCATCGTATGTTTTGTAAAGTACCTTGTCTGTTCCACAGTAGTCGATTTCAAGGTCTCCCTTGAAGTCCATTGTTGCAGAGTCAGATCCGATAGGGAATGACACTTCTGGAGATACCTGGAATGATGGGAACTCTACATAATCAGCTTTAAGCTCATTTTTCTTACATGGGTTGTAATATGTAGCTTTCATGATTCCACGTACAGAAGATGGGAATGCATCAGCTCTGTTTGTAATAACAGCACCTGTAGATGCTTCACGAATGTATTTAACGAAATACATCTCTGTATCTGTATCTGTTGGAAGTGTGAGAGTATGAGTCTCTTTTGCTACACTAAACTCAGTCTTGCTTGCAGCTGTTCCAAGCGTATATGTCTTTCCGATAGATCCATCTCCGAAATACTGTGCAACCTTAACTGATCCTTCAACGAAATCTGCTCCAAGATCAACTGTTTTTGTTCCAGCAGGTACACGGAACATTTTTGGCATCTGAACCTTATTTTCAGATGATGCAAAAATAGCTTTGCTTCCTGAAGAAGCTTCAACAATATTCATGTTGCAGAATGCATTTGTTGCGTTAAATGTACCACTCTTACCTTTCCAGATTTTCTTGATAAGGTTTCCATTCTTATCCTTTACTTCAGTTGACTCTGCTGTAATTTCTACTGTAGCCTCTGAAAGCTGTGTAAGAACATACAGAGGGAGTTCTGTTGAAAGGTCTTCTGCATAAAAGTACAGAATTTCTTTATAAATTTTGTCGCCTAATTTGAATGACATAGGTTATTCCTCCTTTATTTTTTATTTTTAGGTAATAAAAAATCATGCAGTGATTCGAACATCACGCATGAAATTAAATTGATTTTTATCTATTTTGCTTGTATCAATAAATCCAGAATACATACCACCATATAGTGCATGTGTTGTTTCATAAATCTGAAGACGCTGAACACTATCCATGAATTCAACTATACAAACTTTTCTTAATTCATCTTTTTTATATGGGAATCCAGGATGATTTAGACAGAAAGAAATCATTGATAACAGATTAGAATCAGATTTTTTCTTTTTCTTTTGGTTTAATTGTTTTTGCCTGTCATTGTTAATCAAATCTTGTTTTAAAACATTGTTTGAAGTAAACTCTTCCTCTGGCGGAAAAGAATTAAACATGAATTGAATATACCTACACATTTTTTCTCGTGTATTATCATCTATTTCAATACCATGAATCCTATCATACAATACGATTTCTTCTCCGACTTCTGTGTGTTTCGAATACAAATCAAAACACGAAAAATCAATGTCTCCAAAAATTAATTTTGAATATTTAGGATTTATTGTTTTTATCAACATAGCAAATAGTTCTTGGTTTGTTATTTTATTCCAATCTATGCCCATATCATACAACTGCACCCTATACGAAGTAGTGTTACATGTAAAAGGAGCAATTGTTGAGTATAGATTAGCATCGCCATAATCCACAAAATCTTGAATACATGGCTGATGAATTGTTATTTGATCATTGACTACATAATCTTCTCCAAAATATAATTGAAGAGGGTTAAAGTCAATTTTTATCTTTTCTTCTTCCTCTAGACTTTCTAATTGCTTATCATATACATCTTGAATAAATGCTGTATCCATTTGATCACCTCCTATTTGAATAAGAAGTAATTCCATTTTTAGTTACAGACATTTCATTAGGAAGCATGATCTCAAACTGAAGGGTTCTCACTAAATATGTATTATCCATGATAGATTCTTTATTGAATGTCGGCTTTGTCTTTGATATTTCAAAACCAGACCAGGCAAATCTTTCTCTAAGAATTGCAGCAATCAAATCATGACGAGGAATTCCAGTGTATTTGTCTATAATGTCTCCTGAATTGACAAATACTGTAAATGTAATGTCTAAATATTTTTCGACATTATTTCCACGCACTAATTCATTAAACATTGTCTGGTAACATATATAATTTTTCTTGTGCGTAGATGTTTGTGGAAAGAATAAAAAAGGACGAATAAGAGATGTTTCACCGAAATATCTGTCCCATTCACCCTCAGTATTAAGAGTTCCGTCTTCATTAAATAACTCACTTTCTAACTCTTCATCATGCAAAGCATATAGAAGTTCTGGAGTACTTAATAGGATCTCTTTTACTTTATTCTTATATCTAATATTGTCATCATCAGGAGATTTAGAATAAGTAATTAATTTATTAATTAATTCTTTCTTGGTTGAAAAATCATAAATATTTTCTTCCATGTAAAACCTCCTAGATGCTAAGTTCAAAATCAAATGATGCAGATAAATTTCTTATATCAGACGTTATATTACATACAACATGCAATGTTTGTCCGAGAAAAGTTCTATCATTTGGAAATTTGATTTTAATATTATTAAATTCTTTTTGCTCCAACCAAGTGGCAACATCAGTAATATCTTCATCTCCAATAAAACATTTCCATTCAAATGTTGCATCAGAATATGTATTTGTAACATCAATATTAGAATCATCTGTTATGTTCACTTTGAGCAGTTTATAACTACCACCAACTTTAAGAATGTAATTAGAAGCCGTGATAGAAGCCTTGTATTCAGACTGTGTTGTAATTGGATTTCTTTCGTCTATTGGCTCAAAAGTAGAATCATAATAATCTGCATACATACCAATAACATGACCTTCTTCATCTTTTTCGATGTAATCTTTATGTTCATCCCAGAAGTTCTGATATAATGTTAATTTCTGTATTCCCATTGGTTTAGTATTTTCAATCTTTGTAACCTTCCAAACTGTTGGATGCTCTGTTGGTGCGCTAACGACTAACCGCATTGTTCTATTCAAATCATCGTTGTACCAAAATTTTTCAGTATACTTGTTTAATGGCATCCAGATTTTCGTCTGGTTGTCCGGGTGTGCAAAATATGTCCATTTGTTACTTTATTAACTCGCTAAATTTAATAAAGATAGAAATTGATTTCTATTTTCTTTTACTTTCATAAAAGTGCAGATCATATCATTCACCATGCCAAATTGGTTTAGGTGTTCCCCACTTCGGAACGCTTGTCCCTATTCCATTTCAGGAATGATCGTTGAACGTTCTCCTGTTCGGAGCTTCGCTGCTGATTGTCCATTTTTGCAAAATAAAAACACCTCAGTCCGTAGACAGGTGTTGCAAATAAGTTATCTATTTATTTTTCAAACATTCACATTTGTATTTATTTCATTACTATGTTGTAGTATAAATAGCTTTAGGATTTTCCAGCAATTCGAGGAAATACATCACTATCGTTTCCAATAATGACGGACTATATTTTGTATAATCTCTGTACTCACCAATTGTATCAATTGTTAATTTGTCAGTGCGTTACTCTGACAAAAATAGAATAACTCTATTTCTTATACTTTCGCATAAGTTCAGGTCATATCAAATCCATATCTTTTCAGACTTAGGATGTCTCTGTTAACTCACTTGAGTACATGACCGTCGAACCTTCTTCTATTCGAAGCTTGGCTGCGTATTACCTAATCCAATCATTTTTTAACATTCGCACTTGATTTTATTTCATATCTGCGCTGTAGTATGACTGGCTCTAAAGGACTCCACGCAATTAAAAGACTTTCGACATATTGTTTCCAATATGAAGCGCATACATTTTACGAATTTTGGTTTCTGAGTACTGTCCACATTTTTCTTTTTACTCTTTTCTTTCCATCTGTCTCAACCCACGTCAAGTGATAATCACATGGAAGGATAAGATACTTCATAAACTGATTAGCATACTCTTTATCCACAACCATCCACTTTCTATAAACCCCTCTATCATCAGGAATATCTACGTAACTAGAAATCGGAAATTCTGTCATAAATACATTCCTATAATCTTTTTCAAAATAATAAAGCTCATCGCCATCAGTAAATTCTAATGGTTCACTAGGTCTGAATTGTAAATAATAACCTACCTGATCCTTATCAATTGATCGATATTCTTTGATAATAAATTTTGCATCTATAGGTGTTTTGGTTGTATTTTCATGAGTAATGTGATAATTCTTTTCCGGTTGATCATCATGAAAATAATCATAAATATAACAATGTTTTGCTTGAATATCATTTTCAAACGTTTGTTCCATAAGAAAATCTGAATTTTCTTTTGAAATTTCACCAACTGTTTTTGCGTTATTGATTTTTAAGTTTGAAATACGTCTAGCTGTTGATAGGCTTGGCATTATTGTCTACCTCCTCCAACATAGCTTTAATATATCCGTGAGAATCTAAAATTGCCCTTCTGAAAATACTGTAATTATACCTTGGGCTGTCTACGATATCATAAGCTGCTTGAAGTGTTGCCATAAGAAACACCATTTCTTCTGGATATCCAAGCAACGTATTTAATCCACCAAATTTAAATAAGATATTTTCAAAGTATCTTTTAAACTCTTCATCAGAATTAAAAATTTTAGTTGTAACTAGATTATCTTTATATAAAAGTAATCTATGAATATTTTTGTGCATGAGCATCGCTGCATTTTTTATTTGTTCATCAGAAAATTCTCCATATAAATAATCCATACTAGACACCTTTATTAATATAAGAGTTATAAAGATAACCATGGTCTCTAATCGTCTTACTTAATTCTTTCTTTACATTATCCAGTCTTGCTTGAAGAAGTTTGTAAGGATTATTTAACATTTTCTCCTCTTTACCACCAAGCATCATAAGAGTATAATTCAACGAATCAACTCTTGGACTCAACCACTCAATAGTGATTCCAAGAACAAATAATCTGCACACATATTCAATATCAGAACTTTCATCTATTGAATTCTCAAGTTCAAAAGATACTTCTTGAACTTCATCATCCAATGTAATAGAAGAGAAGAGTCTTCTTATTCTTATATCTCCAAGAACATTGTGTAGTCGTTCTGTGTAAATTTCTACAAAGTCATTAGAATCTAACGCCAGTTCTTTTGGATCGTCAATTCTACTTAATGCTCTTGAAAAAATAGTTTCATAAGGAAGTATCATGATAACCTCCTTTATTTAACAAACAATTCGCTTAAAAGATTAAAATCAGAATCAAAGATTTCGCTAAGTTTTCTTACTTTTGAAATACTATCAAGATTACCATTTGCAATTTCAGTCGCAACCATCTGCTCAAGAACACTTCTTGTTGTGTCTGGAAGTTCTCTGATTTCCAATTCCATCTGATGAACTGGCATTCTGAGAATATCCAACAAGTCATTTCTTGTATACATCTTCTCGTATACTCGTTTTACAGTTGGGAAATCTTCAAGTAAATCTTCATCAAGAATAACAAATCTTGGTAAGAATACATGATCCGAACCTTTTCTAATTAAAGAAACAAGGTCACGATAATTGATTTCACAATCATATCCATAATCTTTAAATTCATAAAGGTTTCCAGACTGAGATGTAATATTTAGACCACCATAACATACCGATCTACATAAAATATAATCTGAATCTGTAAATACCTTTTTCTCTTTTGCGATTTCTTTTTTAATTGGGGTTTTTTCAACAACCTTTTCAGTTGTCTCAGTTTTTGTTGCTACTTTTTTTGTTGTAGTAGCTGTTTCCTTTTTTGCTCGTGCTGTAGGCATTGCTTTCCTCCGTTCAAAAATAGAAGAGTAGTGGTTAAACTACTCCTCTAATATATTTTTTATTATTTATTTTAGTCTGTAATAGTCCACTGACCAAATACTTTACCGATTCTTGTAGCAACACCAAGCTCTCTCTGTACTTCATATTTCATGATATCAGCGATATTTGCGTTAGCTGTTCCACGGTCTGTAATTTCTTCGATATAAGTCTCGCCAACATCAACCATGTCAACAAGTTTCTCATCTCCGGATGCGAATACGTAAAGAACATCGTCTTTGTACATATCCTTTGTTAAGTCATTCTTTGCAAATCTCTGTGGGATTTCAACAAGAGTGTAACGTCCGTAGTTTCCAAGACGACCCATTTTAGCCTTGTCTTCCTTCTGAGAAGATGCAATCCAATTAACATCAATAAGTCCTTCAAGTTCCTGAAGACCAACCATTGTTCCCATAACAATAACTTCTGCGTTGTCATTTGCTACAGATACATTCTGAAGAACTTTGTTGAATTTCTTTCTGTTTGCAGTGTTGAGTGCGCCAGTCTGAACAAACTGTGTCTGTGCAGGAAGTTTCTTGTGTGCTTCAAGAATCTCTGCAAAGATAAGTTCCTGTGCCATAACAACAAATGCTTTTGTGATAGCATCTACAAGTTTTGTCCAATCTTCCTGTCCAACAAGGTATCTGTCAATATCAGCACCTACAGCAGCACCATAAACATCTGTTTCGACAGAGTATGTTGTATTTTCTGGCAATCTCTGAAGCATTGTATCGTGGTGTCTCTTACCCATTCTTGCTACAGAAAGAATAACCTCGTCATGCTTATTAACAAAAAGATTTGTATCCCCATCGTTAAGATTTTTATAATTAACAAGTACATTGAACCACTCGTTCTCTTTAAGACCTGTAGAAACTGTCCAATCTGTTACTTCCTCAATTACATCGAAGAACTGACGACCATAATCTCTATAAGCACGTTCTCTTTCTCTACGGGAAGAATCTTTTGTAAGACCAAAGATTCTAAGAGACACTTCACGAAGTTTGTCCTCTGCCTCTCTCTTTGAAATTCCATCGTCAAGTTCATTTTTATATAAATCGAACATTAAGTTCTTTACTTCCTCATAAGAAGTTTTCATTTCGTCAAATACATTAAGTACATGTGCGCTAAAATTCATCTTTCTCATTGGTTATTTCCCTCCTTTCTTAGTCTACTGATACTTTGTGCTTCTGGCTTCCAGCCTCAATAGTTACTTTCTTACCAACAACAGGTGTTCCATCAAATGCGTCTTCACTAAGCTCGTAAACATCTGTTACTGTAAGTACAAGTCCTCTAACTGTCTTTGTTCTCTCAGCAGAAGCTGCATTGAAGAAGTTAGATGCTTTTGTAAATTCGCTGTTGTAACTCTCAGCGATTACTGGTACTTCATAAATAAGAATTGCTGGTGCATTAACATCAACTTTCTTAACCTCTACATACCAGTTTCCGTTAGCAGCCTGCTCAAGGATTTCTCCTTCAAATCCTACTGGAGCGTCAGCAACTTCGTACTGATCAAAGCTTACATAAGCTCCTTTTCCGCAAACTGTACCGTTGTCTGTATCTTTCTTAATTACCATGTTTAAAACTCTTCCAACTTTGTCTGAAAGGACTTTAGTTGGAAACGCAACGTGGTGTTTTTCTACGTTGTATCTAATAGCCATAGTGTTTATACCTCCTAATTTTTGCATAATAAAAAGACCGTCTTATTGACGATCTTTACCTTTAAAATTATTTAATTTTTTATTTTTCTTCTTTAGCAAACAATTTTCCATATCTGCTAGGTTTTGCAGCCTTTTTATTTACGCTTACAAACTGTTTCTTTGTTGTAGTTTCTTTTTTTTCTGGTTTAGAAAGTGCGAAATTACCATGCTCAGAAACATAATCTGAATGAAGAACTTTAATTTCTGTCTCAAGATCAGCAAGAGAGTAGTTGTCCATTTCAGAAACAAGCTTCTCATAATCTTTATTTACGAATTTTCCTTCTTCATCTTTCTGTGCAAGAATTTCATATTTCTCAGAATCAAGAATTTCTTTCTTTTTCTCACGAAGTTCATTTAATTCAACTTCTTCTTTGAATGCTTTTAATTCAGCATAGTTTGAACGCATTTCTTCAATTGAAATCTTCTCGGACTCAGTAAGGAGCATTGCAAACATTTCTGTTCTTTCTCCAGTAAGTGCAATATTATCATCTTCTCTTGTGTATGACTGTTTGTAATATTTGTCGCTATCCCAATCCTGCATAATAAAATATTCATCATATACTTGAGATACGTAACACCATTCAGAATCATTTCTGTAAATAGAACATAATGCATTTAATGCGTATCTGATGTCTTCAAAAGAAATATCAAACAATTTATTAAACAGTTCATCTTTTGAAAAACTTTCCGTTTCAGATTCTTCTGTAGTAGTATCTTCAGTTTCCTCTTCGACAGCCTGTTCTGGTTCTTCCTGACCGTCTTCTACTGGTTCAGTAGTCTTAGGATCTTCTTCGGAGGATTCCTCAACTGTTTCCTCAGATTCTTCTTCTGGTGTAGTTACTTCCTCTTCAGACTCTTCTGTTTCAGTTACCTCCTCATTTTCAGTAACTTCCTCTTCAAAGTTTTCTTTCTTCAATTCAGTTCCTCCTTTCGTAATTTTTTCTTTTTCTATATTGAAACGTGCATCTAACTCATCAATACTAGACTGCATCGCATTCAATTTTTCATCAACATATTTTAATAAGCTATTATTTTTAACGCTAAAATCTTCAAGAGACAAGAAGCTACCTTCCATGCCCTCTCCAATAGGTGTTCCATCTTTTTCACTACCCAAACAAGCACATCCGTTAAATCTAAAATGATCTAACTGAAGATAATGCTTTTCAGCATTGTAGCTGCAATCGTAGATTAGCAATTCGCAGCTTACCTTTGTTCCACCTTTTGCTTTTATAATATCTGCTGTACGTGTGTATTCAATTGGAATTGCTGCTTTTGCAACAACATATGTCTTATCTTTTTCTTTATCGTATTCAAAATATGGGTCGTCTGCCGTAAAAGTTCCAACTTGACTTTCATCATAAACTTCATATTTATTGCCATCCTCATCTTCCTCAATATGAAAGTCATGACTATGAAAGTCCCATGTTCCATCGTCAAGTTGATGAATTGATGCAAGTAACGGAGCATATTTTAATGTTGGCATTGCTTCGAGCATTGATTCCTCTGAAATATAACTATTATTTCTATTCAAAAGAGTGTGACATACACGAACTTTTGCATAAAGCTTTCCATCATCAGATTCTTCGATTTCACTTTCTGAGAAATCTTGAATTGACTGAACAACAATCGGTTCGTCTGATTCTTTTGACGAAAATTTATATATTTTTTTTGATTCACAAAAATTGATTAAATCTTCAACTGTAAAAAATTTTTTCTTCATATATTTCTTTACTTTAACCTCCCTTCTTTGAAAATTAGGTATAAAAATACCACTCAGTAGAATAGAAGAGTGGCTAAAAAGTAAGTATATTACTATACTGTATTTTTGATTTATCTATATTTGAAAACTGAAGTTTATCAGTATTCAAAAATATATACATTCCATTTGATTCATTAACTACTTGAAATCCAAGTTTCTTTAAATTTTCAGAGGTAGTGGAATCTGTTGTTTTTAAAAACTTTTCTTTCATATAACCACCTCATTACTTATTGCTTCTCGACTTGTCCCCTGCATCACTTATTTCTGAATCAGAAACTTCAGGTCTACCACCATCACTACTTTTATTTGATACTGTATTAGCAGAAGTTAATGGTTTGAATTTACCTGTAAGATTTAAAATATCATTTTCTAAGAAATTCATAGCCAATGTATCTAATTCCCCAACACCATTCAAGCTATTAATTGCTATAATATTAGGAAATCCATATTGCAAATCTTTCTGCATAGATTCTTTGAATGCATCTCTTGTATGAATAGACACATCAAAGAACTTAACTTTTGCATGATTTTTTACTTGATAAGAAAGCATTCTATTTACCCACCCTTGTATTTGCCCAAGTAAAGCAGAAATTGCAAAAGCACTATCAACTTTATTTGCAGAACGAACACCCTCTGAGTTAGTAAGAGTAGCAGAATTTAACGTCTGTGCACCACCTGATGTGTTGAACAATTCTTTTGTAGCTTTTTGTACTTTTGTTGTGTCTGAAGCTTGGTCATCAGAAAATGATATTGTATCAAGTGGGAGTGGGGTTATAATAGATCCGATATAAGGTGGAAGACTATCTACCAGTTTGTTATAATAATCTACAGCAAAATCTATATTTACAGCCCATTGGTCAGGTTCGTTCGCACTAGAAATTGTTGGAATGGTAGCAGTAATCAACTTGTAAATTTGCTGATCATCTGCAACAGCTTGTACATCAGCAAGATTCAAAAGACCTATCAAATCAATAAATAAACCACTGAATATTGGTACGATTGTTTCCCAGGTTTCAACTCTTGACTTTGTACATATAGCATATTCATCTGGCATTGGTTGCCATTTTTCCTGATTATTTCCACCGTATTCTTTATACATTGATAACAGTGGATCACCAAGAAATTCAAGTACATCCTCGAACTTTTTATATTTGCTCATATCTACATAAAATGCATAATCGCCAGTAAAATATTTGCCAGATATTCTACAATATTCTGGTGGAATTTTTAAAATAAACATTCCAGTTTCATCCAACCAACAACATCCGTAAAAGACATCTTCTATAAAATTGTTGATTAAAACCTGCAAAAAGTTGCCTTGTAAAGACATTCTATCTAGCCATACCAATGTATCATAGTAATCTTTTAATATACTTTCCTTATCATTATCACCAGTTGGATCATATGACGGAACTACGTATCTTGCATTTAAATCAAACATTGTAGCGTTATACATAATTAATCTAAAATATGGCTGGCAACGGTAGAATAGATAACGTGATAGTCCACGCAGTTCATCTTCGTAACTATCAATATTCTGTAGATATTTAATGACGTTTTCTTTACTATACGAGCTTATAGAAATTTGACGTGTCGTTTTCGTTATATCACGAACTTTTTTAAAGGAATCTTGTGTTTCTGCAAATCGTTTTTGTTCTGCTTCTAATTCTTGTATATATGTTTTCCTATCAGCAGCAGTCTTATAGGCTTTGTTTTTCGGAGATGTTTCAGTCATCCCTTTTTTTGATTGTGTCATTTTTGATGAAAACACCTCCTTTTCTATTTAGTTATATTTTTTTGGATTTTTATTTAGATTGCTTTAGAGAACGATGATTGTCGTTTTGGTTGATTTATTGAGAGTTTGGATAGAAGAGATTGAGTGGATTCTTGAGGGCGTTTTTGTCTAACTTTATCTTTACTTCTTAATTCAAATAGACTATGCGCCATTAATGCAAGACAATAGCTGCGATCGTCATGTAAAATATTTTCAAATCCAGGAGCAAGATCATATCTTATGTTTCCATTAGAAGATTTATATTTATACATATGTGTAACTTCTTCTTTCATAGCATCTAACTGTTTAAGTCCAAGTTCTTCCTCGACAGATAGATTGTAAATATGTTCTTTAACTTCCCCGTTTTCTTCGGATAACATCGTAAGATTTCCATGATAATCGTATTCCGCAGTAAAACTGATCAAATCTTGATCAATCATTTCGCATAGTTGGGAATACATAATTGCCTTATATTTCGCAGGTTCACGCATTCTAATTATATCAACCGCATCAGGATATCTTTTCACATAAGGAATCGCATAATCATATGTTGCATCAATTAACCCACGATGTAGAAATTCCTTTTCTCCTTTATGATTCTTTTCATAGAAATTATCAAATAATAAATCACACATTTGCGTTGCACCACCACCAGATCCAGCATCTATATAGATACCGTGAATGTTTTTATAGTCCGGAACTCCATATCCGTTATACCTGATAATAATATCTTGAAGCATTTCCACTTGTTCTGGTGTAGTTAGTGGTTTTTTTGTTTCTTTGTCTATTAGATTTATTCCATTTACAACATCAAGCAACCAACCACGTTTTTCATCTCTATATAATTTTCCTATTAATACAAAACTATTATCTCTTTTTTTGGCAGGATCGAAGCATATTACCATATATGAATTGTCATCATTTACTAACATTGGAGGTCTTACAACGCTATTGCGTAAAATTTGTGATTTTTTAACTGCAATATCATCACCTAAATCAGAATCAAACTTATTTTTATATTCTCGTGTAGCTTTGGTTGGATTCATTTTCATTTCAGAATCAATTTTCGCTTGTGTAAGAAGTGGGACTGGATAAACCTTTCCATTATATGTTGCATGTAGAATTACTTCGCAATCTATATCTGCACAAAAATAGTTCTTGTCTCCAGCCATTGAATGCATAGCTGCTTCTTTATAACGTTTATAAAAAACATCATCCATTGAACCTGCTGAACTTGCGCAAATTACTTGATTTGGAAAGTTTGGTGGTAACAATGTAACATCTACATCTCCACCAAGGGCAAAATCACTATTCTGCGTAACGAATGGGAGAGTAGCTGCGAACATATCTTCAGATACATAAGATGCCTCATCATAAAAATTTAATCTACTTCTTCGACCACGAGAGCCATCAAAATTTGAATTAACCGTAGCCAAACTTGATCCGGAATATAATTTGAAAGAATAAGAAGCTGGGTCGTGTCTGAATCCTTCAGAATTTGCACTTTTAACAAGTTCATTAAGAAATACATCTGTTAAACCAGTAAAAGAAGCTATTTCTTTTTTAGCTATTGATTCAATTTTTTTCATCATTCCTATACTTTGTGAACCAGTTGAACTTAAAATATATCCTTCAAATTTTGGAAGTAGCATTGTTTTTGCCATAAGAAAAGGACTACCAAGGGTAGTTTTACCGCCGTTTCGACTCATACACCAAACAACATTTGGAGTTATCCATGACATCATAAATACATATTTTTGGTAATCAAGAAATTCTACACCAAAAAATCTTTCACAGAATTTAACAGGATTTCGTCTGCCCCATTGAATTATTTCTGCAAATTTTTTCAAACCTTCTAATTTTAGTTCGGACATATCGTAATATGTAGGTTTTTTAAAAAAGGTAAAATTCTTAGGAGTAAATTCACTAATTGAATCTCCCATTAAGATAATGTTTTTATTTTCATTCATCTTCTTCGATTACCTGTCCTTTTTCATCGATCAGACCTTTTTCTGAAAGAAAATCCTTCAAATCTTTGTTTTCTTTTTTTAATAACCTACTAAATTCAACAGCATTGTCTCGTTCCTTTTGTAAATTAAACAATAACTGTTTTTGATGAATTACTTCTTTTTCCCAATCATTCTCATCTGGATTCAACTGTCGCAATTGATTCTGATGATTCCTTGTCATAATATCTTCAATTGCTAAATTTGTTTCATAATCAAATGTATTTACTTCCGACCCATCAAGATTCATTTCTTGAAGTTCTTTGATAATTCCTGTAAGAGTTCCTGCACCTTTACTTTTTCTGTTATTATTATTTTCTGAAATACCGTTATCTTTTGCTAGAGCAAGTGCAGAATTTATCATTTTTTGTTTTGTATCTGCTAATGATTTAATTGTTGGTATAACACTTGGATTAGTTCCAAGTTGTTTTTTATATTGTGAAATTGCATCGTTTATTGTTTTTACATCCTTAAAACTCTGAACTATTTCAATTACAGCTTCAAGTTTTAAACCATCATCTTTAACTGATTCATCGAAATATCCAACAAGCTTAGAATATAATAATGGCTTTTCGCTCTCTGGTTCATTTTCAAATGGGTCATAGCCTAAAAATCTTAAAACAGTACGTTTGTTCATTTTGTACATTTCAATGACATCTTCAGACAATTCGTCAATTTTATTATTTTTTTCATCTACTTCATCAGAATATAATATTTGTTCTTTGAATGTATCTGAGTCCATATATCCGAAACCATTATAATTAATCATACTTACATTTTTTATGTATGCAGTCCACGCATTATTTTTAGCCTTCCCGGTAACTTCATTCTCCGACTCTTGAATGCTTGAATTCCATAATGATTCTATAAATGGTTTGTTTAAATAAAACAATGCTTTTTGAACAGATTCCTTTGTTGGTTCATGTTCTTTCCCATTTATATCTACACGTAACGCAATCTTCCTTGCACAATCCCTACATATTCTACTAAAGCTTTCGCCACCAAAAAGCGGATCAGTATCTTTATAAAAGCATTTTTCTATATTTTTATGTTTTCTACACATCGGGCATTGAGATGTTTGATTAAAAGTATCTAATTTTTCTTGTAACTCAACAACCTTTTCTCTTGCTTGCGCAGCCGTTAATTTTACTGGCTGTGTTTCCTTTTTAGTAGCCAATTAACAGCCACCTCCTTTAAAATTCCATTCAAACATTTTTATTATTTTTCTAATAGATAGAGTAGAATAGTGGTAAAGTCATAAACAGCACATATAAACTGTTAATTACCAATTTTATTTCTACTCAAATACGCTGCAAATAGGATTCGAACCTATATAGCGATTTCTCGACATGCTGGTTTTCAAGACCAGTGCTGTACCAATTGAGCCATTGCAGCAATACAAAAAGAGCCAGTATTTCTACCGACTCTTAATAATGATTCTCATTTATGGTAGAGAAGCACCACTTTATTGTTCTACTTTATTTATGGATCGTAGTAAATCCAGACCGCACAGCAGTTATTCAAATTCAGACTTGGTACAAGTACCATTCCTGATAAAAACCTATGATGATTTTTGTTCTTTTTAGATTGGTTAGATAAATGCTTCATCTGATTCATCATCACAGTCATTTTTGATAATATAATGATTCTTGGTTGTACTTACATCATTATGTCCTAATAATTTTTGTGCAACTTCTGCTGATTTATGCTCATAAACTACAAGATTAGTTGCTCTAGACTCCCTAAACAAATGGGGATGAACTCTACGCCCAACAATTTCTGTAAACAAACCACTACACCAACCATTAAAAACACCTTCTCCGACTTGTCTTGTTTCTCCATTTTTTTGTTTTACAACAAACATATAAGGACAATCATCTTCTCCACGTACTTCCAACCATTTTTTCATCCATTGCATTGCATCTTCTCCGAACTTCATTTTTCTTGGTTTCCCGACTATTGATTTTCCTTTGCAACGGATAGTATGTGTTAAATATTGTCTTGAAATAGCTTCATGTTCACGCCCATCATCATCTATGACTTTAATTTTTTTCTCTTTTGCAGGATAGTCAACAACTTCTTTAAGGAGTTGTCTGGCTTCAGATCTACGACACCCTGTACTATAAGAAAAAACTAGATACGATAATTTTTGCCATTCTTCTCGTTTTTCAAGTTCTTTACATAAATTTATATATTCATCGGGTGTAAGTGGTACTTTCTCATGTACGTATCCAGTTTGAACAACCTTTAATCCAGAGGTGAAATTTCTAAAAGTCGGATATTCCTCTTCGTACATTAACATTACATAATTACAAAAAGTACTTACTGCTGATTTTTTAAATTTTATACCTGAATCAGACAAACCTCTATTTGTGAGCCAATTTAAATATTTTTGAAATTCTTTCTTTTTTATTTCTGTAAAATCTTTGTTTTTCAAATGGTCTTTTACCCATACAAAGAAAATGCGAAGTCCAGATTTATATGCTGGTCTTGTTTGAACTGAAAGGTCTGATTGATTGTCAAGATAATCTTGAACCATTTCTCTGTTAAACTCATTTACTTCAAGCCATTCCTCTTCACTAATTTCATCTGATCTATCTGCGATTTTACCATCCATAATCTCACTTCCCTTCAATTTCGTTATCAGATTATCCATCTGACATATACTTATTTATTCTCCACACAACAAAGCAGAGAATATAAAGCAGACCGTTTAGGACTCGAACCTAAATAAACAGTTTTGGAGACTGTCATGTTAGCCAATTGCATCAACGATCTATACGCAGCACATTGCACTCGAAGCAAATACGAATTAACGTACACATTACTTAGCAGGTAAGTTCCAGACCTTCTGAATTTATGCTGCAAAATGGATAGCGTAGGAATCGAACCTACAATTTGACCAAACCTACCCATACAAAAAGAGCCTGTAAGCACATTCACCTACAAGCCCTTCCCTCGTAATTATTTATTTATACACCAAAAATATCTAAAAGTCTTTTCAACGTATATCCATCAATAGTATCTGTAGAATAATAACTATAACTAGAACAACCGTGGTCATCACTCTGAGTTACTGTAAAACCATGCATACCGTCATCTTCATGATCAATAGAAATGTTCATATCATCTTTATCATCCATATGACAGCTTTCACAACCTCCATCGCATTCAAGTTCATCCTCATCATCTTCGATATGGACTTCATACATTACCGTATTTTTATCATAAGCAGATGTAGCCTTGTGACTTACATCATCCATAAAGTAAGCAATTGTAGCACCTGAACCTGGATATTTTCCACCCACTTTTGCTCGTTCGCAGTAAATTTCATCATTAATAATAGCAATAATAAATTCACCATCATAGCCATCAAATGCAGGATCAACAAGCTCTACCTGTGCAATATCATAACCATAAAAAACTAATTCTTTAATAATATCTCTAGCTTCATCATAATTAGCTACAATCTCTGCATAGGTATAAGAGCCAGCAATATCCTCTACAGTTTCATTATAAATTTCACAAAACTCTTCTACACAACATACATCAATTTTTTTCAAACAAAAGCACACCCTTTCAAATTACAGCATTTTATATGTTTTGCTAATCTTAAACACAATCTCATCATGTGCTTCTGTATGCCATTCCTTACCGTTAATTGCAGAAACTCCGCTTTTAGCAGGTACATGCTTTACAGAAAATTTTCCCATCTTTCCAAGTGGAATAACTTCTTCTGGATTAGCAGCAAGTGTATCATGCACATAAGTCTCCAATGCCTGAAGTACTTCTGCAATCTCTTTCATTGTATAATTATTTTCTGCTGTCTTTGTTCCAATTCCTTTAATAAAATCATTTTTTACCATTTTCAACTAAAAATTCCTTTCTCTTAATTATTTCCATACTAAAAAAGAGGGTAACAGCTACAACGAATCCATTCCCTCTGATACGATTTTTCTTTGTCGGAAATCGTGAACCTATCCGTGGCTTCGTCAGCCAAATATTAATAATATGTATTCCGTCCTAGAACACATTCCTTTGTTTATATAATAACTACTCACCTTCAAAATCGATTGTGCGAGAGTTTGATATTAATAACTGAGTGAGAGATGAGTAGTTATTTACTTGATTAATTTTATGTGATACCATATGAATTGTAGGAATCTCCTACATTCAGGTCATCAGTTTTTCCAAAGATTTATAATCTATAGGAAAGGCAGGTGATTACATATGGCAAGTTTTTACTCTGTAAAGACACCTGTGTACGTCCATGCGTACTGGCGTTTCCGTCTTGGTAGATGGGAACATGTCCGAGCGCATTGGAGAGCATACCCACGTTAAACACATGCTCCTTGCAACGCCCAGATGGATCAGCTCTCGTTGAATTCAATTCTAGGTAACTGATGACCATTATCACTTAAATAATATCAAGAGGAATATTATATGTTGCTTCTCTTCCATAAACATCATTAAAAATCATAAGTGTTTGTCCTGGGCGAGAATATAATCTTCCATTGTTTGAATATTCATCTGCTCCGCACAACGAACGGACAAGAATACTTTCAATATCGAATTTTTCAAATTCTTCTAGGTGATGTTTATCACCAGAAATCGTGTAATCTATAGTTTCACCAAATTTTCTGCTGAATAATGTATTAATTGTTACACCAATGTTCTTAAAATCTCTCTCAAGATCACCATGTACGCAACAAATATTTTTCCCAAGTACATTTAATTTTGTAAATTCTTTGTATTCAGAATACGCTACTTCAATTTTTTTATTGTTCTGCAATCTCTGTTCAATCCACCAAGGAACGATACGCTCCATATTGTCAGAATGAATAGATTCACTTTTGTTCTGAATTGTTCTCATATGATTGCCATAACACGAATACAAAGTAATGTGATTCACAACCTTAGATAAATCATCAAGTGCTTCTGCCATAATTTCAGAAACATGCATCAACTGTTCACATGTTTTTTCTTCAGATTCTACTCTACATGTAGAATGAATAGATCCATGCGCAGAGTCGCCAAGCATTACAACATTTAACACATCAATATTATTCAGTCTTATGAATTCTTTTGACATTTCAATAAAAGCTTTTACTCTGTTTTTGCAGATTTTAGTATTAAATTTATTCCAAATGTTGTCTGTAATCATCCCATAATGCCAATCAGACCAAAACATAATAGCTTCTTTATGGACATTTGGTGGAAACCATTTTTCATTAAAAATTAGAGGTCTTTCTTCATTTAATCTATTTGCAGATTCAACTAATTTATCCATTAGGTGTTCAGTTCTTGCATTAAAAGTAAGTTCTCTATAATATAATCTTCTTTGGTCTGATAAAAGCTTTCTTTCTTTGAAAATTTCTTCTTTTTCTAAACGAAGAGTATTCAAATAATCGTCTTCATTTTTTGTTTGACTTTCTTTCCATTTGTAATATTCTGATACAAAAACCGATCCAATTAAAGGTGGTTGTGTTCCTTTTCTAATTGTATCTGGATTGAATTTTAATCCATATCTATCACAAATTTCTGACCAATCATCATCAGAGATTTTCTGAACTTTGTTTGAGCAGTCCTTTAAAAGTTGCTCATATTTTTCTTGAGTTAGGTTGTATTTTGCTAATTCATTTTCAAAATCAAACAATAAGTCACCAACTCTCTTTATTCTTCAGACTCAGGAACTTTCAATTCCTCATCAGCTTTAAGTACAACTGAGAAATCAATTACCTGATTCTTAAATGCTGCTAACAAGTCACATACTTTTACTTCCTGTTCAACATCATTCTCGTCTGTATATGTAATAGTAAGACAATCTTCAGAAAGAACTCCACTCTTTACCGTAAGTTTGTCAGTTGTTGTTCTCATAAAATTTAATTTAGATTTTGCCATTTCCTTTTTCTCCTTCTATATCAACTAATTTTCCGTACAAAAATAGGAGAGTAGTAGTTACTCTCCTTAAATAATTTCGTCTAAATCACAATCTTCTCCGACAATATAATCACAAATAGAATATTCTTTTGCTTCGTGTGGGAGCATATACCATTCTACTCTGTATTTATCATCATAGAATTTATCATCGATAGATGTGCGACTAAGCACAAACTGTTTAGTATGCTGTTCAAGCTGACCTGTTTCATACTCAATTCTATCTCTAAGTTTTGATGCGCTTTCAAATCCGATTCCATTTGATCCGTCGTGCATGAGAAAGGTTGAGTGCAACATGCTAAACCGCTTATTTCCTGCTAAGAAAATTAAGAATGCCATTGATGCACACATTCCCTGATTTACTGTATAAATAGGTGTTTTACTACACTGCATAGCTGAAATCAAAGCGTATCCAGAATAAACAGAACCGCCAGGACTATTTATATAAAGAATAATCGGCTTTCTATCTTTTACTTCAACGCCTTTGTCTTCTCTGTTGTAATTCATAATATGAAATACAATTGTATCAATCACAGCATCATCAATTTCACTATTGATGTAAAGTCTTCTTTCTTTAAGTTCATCAATTTCATACACTTCACTATAATGCATGTTAATTGTGCTTTTTACGTCTTTTAAATTCATGGGCATTACCCCGTACTTTCATAATATTTTTCTCTTATGAGAAATTAGATTGTAAATTTTAAACTAGAATTTGCAATTACAACACGAGTGGATTTGCATTTATTTTCTAGTTCTTTTTCCAAAGCTCTTTTTAAAGTTTCTTTTGCTTTTTTAGAACCATGATGTAAAATGATTTTCTGACAATTTATGTCTGTATAATTCTCTACAAGCTGATAAAATGGTGCATGTCCACTCATAGATTTAAGTGAGTATGAAGAACATCTACAAGGATATTCTTTTTGATCAATCGTAACACTTCGTCTTTTATTATCTTTTAGGAGAGAAGCAAGAGAGCCTTCTGTTGAAAATCCAACAAAAAGTACTGTTGCATTTGGATCGACAATACATTTTTTCAAATGATGTCTTATTCTCCCAACCTGACACATTCCGCTTGTAGATAAGATTAAACATGGTTCTTTACTTGCAACCAATGTTTTACTGTCCTCAGATTCTTTCACAAAAGTAAACATATCACTCTTAAGCATCTCATCAAATTCTTCCTTGTCATTATCCGTTAAACATTCTGAATAGTCTTTAAAAATTTTGATTGAAAGCGGAGAATCAATATAAACCTTTGGTTTCCAATCTGAATCTTTATACATTTCGTACACCATAAGTGCTAATTGTTGAATTCTTGATTGAGCAAAACTTGGTATAATAACACGCCCATTCATATCATGAATTTGCGTGTCAATAATTGACTTAAATTTTTCCAAATCATTTTTCCGTTCTTTTTTACCAGTCTTTAATTCAGGCTTATCCCCATATGTAGATTCGCCAATTAGATAATCACATTTTTCTACTTGCAGATATTCTCCAACAAACCTATTTTTTATATTCTTATTTCCAATATCTCCAGTTACCAAAATAGTTTTTGTAATATTTCCAACTGTAAGATATAAAAGAATTTGACAACTACCCAACAAATGACCACTTGGTATTAACTTGAAAGATAATTCATCATCTACAAATATTTTTTTATTTACAGAATGCTCATGAACATAATTCATCATATTATGAACATCATCAATACTATAAAGTGGACTATAATTTTTATTATGCTGGTTATTTATTAAAAGAACATCTCGTTCATTTATTTCCGCACAATCTTCAGCCATATCCTTCAATACTTGGGAAGATCCTTCAGATATCACAATATCTGCTTTACATCCTTCTTTATATAATTTTGGACATAAAAGGCAATGATCTGCGTGATTATGAGTCAAGAAAATATAATCAATCTCTTTTGGTTTGAATTCTTTATATTTTCTATTATTTACAAGAAAATCTTCAAATCGATCATTTGTTTGATGAAGACCTGCATCGACAAGAATTTTATGATTTGGTGTAGAAATAAAAATAAGGCTTCCTGTAACATCCTCCGATGATGGAGAATCTACAAATGAAACCTTGATTGATTCTTTCTTTTTCTTAGCGATGGCTTGTTACCACCTTTCTTTTAGATTTCGTATTTACTTTACGATTTTATTTTTTCTGTATTTATTTAGTTTTTCAATATTCCACTCAGATTCACAAAGATAGTATGTACGTTTTCTACCTTTTGCAATAGTATGGCTAATTCCATTACTTCCTTCACGAACTCCATGAGCAACTAAATAATCTTTTTCTGCTTTAGTAATTAATACTATGGTAATTACACCCTTTCGTTTATAAATTTCTCCTTATGATAGGAGATGAATAACTGACTCGGTGGGGATCGAACCCACAACATACAGATTAACAGTCTGCCGTTCTACCATTGGACTACGAGTCATCAATAAATAAATGTACCAGTATTATTAGTAATACCGATACATTTTTTCACACATTTCCATATATGAATTCCACCATGCTTTCGCATACTTTTTAATGAATTTAATCATTAGTATTTGCTCCTTTCTAAAAAAGATAGGACGGTAGCACAGATGATATACTCACGCCACCGTCCACGAGGAGAAGAAGATTATGAAAAATATTTGTGTTATTTTATTCAGGGCAGATAATAATACGTCTGCCCCTAGTATACAGTTTAAACTTGCAAGCCCTTATTTATTACACGCATTGGCAATAGCGTGGGAGTTTACTAACGCAACTCTGCGAGTTCTTCCCTCCATATTACACCCATTGTTGTAAGTCTCAAAACCCTTGGTTTTACAGTGCTTTTGGTACTTTTGAACAATTAGTTGCCGAAAAATTTATGCACATTTTTCGTTTGTAAAGCTTAACATAAACTTTTCTTTGTTTGTTTTGTACAATAAATTAAGTATTTTTCTTGTGTATTTTTCTGGTGAATACTTTCTTCTTTTAGAAGCACCTTCCTCGTTACTTAACCCAAGAGCTATTTCAATTAGTCTGTTTATTGTAATAATATTACCAATTTTTATTTTTTTCATTAATTCAGTAACCTCATTTGATTTTTCACAAATTTGTTTACTGCATTCATCATCATCTTTCCCTGCATATTTTAATTTTGTATTTTTTACAAAAGAATCATATTCTTGAACTAATTGCATAATTTTTGTCATTTGTTTATCATTTGCTTTTCCTTTCATTTTAATAAAAAAATATTCGGTTGATAATGTATCAGATGTTGAAGCATTCTGAATTTTATTAAGCCATTCTTCAAGCCAATTCATAGGACATACCAAACTTTTGTTAATACGATTTTTTAATTTACTTTTTGATTCTTCAATTTCATCCTGTGGTAATTCCTTACCATCTTTCGTATACTTAATTTCTCTTGTATATTTCATAAATTCTGGAAAATCACATTTTATTTTTTTCTTTCCAACTGTTTTTTTAATACTCATACATTTAAGCTTGCTAATTCTATCTATTTCTTTATTCCCATCAATTTCGTATTCTCTTTTACAACCATCGATAATAACCTGTGCTAATACTGACAATATGATAAAATTGTCATAAAGTTCTTTAAGTCTATTTTTATCAGGATTATCTTTCTGTAATTCAGTCCAATAATACGTCATTGCTAACTGTGCGAGATTACTAGAGTATCCAATACCCATACGTGATTTTGAAAATTTATTATCCATTGTTGCGTAATCTTTTTTAGTATTTGTATATGTGATTCCAGATTCTTGTAATGCGTTTACGATTGTATAAAAATTCTCATAACATCTTTTTGCGCAACAAACCATAGTTTGTTGATTTGTAACAAGCATAAAATCCGAATCCTCATCCATTCCGTTAGCTCTGTCTTGTATGTCTGTATGAATGCAATTTACCGCTATGATATTATCACTGAATGGAAAATATTCATCCATTTCTTTTGAATAAACATTATGTAAATAACAAATATTATTTGGGGAATTATGAGGGTTTCTGAAAGCAGCTAGATATTCGTTGTGTAAGAATCGTTTTGTATAACACTGAATACTTCCAATTTCTTGTGAGAGTGTTGGATCTTTTTCAAAATTTTCACCAACAGAATAGAGTAGTAATGCGTAAGGATTTCCACAAACCGTTAGATTGTCACCATTGATCATTATTTTTCCTTTTCGCATTTTAAAAACATATTGTTTTATTATTTCTTTTTTTTCATATCTAAAGAATTTACTATTTCCAAAGTCATGATTTTGATTATATAAATCTGCTAACATTTCATAATGATTTACTTCGTTTGCATTTTTTCTAAGAAATTTTTCAAACTCATTATTGTCTTTTTTAAGTAACTCAATATAATCAATACTTATTTGAGCAATATCTTTCACATCTTCCTTTGTACAAGGCAATGTATTTATCATTTGATAACTTAATTGTTGATATTTTCCAAGCTTACTAGGATGATCTGTTTTAACTATCCCCCATATATCGCCATCTGCATGAATTCTTTCACACCAATATTCATAAGCTTCTGCTATATCATTTCCCATAAGTTCCTGAAATTTTTTCCACTTAATTGCATTATCAGTTGTTATCATTTTGATGTCCTTTAGATAATGCCATTTCCCAAACATATCCTGAACTTGATAAGTTTCATAATCATAACCATTTTCTTCGCACCAATTTTTGAAAAATTTTTGAAGATATCCTTTAAACGCACAAGCTTTAAACAAATGATTTCTTAATAATGCCATTCCGTTTATATAAGATGGAAGATTAAGATAAGTCTGATCAGCTTCAATTAAAGCCATTCCGTCCCAAATAGTATTTTTTACTTTACGTTTTTCTTCTTCAACAATACATTTCTTTTGTACTTTGTTGTTTTTATCAAGATATTCTTCAGCCTTAACAACTTTTGTCATTGTTTCAAAGAATGAATCTTGATCTTTTAGTATTAAAATATTTTCAACTGGTATGTGAATTGTTCCTACGATAGTAGAAGTAGTAAGAGGTGCATATGCTGACATTTCAACAATTTTTGCATTATTGTGATTCATTTTGTTTCCAAGTCCAATAGTTAACCAATCATAAGCAATGTCATATAATTTACTATTTATAAACATAACCTGACCAAGTTTTGCTTTTGCACTTGTACGAAAAAGCATTTCGTAATGAATAGTTTCTTCTTTTATTGTTCCATCTCTACGTTTTCGCTTATATGTAACATCAACACCGTTTTCATAGAAATGTTCTCTAATTTCATCACGACTTTTTTCACAATATAAATCTTTATTCTTTTCAACCTTTTCTAATACATTTGTGAATTTTTCAATATCCTCATCAGATGTTGAATTTTTAAGAAACGTTTGTATTCGTTTTTTCTCATCATCGTAAGACCTACTTCCAAATTCATAATCCAAACATATAATATCTCTTGTACTTTCGTTTTTTGTACCTTTTTTATAAACATTTAATCCATTTTTTTGAAGAAAAAAACTGAATAAACTATTATTTAGCATAGCTTCTTTGTAAGTAAAATAATCTCTTGTGCCTAAATTTACATCATATAACATCCCAGCATTTATATTCTTGATTTTAATTCCAAATTCACTCATTTGTACACATCCTTGTCATTTTAAAGTTTGAATGTTTGTTCCCAAAATTCTTCTTCAGAATCGTAACCACCATAATCTATGCTTTCTGCATAAAGCGAATTCTCTATAGAAACTGCATCATAATAGCATTCTTCAATTTCACAACAGTTACTACAATCATAATTATTAATGCATTTTTCTTCACAAATATTGTATTTTAAATCATTCATTTCATTTAAGATTTTATTTAATTCCATTTCTTATTCCTCCACAATTCTGTATAATCCTTCGCCATTCCAAACAATTAACCCATAACAATGAAGTTCTAATTCATCAAAAATTTCTCCAATGTCATTCATATACTTAATAGGATCTTTTGACTTAAAACAATAAATATCATCATCCTGTTTAATTGCACCTAATAACATATTCTCTTTGGTGATCGCAAACACAGCACATTTATTACATTCATTATTTTCATACACCATTGTTTTACAGAAACTTAATGCCTCATCATCATTTTTCAAACAGATACTACATTTCTCACCACAACCACATTCACATTCTGGTGCTTGCATGAAATTCCATTCAGGATCAAGACCACAATCTTTGAGTGTGATAGAAGAGTAGATATTTTCATCTTTTCCAAACAATCCATTTATTTCATTGTTGTTTCTCCAACGTTTCATAATAATTTTCTCCTTATAATATTTTTTCGTATGCGTATCCATCATCTGTCGTATAATAGATGTTCTTGATTCCAAAATCTTTAATTGCAGCCATGCACGATTGACATGGACGAGAGATTCCGTGTGGCTTATCATTTAAGATTCTGTAAATATAAAGTTTTACTTTTTGGAAATTAATATCCAGATGACGGATACTATTAATGCAGTTGATTTCTGCGTGAAGTTTTGGAATAAAATATTCATTCCGGTTGTTGTTTCTATATTTGTTGTAATAATACTGTATTGGATGTGTTTTTCTCTGAATTACAACCAATTCCAACTATCTTTCCTTGATACACAGCAATACATCCAACATGTTCTCTATGGTAGTCTGACTGCAAAGCAATCTGCCTTGTTCTAGCAAACAATCTTTCGTCTGATTTAGAAATCATTTACACTGACGCTCTCTAGCTCTTTTTGTATCTTTTCTTTCTTCGTACAAATCTGCCATAATTTTACCTGCTATAGTTTCTAACGATACAGAGTAATATGTACAAAAATCAGATTCGTATAGTTTACCACCATAATGTCTATGGAATTCATCTCTTGATGGAATACGAAGTGTGTTATGGTTCTTTGATTTTGTTTCTGTTTCTACTGCTGTCATTTGTTTTTCTCCTTTTATTTAAGTAGTTCATCTCGAATCATCCTTTCTGTTGATGTGAGATTAGTTGATAGGTTTCTTATAATTTATTATTCTCCATTCTACTTTGCAGATTTATCAGGTTTAATTGTCTCTTTTATTGCATATACAAATGGACTTATTTTCATTTCTGTTGCATTGTTTGAAAGAATAGAAGAGATGTATAATTCCTTTTCTGCTCTTGTAATACCAACATAAAATAACTTTTTCTCATCATTTAAATCTTTACTTTTATTATGAGGAAGAAGTCCATCACTACATCCAATAATAAATACAACCGGATATTCCAATCCTTTTGATTTATGAATAGTAAGAAGCTGTACTTTATTTTCATTATCTACCTGCAAGTCTTTTGTAATATCATCTAAGTACATAATGAACTTATTTAGATCAGTATATTTCTTTGCAATATTTTCAAAGGCATTCATATTTTCAATCTGTTCAACATAGCTTCCATCATCAGCTTGCTTGCCTTTTGTGACAAATTCGTCAATATTTAATCTGACTCTTAAATAAGAAATCATGTCTCCAATAGAAGAAAATCTTTTATTCTGAAGATAATTAATCACTTCATAAATTTCCTGAACCTCCCACGATTAAAGTCGCAGGGTTCTCGGTCAATAACTCTATTGAGTTAAGTATCACCGAGCTATCCCCGTAGTTCCTACGGTTCTCATATATTACTTAAATACTTATTATTCTTAATCCTTCATTCAGAATATTGATAGCAGCATTAATATCTCTATCTAGTTCTGAATTACAATTTGGACAAATCCATTCACGAATATCTTCTAATTTCTTACCATCTTGATATCCACAACAATGACAAATCTGTGATGATGGATAATATCTATCTACTATAGATAATTGCTTTCCATACCATTGAGATTTATATGTCAACATTCTACGAAATTCCGACCACGACACATCACCAACTCGTTTGTTACGAATCGTAGAGTCTGTTTCTTTCATAGATTTCACATCTAAGTTTTCAACGCTGATCACATCATAAGTTTTTACAATGTTAGTCGTGAGCTTCTGTAAAAAATCTTTTCTTTGATTAGAAATATGTTTTTGAAGATTTGTAACTTTGATTCTTGCTTTATTCCAACGATTACTACCAATTGTTTTTCTTGATAATTCACGTTGCAATTTCACAAGTTTCTGTTCTGACTTTTCATAGAATTGAGGGTTTTCAATTTTTGTTCCGTCAGACATAATTGCAAAATCAACTAAACCTAAATCTATTCCGACATTCTGATTTGTTTTTGGTAATTGTTCATGTTTTACATCAGTGCAACATAAAGAACAATAATAATGTCCATTTGGCTCTTGTGATATTGTGGCGTTTAATATTCTTCCTTGAGGCACTTGCTTATCTCTTGTTTTAACAAGTCCCAATTTTGGAAGTTTAATACGTTTATTTATAAACATGATATTTCCACCAGCAGAAGTCTTCGTATAACTTGTTCTATAAGATTTATACCTATTCTTTTTTGATTTAAACTTTGGATATCCTGTATGCTCTTTGAAAAATTTCTGATAAGCCATATCAAGATCTTTTAATGTTTTCTGTAGAGAATCTTTGTCTGGCTCTCTTAACCATTCAAGTTCTTTCTTTAGTTTTGTTAAATCTTTAGAACACATATTAAACGTAAACATTGTTTTACTATTTTCATACGCTTCTTTTCGTTTATTAAGGTAATAGTTATAAACGAATCTTGTACATCCAAAAGTTTTTTGTATAAGTTCTTGTTGTTTTTTGTTTGGATAAATTCTATATTTATAAGCTTTTTCTGACACAATATCACTTCCTTTCTAATTACTTATTCTCTGTTTTAGATTAGAAAATTGTGATTGTTTAAGTAATGTATAAGAATTCTAGGAATCCTTAATCGTTTTAGAGGTTGTCGTTCACATAGGCTCGCTAATTCCTACGCATCCTTGTCTGCCTTATTGTTTAGCAGTAGGTATCTTGTACTTTCATACAAGCACAGACTATATCTTATCCATATCATATTTCTATGACTTAGGCGCAAACACTTCGGTACGCTTGTACCTACTCACCTCACGAGTGATAGTCGTTGAGGGCAGAACTATTCGTTCATTCCCTGCTGATTTCCAATTTTTATTCTGCACTTAGGATTTAACCTTATGCTATCTAACTAATTTTTTCTGCTTTCGCAACGTTCACACTTAGGTATATTTCATCCTTATGTTGTAGTTTAGTTAGCTTTATGGCGACAAGTTGTCAACCTTGCCTTGTTCCAGCATATTCGTTTGCTTTGTTGGATGTGGACTATTTCACATCACTACATACAGGTTTCCCTATATGCTGACTATTTTGTAAACGCTCACTTCCTCATGACTAAAGTCACAAGTGTGCGTTCGCAATTTAATCAATTCCATTTTTGAATCTCCAATTTCTTCGATCAATTGACATCATAGAACTGTAAAATGAAACATTCCGTCTTTTACTATTATTCTCTACTTCTTGTAGAAATTTTCTGTCTAACCATCTATTCGGTTTATTATATAAATACCTAAAAGACTCATTATCATTTTCATAAAGAGCAAGTTTTAGATATGAGATTAACAACTTTATTTCTGGAAGATCAGTAAACAAACTTCCGTTTACAATACTGAACGGTATTAATTTTTCGTGGAAAGTTGACTGTATTTTTGTTAACTGTGCATTTGTCCTTGCGAGAATCGCAATATCTTTATATTTATATTCTTTAACAAGTACATTAATCTTATCTGCGATTTTATCTGCTTCTTCCCATTCATCTTTATAGATAGCAAACTTTGGCTTTTTAAATGCTTTATTATTAGCAATACTTTCCCTGTAATTCTTGTGCTTAGAATCAGGAATGATATTTGCAAACACATTTGCAGTTTTAATGATATCTTCGCTGCAACGATAGTTTTTATTCAAGTGTGCAATCTTTGCATTTGAATAATCTTTTTCAAAATCAAGAATATATTTGCTATTACCACCACGGAATGAATAGATAGCCTGTAATGGATCTCCAACTATCATTGTGTTTTTGCTATTCAATTTCTTTAATAAAAGGGATTGTGATTTTGAAATGTCCTGGAACTCATCAGATAAAACATATTTGAAACAATTGCTGTAATAGTTATAAGTATTTTCATCTTCATTTAATGCTTCATTTGCAAGATTGAGAAAATCATCAAACTCTATATATCTATTCTCTTCCTTGAATTTCTCATAACTGACAAATATTTCTTTCATATTATTCTTGCTAAATGGATCATCATCTGAATAGATAAGTTCATCTGTTGTACTCAGCATTGCATTTTTCTGTTTTCCAATAAATCTTAAGATATCATTGTATGGAACATCATCTTTACTACATAGATTCATTCTGTCATAACAAATTGTCTGCATAATCTTTTCTTTTTCCCATTGCAATGTCCATACTTTAAAATATCCTACTCCATATCTTGTACCAATAATCTTAAGAGCGAGAGAGTGGAATGTTTCAATGTTTACTCCATTTACATTCAGTTCTTTTAGTTTGTCTTGAATATTTTCTTTTGCCTTTTTACTAAATGTAACAGCAAGTATGTCCTGTGGTGCAATAGAATGGTTCTTTACCATATTTTCAATTCGCTTTGTTAATACTGTTGTTTTTCCAGAACCAGCAGATGCTATAACACCAATGTTTCCGTCAATTGTATTTATGATTTCTAACTGTGCTTCACTATAATTCATTTATTTATTGTCCTTTCTTCTTTGCATTTACTTTAAGGTTATAATTATCTTCAATAGGTTTTTCTCTGATTCTACTTCCAAGGTATTCAGTTTTATTATCAACTGTAATTTCGCATAAGTTCTCAAATGAGAGAAGATAATCGCTTTTATTGAGAAGGTATTTTGTTTTATTTTTGTCGAATCTAATACCTGCGTTTTCAACAATCATATCTGAAAATTCTTTGTTAAAATTATCAACAAGTTTCTCTCTATTATATTCTCCAAAGTGTTCTAGTAATGATTTGCATTTGTCGAGATGAACATAATACGCTTCGTATGTACTGTAGAAGTATTTGATTTTCTTTTTATATAATTCTCTTTTTAAAACTTCTTGAAAACATTTTGCTTTTGAGCTGTAATATCTTTCACCTGCGTTTTCTATATTTGCTTCTTTGTCTGCAATAGAAACACATTGAGCATAGTAATCCATGTCTTCTTTTGTTGCTTGTCTTTGTATAAGTGAAACATTAACCTCTACATTTCCATCTTGATCAATAATTGACTTACCATCTGTTTCTTCTATGTTTATACGATCAACTTGTCTCCAAATGATTAAGCCAGCAGATTTGAGATAATTTAGGGCATTTTCTATGTACCAATTAATCATGTGGTCAGCTTTGTCGTAGAATTCATTAATCTCATTCATACTGATTTGAAATTCCTTGCTGCTATCTTCCCGGTTATACTTTAAAAGATTATAATTTTTATTTACCATATTAATCTCTCTAGCCCATTTGCCAACTGTAATATCTATACTGTTGTTTTGATCATGACCATTAATTAGGTCTGAAAGAATGAGTGGTACTATATATTTATAGAGAGATTTATTCATCTTATTAAAATTGGATGGAAGAGGATACTCATATACTTCCGTGATTTCGTAGATACGTCTTCCATTAACTTTATCTCTTTCTTCTATGGAACAATACTTATTCACTTTCTTGAAAAGGTTATTTTTACAATTACTTACAAATCTTCCTTTTTCTTTATAAGATTTTTTTTGAGCATCACTGCCAAATAAATTTACAAGTTCTTCTTCTGTAATTTTTCCTATTTTAATATTTTTAGTATCCATATATACGTCTCCCTTCTTTTAGTTATGGATATATCAATGAGTTTCTAATTATTTATTCTCCATTACATTTAAAACAACTGAATACTGCATAAAATCTAGTGAATTTAAGAGTGTACCACGGTTTCTCACAATATAATATATATATAGTGATAGTTTGCGGTACACTCTAAAAAGTATTGAAAAATAAGGAGATTTTAACTATTTTTGAAAAATCCTCCGTTTTCTCACAATATAATATATATATAGTGATAGTTTGGAGGATTTTTTATTCGTCATTAAAAACTACTATAAAATAAGTAAATATACTCATTTTTGGAATGTTGCTTGTCAACATGACAAAAATTAGATATGAGCAACTTGTTGCGAATATCTATAACGCCGTAGGCAATTACATCACTCTTTAGTATTCTTTTAATTTTCCTCCACAGTTAGGACAGTAGTTAATATATTCTGCTTTACAATCCTCTGGCTTAAGAATTAATAAATATGCCTTATCCCATTTACTATTATTTACATGACTACATCTGATCAGTGTATTTCCTGAACGTGTTGTATGTTTCATGCACATAATTTTCATCTCCTTTGTATTTTTATTCTTTGTTTGTGTCCTTATTGAATATTGCTTTTCTTTTTGTTTTCTTGATTTGTTCTTCAGTCATAAGATTGTTCTGAATTAATGTTGTAGTATCTATAAGTAATTCTAATGCATCTCTTAACTGTGGTGTATATTCTATTACATCCATGATATAATAGTCATTTCTATTGATTCTATTTTTATTGTAATAATCTTTATAAATTTGATTAAAGTCAATATTATACATATCTTCCAATTCTTTATAGATTGCAGTAGCTAATGGTTGTATATCAATCTGTGATTGAAGAGTATTACTTCTATAGAAGTCGCATGGTGCATTTTCAAAAGTTTCTGTTGTGATTAATTTTTGCTTCATATTTTATCTCCTTTAATTTTTATTGATATGATTGATGATTGAATTCATATACTTATTCTCTCATTACGAAAATTATTTTTTACATTTTTATATAAGTGGTACTTTGATATGAGAGAAGTGATTTTGCAAGATTTTAATTACCCCATCCCTGGCAGGTATATATCATATATTTCTGATAGGGCGATTTGATGGATATTTGATATGAATATGGAGTAGATTTCTATTTTTATGTGCTTTGTGTAAAGTTGGTAGGTTATGAGATTAGGAACGAAAAATGATGTGTTTTTATTTGATTAAACCATCAGTTTGAAATTGTGACTTGTTTTTGTGCATAAAAATAGACAGGTGTTTTACCTGCCATTACTTATGTGGGAAAGTTCCCACTCCCTTATACAATGTTACAACTTATCTTGTCTCTTCGTTCCAAGCTAAGATTATAACATTGTTCACTACACAAACAAGTTGTGTAGTTCAGTATGTGTATTTTCTTATAATTTCTATTTTGATATAACCTTACATTTTTAAACAGGCGATTTGATGACTTATTGATGAACAAAATGAGCTAGAATCAATTTTTATACCTTGAATGGTAAATCGTGCCTTTTTTACATTTGAATAGAATTTGATCTGATTTTATTTAAATAAGTATAGTAATTGAATGAAGTGTGTGTTTTTCTATGCTTTTAATTGTTGCTTTCGTATTGATACAATAAAATAAAAATGATAAAATAAATTAAAATATATTGATAAGGTGTGTTTTGTATGATAGTAATTAATATAAATATTGGAAATATTTTACAATTTTTAAAAAGTATTTCTACATTAATTCTTACAGTTACAGGAATAATAACATGTGTTGTTTCAGTTATTACATTACATAGAAATAGGATAGTGAAAGAAGAGTCTTCGGTTGCACAAATTGAAATATTTCCAATAAAAATATTGGGAGATCCAGTACCAAAATTAAGAATACAAAATTTTGGAAAATCTTCTGGCGAAATTATTTCTGTATCATTGGACTGTCAATTGCCTGTTGAAAAGATGATAATAAATCCATTTGAATATTACGTTGGTATGGTTTTAGCTTCAAATCAGTCATTTACAACAGTATTTGTAATAAATGATCTTGATTTAGATAAAGTTCCTATAAAAGAGTTTAATGTATATATGGAAATAAAATCTCTTGGAAAGATACAATCTAGAAAATGTCATATAAATTATAATTTTTTAGATGGGTATATTGAAACCAAAGCGACACCAGAAGATTGTATTAGTGCATTAAATAATATCAATCAAAGTATTCAAGGGCTTCAGTAAATATTTGCTGTAAGCTCTTTTTTATTAGTTCTTTATCTGCATTGTACGCATCCAATGTAATATTTACGGTTATGCCAGGTCTGATAACTCTATTGTTACCATTTGATATTTTTGTGATTTGAAATGATAGATTTTTAATTGTTGTTGGTTTTTCTGTTGTCATAATAATGTCTCCTTATGTAATTAATTTTATACACAAGTATTATTCTCTGTTGATGGTTTGAAAAGTTTTGATTTGGAAAAGAGTTGAATGGTAATTTTTTGACGTAAAAATAGTACATCGTAAAAATGCCTTTATATAAGGAAGAAAGTTAGGATGAGAGAGTGAATTTGTGAAAAATTTTAGTTGAATTTTGTGTGAAAGAGGGCGGAAAAGTGTTGTGGAATAAGGGCTTTGGCGATATAGGGTTCGATAAGGGGTGAATTTTTTGTGAGGTGCGATTTTCATTGAAAAATAAGGGGAATTGAGGATTTGAGGATTTTGGTGAAAATTTGGAATTTTGTGGGTGAATTTTTAGAAGTGGGAGTGATTTTTTGAGTTGGTGTGTGGAAAGACCACATAGTTAGTTCTGACTAATTCGAGTTAGCCTTTATGATTTTAACTACCCCCAGTATACGAGAAATCCCTTAAAAATGCGTACTTTTGTTATTTTTACGCATTTTTGAGACAATGAAATTTGAATTTTATCTTCTATATAAAGCAAAAAAATGGGACTTCTTTTTCTCGACATTATGTCTATTTTTAGAAAATGTATTTATATATAGGCGTTTTTGTTTGTTTTATCGTTTTTTAGACACTTTTATATTAATATGTCTATTATCATACAAAAACTACATACCTAGTTCATTACTATACAAAAAATATATATCTGTCTATTTCTCGACACACTGTCTATATATTTCGGATCTGATTCCATGCCCACCAAGTTAGCTACAACTAACCATCATCATTCCAATTTTTCCTTTTTTTTGCATTATATAGAAGAAACACGTTTTTTGAAAAAAATTAAAAAAAGTGCTTGATGTTTTTCAAGTTATGCAATATAATAGCAAGTGTCAAGAGGACAACGGTTCTCAAGTGCTTGACAAGTTGATAATGTTTTTGCTTTTATACTATTTCTATTTTCATTATGATTAACGGTGGTCGGACACATAAGAAAATAATAGTTGACAAACATCAAACGTTATGATATACTTGAAACAAGTCAAGAGGACAACCACTTGACAGATAATTAAATAGTAACTCCTCTCAATAGCAGACGGTTAGCACGTTAAAAAGTTTGTACGTGATTAAAACTTTTCCGTCAATCTAATGAGAGGAGAGTGGATAGGATGTATAAATATTATTATACTCCCTACGGTTGCATGGGATATGTTCCGTGGTTAAACAAGTACCAGTTGTTTAGCAATGATGCGGATTACATAGAGTTTATCTCATAACATGCAACAAGTGCGACTTATGCTAGTCTAGCACACCACAAGTCTATTCTAGCATAAGTCGTGCAAAAATTCCACAACAAAATAAACAGTTCCCATGTTAAATAGGTACAGTGCGTTTCCTAGAAACGTTCCTAAAGACTATGTAAAGTGGGAGTTGCTAGAGATTTCCTATATCTTTATCTAGGTTTTGCTCTATACAAATTTAATATTGCAGACAATAGACACAAAGTCTCGAAAAAATAGTGTAGTTCTTCCGACTTATTATCCGAAGGACGGCTGTCGATATGACAGTATAGGCTAGTGACCTATATAGAATGACGATTCGGGGTTCTCTTAGAGGTATATTCTAGGAAGTGCTTCAGTGATAGAAGAACATACCTGTCAAACTTAACAACTCAGCTAATTTAAAAAAGCTGTCCGATAGGAAAATACATAAAGACATGAGCATTGCATGGAGTGGCAGAAAACAGGGTAACACCTATTTTTCTTGATGTTGGGTAAAACCAACTCACATGACCGCTATGTTTACGCTCATGTAATCAGAGTTATACATAGTTAGAAGGGTAGAACAACTAGATTTCAACGCTACCAGTCTACCCTTTTATAGTGTGTACAACACGCTACAACCATTAAATTATCAAGAAAATCACGCTCAATGCGTGTCGGTGGAGATAGTATCAAGAGCCGTAGGAGTAATTATGATGAACCTTAATATTAACTTTTTAAACAAAAACGCTACACTTGAGCAGACAGAAGACTTCATGACAGCAATCACACACGAAGAGTCTGAAATGAGAATTCAGCTTCTTAAAGAGGATATTGCACGGATTAAAACCCGTATTTCTAATCTTGAGAAGAATGAGGATAAAACCCCAGAGCAGAAAGAAGTAGAAACAGAGGCTCTTTCTGTACAGTTGAAAGAAACTGAATTAACACTTGAGGAAGCAGAAAAAGACTCTGCGGAGACATTGGAAACATACAACAGCGTTATCTCTGTAATGACAGAGGAGAATCATGACCATTTCAAGAACAATGCGGATGTTGTACGGACTGTCTTGAGAGTCCTTGCGACCTGGAATAATTCTAAACTTGTAAAATATGCAATTATTCCAGCATTTAAGAGTCCGGCACTTTATAAAGCTCTTGAGTCTATCCATGTGAACTCTAAAGCCGGAGAGGATGGACAGATTGTAATGTCTAAAGAAGTCAAAGAAGCATATAAATCAGCTTCAAAAGAATTGGAGACTATTATAAAAACAACATTCTCTCTGCCATTCGAAACAATTTACACGGATAAGACTCGTGTAAAACTCACGGCAGAGGATAAAAAACTGTTACACGACAGTTATGTAAAAGGATTCAGAAACAAATTTAGAATGGATGAGAAAACAGGCGAGGTGAATTTTGAAACTCGCCAAATCAATACGCTTATAAAAGCGAAAAAGAATAAAAAGACTGGTAAAATGGAGTATGATTACTCTGCACTTGCGACAGTTATTTGCAACATTGTTATAAAACATTATTTCAAATAAACGAAAAATAGGTAGTACGAAAGGCAGAACTTTCGCTCTGCCTTTTTCTAGTGCTTATTTTTTTGCTTTAAGAAGGGAGAAAAAACATGAAAATCATGATAATTGAAAAGAATGGAAAATATAAAAACCACCATATTCCAGTAGGTTCAATCCTTCTTCAAACAGAAAACGGAATCGTTTATGTGTGCGAAAATTTCCATGAACAGAAAGACAATCTTTTCCGTGTATGGATCTGGAATAGAAAACAGTGGTGTCACGTATGGGCAAATAATGATTATACATATAATATGTATAAGTTTTATCTTTCAGAATTACAGAAGAGAAAACGAGAAATCAAAAAGCAAAAATCTTCTTCGTATTATGCGAATCTCATGAAACATGACCGCAGACATAAAGGCAGTGGAAGTGGTCAAAGATTAGGATTCACCGGAACTGTAACAGATTATGAATGTACAAAAAATCCGCTACATGATTTTAGAAGAAGTATGTATGTGTAGAATTAATATTTGCAAAAAGTCAAATGATATACTATAATAAAACGGAAAGGAGATTGTGACAATGATAGTATATTATAAATTAGACAAATTGCTTGAAAGTAGAGGAATTACAAAACGTAAATTATGTGCAGAAACTGGACTTAGTACAAATATTGTATCAAAGATTGCAAAAAACGAAGGTTTCAAAACGGAAACCATAAATCGACTTTGCGAATACTTAGAAGTTCAGCCAAATGAAATTATGGAATGGATACCAGATGCGGAATATAACGCAAACACAAAAAAAAGGGAAGAACTAGAAGCTCAAATCGCAAAACTTCAAGAACAACTGAAAAACTTATAAAAGTTTAGCACCTCAAACCAGGGTGCTATTTTTATACGCATTTTTGCAAAGAGAATGGAGAATGAACCATGAAAAATTTTACAAAATTTCAAATGATTTGTCTCATAGTTATGTTTGCCACAATAGCAGCAACATTCGACAAATCAATATGTCGGCTTTACAACGCAAACCAGTTTTCCCATCTCTATCCGCTTACCACCACAGTAACAAAGATTAAAAACGACACAGTAACCGTTGAAGATTCAAACGGGAATATCTGGTCGTTCGATGGTGCAGAAGATTGGGAAGTTGGAGATGGTTGTGCATTAATCATGCATGACAATTCAACAAGAGAAATTGTAGACGATGTAATAATCTCTACACGGTATCAACAAAATGATTGGTCATTGCCATATATGTATTCTAATTTAGAAATAACCGATTGGAATACAGACGGAAGAGAAATTGCTTTCATGCTATCTGATGGCACTGAGTTATACGCCACGAAAAGCGAGAATATATATAACAAATAATTAGCAGCCAAAAATAAGGCTGTTATTTTTATACCCAAAAATAGGAGGGGAAAGGCAAATGACTGCAAGAGAAATCAAATTCAGAAAAAAGGTAAAAAGGGAATTATTAAAGATTCTTATGTTACCAGTGGTATTAATAGTTGGTTACATCCTCATTGTAATTATGTTTAATTACTTTGGGGTAATGTTATAAGAGAAAGGAGAAAGGCAAAACAATGATGAGTTATGATTTAAGAAAATTATTGGAAAAAGGAAAATACAAATCTGCTATTCCTGTAACAAAGGCAGACAAGTACACACCTGGTCAATGGTATTGGTGCGGATATTGGCATCAAGCATACAAGGTTCTTGAGTCTCATTATAAGACTATACAAGGCAAATCGCACTTACAGAGTGTAACTGTTCAGTGGGATGATGGAAGAATTGGAACACATTGCACAGGACTTGACTATAAGAGAGATTATAAATTAAGAGTTTAAAAAGGAGGTGAATAATCATGATGAAGCATGAATTTGAAGAGAAACTCGGAAACCAGGTAACAGAAAAGGAATATAAAGACATTGAATTTGTCTATACTTTTCATCCGTCAATTTCAAATACAGAAGGCAAAACGCAAATTGCTCAACTGTATAAGATAGGTGGAATCCGTTTGATCAGAGACATGATTCCAACAGCACGGAAAGCACAGGAACTCGACAATAAAATCATGGCTGCAAACGCAAACTTGATGAGGCTGAAACGCCAGTCTGAAATGCTGGCAAACGGAGAAGAAGAAAGCGAGGAATAAAAAATGAAAGAAAGAACATTCATTATCAGCAACAAAAAGGCAGAATTATTCAAATATTTCTGTCTCGGAAATGACATTGACACTATAAGCTCTTCTCATGACGAGAAGAACAGATATTTTTCTTGTCTTATGACGGACAGAGAATTTGCAGAAGCGAAATCATTCTGTGATAAATACTGTAAACCTGAAAAGGCAGAAGAGAAATGTAATAGGGAGGTGATCTACATTATTATAGAAGAAACACGGATTATTCATGTATAATTCTGTTGACAATATGGCAAAAATACCATATAATATAATTACAGAAAATACATTGGAGGAATTTATGACAAACTTTAAAGCAGAATTTTATGAAAAGAACGGAAAGAAGCCAGCGAAAGATTTCATACTTTCATTAGAACCAAAAATGAAAGCGAAAATGTTTCACTTGGTTGATATGTTAGAAAATTATGGCAATGAATTAAGAGAGCCATACAGTAAACATTTAGGTGACGGTATATTTGAGCTTCGTTGTAAATTAGGAACAGATATTACAAGAGTGTTATATTTTTTCTATTATGAAGGGAGAATAATATTAACGAATGGTTTTACTAAAAAGACTCAAAAAACTCCACAAAGAGAAATCAAAATTGCCAAAGAAAGTCGAATAGATTTTATAGAAAGGAATGGTAAATAAAATGAGTGAATTTAGAGATTTATTAAACGAACAGCTTAAAGATCCTGAATTTAAAAAAGAATGGGATGACATTCAGCCAGAGATGGATGTCATTCGAGCAATGATTGATAATAGAATTGCTCAAAATTTAACGCAAAAAGAACTTGCTGAAAGAACAGGAATCAACCAAGCAGATATTAGCAAGCTTGAAAACGGAACAAGAAACCCGTCATTAAAAATGCTCAAAAGATTGGCTGCTGGAATGGGAATGGCTCTGAAAATAGAATTTGTTCCTATGACTGCACGGAAATAGCCTATATTGACTGCTTTATATAGGCTTAACCGAAACATAAATTAAATCCAGTATTATTTTATAACACCTTACACATCCGTAGGGTGTTATTTTTATGCGGAAAATTCCGCAATGCAAATTAAAAAAGAAAAAAATAAAAAGAAAAGAGGAAGATACATTATGTGCAAAATGTTTAAAGAAGTAACAGGAAAAGAAAATAAAGGTGATGTAAGTAAGCTGGAAGGATTACTCAAACAGGGAATTGATTCAAAGGCAAATGTAGTTATTATTAGTGTTCCAGTGGAATTGTTAGATATTGATGAATCATATCAGATTCCAGAAAGAACAGCGAGAAGTTTGTCATATCTTGTAGGACATTGGGATGACAATAAATTACTTCCATTAGCAGGTGTCCCACATTGGGAAGAAGGCAAAATTTATATCTTTGATGGATATGGAAGATGGATTGGTTCTCAGATGATTAAAGAACCAAAGGAAGATTTACAGGTGATGGTAATTCTCAATGCACCAAAAGATCCAGTAAAACGTAGGTTGTACGAAGCGAAAATGTATGCATTTCAAAATAAAGACGTAGCTAAAATGACAGCCGTTCAGAAGCATGGAGCAATGTTACTTATGCATGACAAAGGAACGGAAGTGCTTGAGAAAATGAAAAAAGAATACGGTTTTGAATACACGGCACAGAAGGGAAATAGATCCGCCTCTGTTCTCGGAAGCTATACAGAAGCATTATCTATTTGCAAACAAGGAGAAGATATTGCGAATTATATTTTTAATATTTGCAAAAAATCTGGTTTTGACAGAAAGACAAATGGATATAGCACATATGTAATGAGAGCATTGAGGGATATCTACAAATTATATCCTGAAAATAGAACAGAAATTTCTAAAGTTCTTATTAAATATCTTAGAAAAGTTGAACCAGTTTTCTTGAAATCAGAAGCAGTTGTTGAATATCCATTTTTAGATATGAAAGTTGCTTGCAGCTTGTTCATAGAAGATATTGTTGTTCGTGAATTAAACGCAAAACATAAGAGAAAAGTTGAAAACAATAAAGTTACATTTATTGTTGACTCAAATGATTTGAAAGAAGAAGCAAAAGCATAAATACATAATAGTTAGATACCATATAGCCAAGAGAGAATAAAACAATATAGCTCTCTTGGCTATATTAATGTAACTATTAACCAAAACACAAAAGAAAGGAAAGGCAAATGTTAGACTTAAACTTTTTCAAAAAACTTGCATCGTACAGCAATAACCATTGGAGATGCAAAATGACAGAAGAAGAACTCCATGATTCCTCAATGGAGATGTTTCAAGAGTTCACACGGTCGAAAAGGAGAGGAAAACTTTCCGAAGACATGACCGTGTTAATCCAGAATCTCAAAGAAGATTCTGAGAACGGTGGAACGGAAAGTAAAGAACTATTAGACATAATCCTCAAGGAATTTGAGGTGGTCTGATGGATAAGAAAGAATGGAAAGGAGAAACGTGCATGAGTAACAGGCTTCGACCAGTTTCTACGAATGATTTTCGTAAGAAGCTGAAGAAGAATGGTTTTCAGTTTTCCCGGTCTAATACCGGACATGAGATCTGGGAACGCAAACAGAGCCTTTCGATTCCAGTACATGATAAAGAAATTTGTGGTGGAATCGCAAAGAGACTTAGCAAAGAATATAATTTGAAAGATTAGGAGGAAAATAACAACGATGTATAAATTAGGTTGCTATGAAACAGATGGCAGTTTAGAGTGTCTTCGTATTGCAGATAATAAAGAGAGTGCAAAATTTGCGTACAAATATCTGAAAGACGAATACAAGTGTACAATCTGGGTTCAGAAGATAGAGTTTGTTGATCCAGAAGAAGAACTTTTTGATGGAGAGGAGGGAAATTAAATGTTAAACAAATCATTGTTAGAACTTCTTAAAGAAGAAGACAGATTGGTTTACAATGCAAAATTTAATAAAGAAACTTATGAGATGTTAAAAAATGAAGAAAAGAACGAAAGATTAGCATCTGAATACAAAGATAGCATGAAAAAGGCAGAGCAGGATCTTTTAGATTGCAGAAAAGGAATCGCACGGTATCTGAAATTTCTTGAAGCATTGATAGAAGATTAAGCTAAGATTTCTTATAGAATAAAGATGGTAAAATGACAGAACTTGGAATAAATTCAAAGACAGTTGGAGAATAATTCTTTAGCTGTCTTTTTTGATGAAAGGAGGAAACGATTATGAATGAATATTTAGAACAGGCAAAGAACTTTTTAAATAAGGCGAATGCAGAGTGTGAAATTGTATATGGTGGGATTTCACGGAATGAGAATTGGAAAGAGAAAGAAAAAAGAAATTGGTATGATGTAACAATCACAACACCAAGAGGCAAAATGACATTCACATTTTGGGACAGCATTCACAATACAGAAATTTCCACAATGACATTTGAGGAATACGCAAAAAAGAAACTCAAATATAACAGGGTTGAAGATATGTCGTATGGTGAAAAGGTAAAAGCCAAGAATGATTTAGCAAGATTAAAGGCAAAGGCTGTACCAGATGAATATGATGTGCTTGCTTGTTTAGAGAAATACGATGTAGGAACTTTTGAAGATTTTTGTTCAGAGTTTGGATATGACGAAGATAGTAGAACAGCAGAGCGAATTTACATTGCAGTTATCAAGGAATATAAAGACTTGACAAGAATTTTTACAGAAAAACAGATGGAAGAATTAAGCGAAATTCAGTAGGAGGTATGATTATGAGTTATTTATTCTTATTTAGAGAAAAAAATTCTGATGACAGAGATTGTTGTGCATATATTGATTCAAAGAATCCACGATTTGAATGCAATCATTATTTTGGAAGTGTCAACTTAAATGGAGCTTGTTATATAAGACATGAATTTCCTACTTATGAAGATATTGAAACGGTATTAACTAAGGCAGAATACAACGAATTGGTTCAGTTCAACAAGGCAATTAATGATTTAGGATATGGAATTACTAAGGGAGATGAACGTTACAATAAAGGAATTATTCTTGCAAAGGCAGTACAGCATATTTATGATAAGCTTAAATCTGAAGAAGCAAAAGAATTCCAGCAGAAAATCATTGAAAGCGAAATCGAATATATGAAGGACGAATATTCATTGGATGATCTAGATATTGAGAAGATATTTGATGAATATTGTTTGGATTACAGAGACAGGGGAATTATTGGCAGTGTGTTTAAAAACAGTTCGGACTTAGGATACGAGGAAGCATGGAGTCTTGGATACATTGGAAATGGAGATTCTATTGTAGGTAAATATTTCGATTATGAAAAGTTTGGAGAGGATTTAGTCAATGAGGATGAAAATTATCTCGAACTTGATGACGGACGAGTTGTACGTCTAAATTATTAGAAGGGAGCGAAGAATATGACAATTACATATGATTTAGATTTAAACAGTTTCAATGCATGGAGTGGTGCAGTAGACACACTTGACAGGATACAAAGAGAAGGTAAATGCGAAGAATTAGAAAACATTCTGGAAGATTTATACCCTGATGGAATGACGGAAACGCAGCTCAATGATTTATTATGGTTCGATTCTGAACAGGTGTATGAATGGCTTGGAATTAGAAGCGAACAACAGATTAGAAAGGAAATCAAGGAGGCAGAAGATGAACTTGCTGATATTCAAAGCGATTTGGAAGATGAACTTGACGATGAAGATCTGACGACAGAAGAGAGGGCAGAAATTATTGACAGTTATCAGCCAGACATTGATGAAATCAAAGAGAGAATTGCAGATTTGAATGAAGAATTAGAGAATATTTAATCAAAGGAAATTGTAATTTAGAAGGGAAAATATGTCATGTGGATATTTGAAGCAACATATGAAAATATGGATCTCAATAATTCTATTAAATCTGTAAAGCGAAAAATAGAATTTGATGGTGATAATTTTTTCAATGCTGGAGATGAATGCTACCGTTATGCATTAGAACAAGCATTGAAAATGAAACAGAAAAATGAATGTTTGGGTTGTTTGGAATTTATAGCATGTTAGAAGGGAAGGCAAAAATAATGAAGAAAAATAAACCACGGTGGAAAAATCTTGATATGTGGGAACGGTTAGCAAGAAGATGCAAGCAGAACGGAGCTTCTGAAGATACTGTCGAACATATCAGAGAGCATGGAAAACAGAGAGAAATCGAAAAAAATAGCAAATGAAATATTAGATTCATAAAGAGAAAAGAGAGGTAAAAACTATGAGAATTAACGAAGTAAGAAAAACAGAAACAATTGAGAAACTGGTGAAAGTTGAATATATTGCAGAGGATGGAACTGTATTTAATAACGAAGAAGAATGCAAGAAATATGAGGAATCTGCATTGTTTGCAATTAGTAGACACCTAAAGAGACTTGATAATGACAACTTTAAAAAAGGAGGTTCTTCTGAATATGATATCTATGATGAATGTTCTGAAGAATATCTGGTAGAAATTTTTAACGCAGAAACAGAAAAGGACATTGAGAATATCAGGAGGTATGTATACCTTAAAGCACTTTCAAAATCTTCACATGTAAACAAATCAGATGTTGATTTATCTAATATTACGCCAGGACATGAAGTAATTATTCATTGGAATTATGATGAAGATTGTTGTTGGACTATCGGAGATGGAAGTATTGATGCTTTTTGTAATTATATTAGGAGCAATATTGAAAAGTTAATTACACCAAAAAGAAAACGAGGAAATGGAAACTAAATAAAATAGAGAATAATAAGGCAGATGCAGAAATGTATCTGCCTTATTTATTAGAAAGGAGAACGTAAAATGAGAATTAAAGGAAACGAAGTCTTGTGGTTATCCGAAAAGAAAAACGTAGCTGTGGCATATTCACAGTTTGATCTTGGCGAAAAATACAAAGTCTACAGCAAGGTAAGATACGGTGAAAACTCCATATGGGAATATAAAATTAGTTTCGGAACGCAAGGTGAAGCAATAAAATATGCAGAACAAATTTTAGACGTGGAGGTAGAACAATGATATATAACGAACAGAACTGGAAAGAATTGCTTGATGCATTACATTTTCAAGAATGCGATAATAGTTCATTCGGTGGTAAATGTATTTTCAATGACAAAGGGATACCAGAATGGACATATGACAGCAACGATGAAGAATACAAACGGAATTTATTTATGTTTCTTACGGGTGCATTATACATGAAACATCATCTTGGTATTTTTTAGGAGGATTGAAAAATGGGACTTGTATATTTGAAAAATGAAGAGAAGCGGATTTATGAAGCATATGGAATGATTGTGTATGGAATACAAGATAGATACACATGGAGTATTTACCCAGATAGACCGGATGAAAATGTATATACATCATTACGGATTGAAAGAGATGAAAAGAACATTTTAGACGTTCATCTTGGAAATTTGTGTATTTTTGAAGAGAATTTTAATAGAACGATTGATAACTTTTTATGGTGGATTGATAAAGATAATCCAAATTCATACGATATTAAACATGCTATGCTTAAAAGCCTGACGAAAACGGATTCATTATTCAATCATCTGATTGGAAATCGTAAGCGAAAAGAACAGGCAGAGGCTAATGAGAAGGCAAGAGTCGAAGCAATCAAGAAAGAAGAACAGAGACAGATTGACTTGATCAAGCAGTATTGCAAAAAGGAAAATCTTTTATTCAAACAGTATTATGAGAAAGCTTATCTGATTAAGTTGTATAACGAAAATGTAAAACAGATGATCGAAAATGCAGATAACAAGCAGTTTGAGGGATTGAGAGATTTTATGAATGAACATCCTGATAATAAAGATGCTGTGATTATTATGAATGGAAATATTGAAGATATAGTAAGGCAGATAGAGTAGGAGGTTGATTGATATGAGAGATAACATTAAAGAGATTAGTAAGGCAGAATTTGTTAGAAGAATTACAAGTGGTAAGTCATTATTCATTGGGATTAGTCCTGCTATGGATGATGGAGAAATTGGTGCTGTAAGACAGAGAAGGCTTGAAAATTATAAATCACATGCAAGAACATGTGTGGCAAAATCAAATAATCATTTAGTATTTGATGGAGATAGTCATTTGGAACTCAAAGATGTAAAACCACATACCTTTATAAAGTGCTATGCAACAGATGACAATATCCTAGTTGTAGAACAAAAATGGCTTGATATTGATTGGAATGGAAATGTGGATGATACAAGATACAAATATTTGTATTACACAATGGAGGAATAGTTATGATAATTGAAAAATTATCTGGTGATTTTATCAGAGGATATACTAAGGCAATTCAAGATATTTCTGAAGTGTTTGACTATGTTAACAATGATTTGAAATGTCATAAAAAACGACTGAATGACAAATTAGCAAAAGAATTGCTCAAATGTATATTAGAAAATCGTGAAAATATAAGAGAAGATAAAAATGGATTTATTAGATGGAATTGTGTAACAAATAAATTTGAGTGGTTTAAAAGGAGCGAGTGAATATGACATATAAATTTGCTTTTGAAAAGAGAGATTATGCGAGAATTGATAAACTGAATAAACTTACAAATGCTGAAACATTTTATGATGAAGCTCGTAAACTTGTTAAGAATGTAAAGAGTGACCACGGAATTAAAAGCTGGCAAGTTTTGGCAGATCAGAGATATGCAGAACTTATTACAGGTTGCGAAGATGTTAGAAGAAATATTGATTATGTGGATGGAAAATTTCACGAAAGATATTTTGATACAAATGGAAATGAAGTATTTGTGACAGCATAAGGGAGTGATGTAAATGGAAGGCAACTATATTATAGTTGATTTTAATGGCACAACTCATGTATCAATATTGACAAAGACAAAAGAACTTTTGGAAAAGGTAAAACCAAAGGGTTGTCCATTCTGTAATTATTCGATGTTTAACTTATTAAGTGATTGGATACAGATGTATTCATGGCAAATGGAAAGAAATAAAAGAATTCCACTTGTAGAATTTGTAAAAGAAATAAGAACAGACGGGAAACAGATTTATAAGGATTCAATGATAAATATTTTGGAATTATAGATTGTACAACATCTGATGAAAGAACGATTTCAAGAACGGAAGATAGAGAAATATACAATAGAAAGGAATAAAAATATGGAAGAAAAAGATATGAGAATTTGTCCAGTGTGCGGAAAAGAAGCAGAAAGAAATGATATGAATTTTACAAGAGACTGTCATGGGATTACTTTTAGATTGGTATGCTATAGTTGCTGAAGGTGAAAAATATGATTAGTACATTGGAAAGAGAAAATAGCATTGATGGAATGTTGTTTGGAAAAATGAAAGAACTTCCGAACTGGTATGGAATTGATGACATCGGATTTACATGGCATGGCGAATGGAATGATCCTGAAATTGAATATAAAGGAAAACGAATTAACGCAAATATCATTGAAGATTCAATGTGGGAACGTTGGATTCGTGATGATGAAGGAAAATTAATTGACGGAAGAGAAAATGATGTCGAAGGTTTTGAAAAATTCATGTTAGATAACAAGGATGAAGTTTATGAACTGATTGAATTAGCAATGGAAAGTGAGGAATAAAAGTGGGAATTAATGTATTGAGAGTTGAATTGGTAAGAGAAATCGGTAATTTAAAGACGTATAAAATTATATATCAAGAAGAAACAGAAGTCGAAACAACGCTTGTTGGAAATACATTCAATTACAGTGAAGAACCTAACCTTCCTGAAACAGTGCTTGATTTTGCAGAACAGTGGATTCTTGGAAATATTTAAAAGAAGGAGTGATAACGATGTTACTAAAAGATGAAAACGGAAAGCAGACAGTGCTTAATCAAAATCCTCTTACAAAGGAACTAAGCATTACTGTCATAGATAAGATAACACGGAAACGGAGAACATATAGAAACAAGAAAATGATATGTAAATTGTTTGCAGAATGTGTAAAGGAGAAAATATGTACAAGTTAAGAATTTATGATTTAATAGGTACTGACAGAGGGGAACTTAAATCATGAAGAACTGTTCGATACTAAAGAGCAGATGGATAAAAAGTATGATGAGTTATTTAAAATGGAACTGTATAGTTTAAACCCTACTGCATGGGAAAAGATTGACGGTGGATGGAAACGATTGGAGGGATATTAATATGGAAGTAAAGATATATCAGAACAAGAGAAATAGACAAAAATATATAGAAGTGCATAACGATGGACACTACCACAATTCTGTTCGTCAGTATATAGAACATAATCAGAAGGTTGCAGGTCGAAAGGTTGGAATTGTGCGGAACTACACTGGTGATGGATCGTTGCATCGGTGGAGAAAATGTAATTTGAAAGAATTGTTGGAAGACTATAAAGAGGTGTGATATGAAACGGTATGGAGAAAGTTTTATATTAAAACAAGATTTAATGGATACAATAGCATCATATATGGATGATGATATAAGAGAGGATTTACATTTCAGGATTGCGCCATGCAATCCTGATTTATTTTTAAGAGAATATATAAAGAGAGATCCTGATTTTGTCGATCTTCTCAAAAGCGAATTTAGTATAGAAATGGAGTGATCAGGGTGAACGCAAGGGAACTTGCAGAAAAAGTTGTTGATTGCTTATCTGATGGATATGACGATGAAGAGAACAGAGATGAAGCTGAAAATCTTCTTTATGATAGCTTGTCACAAATAAGTAATGACAATCCAATCAAAATTGTATTGATCAGATTGTGTAAAACGATAGAAGAATTACAAAGTTAGATTGGAGGATAAATAAATGAATGGAATGACAAGAGAAATCCTTAGAAAAGAACTTGAATGTGGAAAACGTCTGAAAGATCTGTTTGAATTTTCAGATGGTCAAGATTGTATCATCTATAAAGGGAAATTCGATTTAGAGAATGCGGAGAATATTATCTATATTCCAGATATATTCTTAAATGACATTGATATTGATACGGATTTTCTAACAGAAATGGAAATCAAAAATGTACTAAACAACTGCTATACAACAAATGATTTCCTAGAAGAAGCACAAGGTCATGTAAATCTTGCGGAAAGTCTTTTCGATTATGTTGATTGGCAGCATTTAGATTTGAATGATTTGTTGGAGGGATATAAGGACGAGCAGGAAGAATTTTTGAAAAGATACGGATTTCCTTATGGTGAATTGGAAATGTAGGAGGTATAAGTTATGCACATTCACACGATTGAACAAGAATATGAATATAGAATGAAAAATATTATGGAGAAATTTATAGAATGTTATAAACTTTGTGGATTAAATCCAGAAGAATTACAAGATAAATTATGGTCGGAATATGCAGAAGAATTTGCTCATGCTGTTTTACAAGATATGGGTGATTTTTCTGGTGACGAATTGTTTGAGATTGGAAAGTGATATACATGGATATTACAAATTTATACGTATACAGAATTGAAGAATTGGCTGTTGGAATCGTAAAGGCAGAATCTTATGAAGATGCAAGAGAAAAAGTAAAAGCAGCTTATTTAAAACACAATGATTGTTTTAATTCTGAAAGAGATTTCGTTGAATTGGAAAAGATTGCGGAAAATGATTCGTGGTTTGGTGATAATCCAGATGTGATTGAGATTGATGATTTAGTATAGAAATGGAGATGTGGAAATTATGAAAGAATTTATAGTTAGATGGACAGCAGATGGATATTGTGTTGAGTTTCATTATCTAGTTGTTGCTGAATCATTAGATAATGCAAAAGAATTGTGGAATGAATATGTAAAAACTCATGAGGAAATTCAGCATTCATGGAATAAAGCGACAAGAGCAGTTAAGTATCATTATGGTGGATATATTTCATGGAAAGATAATGGAGAAACCAATAGATCTAAGGGTTGTTGTGAAATGGAAAGTGAGAATATCTTTACTGGTAGCGACCATTTAAGAGATTAATGAAACAAGATTTTCAACAGATAAGGAGATTGGAGGAAAAATGTTATGGCAATATATCAATTAAATAGACCAAATATTGATACAATTATTGATTATTGTAATGACCTTGCTGCAAATGAAAAATTAGAAGTGTTTGAGTTTGGCAAGAATAATGATTTGGTTCTTCATATTTACAAAGACGAGGAATACGATGCGTCAAAAGACAAAGATTATTCTAATTTAGTCAATATTAGCACTGCAAAAGAAGGAAAATGGGTAGACGACACAGGAAATATCTATGTAACAGATGGTTCTTTGTGTAGGGAATTAGAAAGAATCAACAGTTATGAAAAATTTTCCACATTGTAACAAAATGAAACGATGATTTCAAAACGAAAAGGAAGATGATTATACATGAAAAAGATTATTGATGGAAAAACATATAACACGGGAACAGCGAAAGAAGAGTTAATTACAGAAGCTGTGAAAAATGGTGGATTTACAAGAGAAGATGCAGAAAGAGGATATGGAATTTTTACATCTGATTTTGGAAATGGTGCAAAACATATAGAGAGACTTGATTGTATGATGATATTCAATAGTGATGCTGAAGCTGCTGAACAGGCTGAAAAAGACGGAATCAAAATTATACATGATATGGAATTTGATGATGAAAATTCAGCAGCTTATATTGATACACCGGAGAATAGAAAATTACTTGCAAGTTTAGTAGTTTAGAAAAGAGAGTAGATAATGATGGAATTTTTAAATGGATTTGCATGTTTAGCTGGTGGAATGCTTTTAAGAGAAGTATTAAACAGATTTGGAATTAAGATTTGTTCTGTAGAAGGATTATTGATCTGTTTAGTTGCAGCAATAATATATATTGGAATTATTAATTTTATATTTAAGTAAAGATAATTAAATGGAAAGTGAGCGATTCAAATGACAAAAGAAAAAGCAACTGAAATAGTATCAGAGTATTTAAAAGATATGAATCCTGACATTTGGGACGGAAATGGGAATAGACCAACATCATTTGATGATAGAGCTTGGCAATATCCATTAACAAACGAAGTGAATCTTGAGATTACATTTGTTAATAACGAAGAAGATGGATGGTGTCATTATTGTGATTTAGTATACGCATCTGACAATACTTCATTTGATGTGTTAAGTGGGTATGGAATTGATTCCGTACAGAATATTATTGATACAGTGTTGGATTTATGCAGAGACTATAAGTTGTAATGAAACGGAAAGTATTAGGAGGAAGTAATATGGATGATATGAATATGATTTTATGGAACGAATTAAAGAAACATAGAGGACATAAGGTGAATATTGTATCATACGGAGATTGGAATGAACCGGAAGATGTATGTTTAGAGTGTGAGGATTGTGGTGAAGTTGTGCTTGATGCAGAACTATACACATTGTGTGCAAGAGAAGATAATTGATGAAACGGAAATTTCAAAAGGATGGTGAAAATTAAATGAAAAAAGTATCAGGATATATTAGTGTAAGAGCATTAGGTTGTTACGATTATGAGTTTTATGTAGATGATGATGCTACAGATGAGGAAATTGAACAGAAAGTAAAGGAATATGAGCAACTTAGTCATAGGTATAATGTAGAAGAAGGCTATGAAGCTTATACGGAAACAAAATATAGAAAACGATGAAAAGCACATTTCAAAGCAGAAAGAGAGGAGAATAATATGTTTAAAGATATTTATTCAAAATATAAAACTAAGGTTGACGCAGCACTAGAGGACTATATCAACGAACTTCAAGATGAATATAGAGAATTAAGCAACGAAGATTGCATAGAAATTATAAATACATATGCTGATGAAATCATGTCGATCAATGCAATTTATAGTAATTTTGAAAATGCAGCAGAAGAGACTGCTAGATCTCTTGGATTTGTAAATGATATGAATGAAGCGTATTTTGATTTTGAATTATTTAAAAACAGTTTAAGAGATAATGAAAATTATATAGAACTTCCGTCTGGTGTTGTAGTTTATATAACACGATGAAAGCATGTTTCGTTAGGAGGTGTATCTTATAGATATTATAAAGAATTGGTTTAAAGATAATGGCTATGAAGTCGATGAATATGAAACCACACTACAAGCGAAAACAGATACGATTTTATTCCTGGTTGTAGAATCACACAACGGAACAAATGGAAAATGGATGTTACGAGTAGCTGCGTTGGTATCTTTTGACAGATGGGCGAATTCGACAGCCGTTGAGGAATTCTTTGATACAGAAATAGGACTATATAATTATTTGGGAAACAATCAGCTTTACATTTATAAAGATGTATTGAGAAGTTTATCGGAAGAATATGAGGAAATGTACAGAGTTAATTATGAAGATTGATCGGAGGTGGAATTATGAATAAAAGTGGTTTTAATAAAAGGGAACTTGAATTGATCGAGAATATACAAGCTGCTGAGAGCTATGTATCTGGAGATAATGATTTAGAAATGGATTCCTATAATGATGGGTGGTATGCTTGCGAATACAATGGAGATGAATCAAGAATAATGGATAGTTATTCTAACGAACCATTGATTACGAATGAAGAAATAGAAAAATACAATGTAAATATCTATAAGGTACTTGATTACTGCAATGTGTACTATTGTGGATAGAACAGAGGTGACTAATTATGCTAGAAATGAGAAACGGTTTTGTAGCAACAGATGATGATTGTATGCAATGCCGGAAAGATTTGGGAGAAAGAAAATTTTTATTAATTCAGGCAATTTGGATGGATGGAGATAATGAATATTGTGTAGTGGCGAATACAGAAGATTTAAAAGAAATGTCATTTAATGATATTGAATTGGCAATTTGTGGTTTCTACGATAGCATAAAGGCAATGGAAGAATCTTACGAGTTGCCTTTAGGACAGCTTGATGAACTTGTTGCTGAATGTTCTTTTGAGAATCATCCATATTGTGATTGGGAATATGAAAGTAAAATTGTCACAAAAGAAAGAGCGGAAGAAATTATTCAGAAATTTATTGATACTAACGGAGAAGTATTTTGGGAAAAGGATTATAAAAGATATTGATAATTGATTGGAGGTAGAAATTATATGGAATTAATGAGTAGTAGTGTATTGTTTAAAGTACATGGTGGAAAATATGTTCATAATCAAAAAGTTTCGTTAAGACCTATCGAGCATCATTATGAAGAAGACGGTGAACCGGAGAATATAAAATACAGTTGTCAATTATGTGAGAATTTGTCAAAGTCATATCCGAATGAAGTAATGGACGATGATGAACAGTTTAAGAGATTTTCTTTTCCAAAAGGAACTCCACAATGTCCTTGTTGTGGAATAAATATTGAATGGAATTACAAAGGAATCAGCGAATTAGCAAAAGCGTTTGAACATATAAGTGGGGAACTTTCTATTTAGTGAACGATAGGATTAATTGGAGGTTGATTGTATGAACAAATTACAAGCCATAAGAGATAGAATTGTAGAAATCGCAGAAGAAAACGGATGGAAAGTTGATGTTGAATCAAATGACGGAGATAATTTTTCTTATGAATTTTCTAAATATAGTCCGGCAGGTCGAGATTTCAATTTTGAAGCAGAAATGGAAGATAATAATGTATACGTACTATTAAATAACATTAAAGATTATTATGATAATTATGATTGCAGCTATGAGGCTTATTTGTGGCTAGATAATACAGGACATGGAACAAATGGCGCACCATATGATATGAAAGATGTTTATGAGGATATGGAAGCGTGTGAAAAAATGATTTTTGAATTATGGGAGTCGTTAAGTAGAAAGGATTGGGAGGAATATTATGAATATTAAATATTACGAATTAAATTGCGGAGTAAAGGCAACAGAAGAAGAAATTAGAAATGGCACAAAAAATGGATGTGAAATCAATAGAGGTCTTATTGATACGGAGTATAGTATAGCAATCAAAGCAGATCACTATCCAACTTTTGAAGAGGCAGAAGAGTTTATAAAAGACGATTTGAAAAAATTTGGATATGATGGTGTTTATGGAATTACACCATTATCAGAAGAGGAATTACATTCGTTTTTTGATACTGAAAATATTGATAAATGGAAAGTATTAAGTAAATGAAAACCGAATTTAATTGGAGGTTGATTATATGCAAGGAAGATATCAAGTTGTAACCGATGGTCATTCCGATGGAGGATTGGAAGAAAAGAAATCATATTATTATTTAAAAGACGCTAAGAAAGCTGTTAAGGAATATTTGTCAGATGGATACGAGGGTGGAGCTATCTATGATATTATCTCTGGAAAATGGCACAGCTTTTATGGAGATTTCAGAAAAGAATTAATTTGAAAATGAAAACAGTATTTTATGATTGAAGAATAAGGATATGAGTTTAAAAATGAAAAAATCAACAACTGTAAAAACAAGAACAATGGGATATGTATGGATTGATACCTGCTTTACATTGGATCACGGTTGGGAGACAATGGTTTTCGCAAGTGATAAAAATGGAAAAGTATTAGATTGGATGGATTTAGATTGTGATATTTATGCAACAGAATCACAGGCAAGTGAAGGACATGATGAAATGGTTGAAAAATGGAAAGATATGTAACTGGTATGGTTTATATAAGCAAGGATGAGAAAAATGATTACATTAAAAGAATTAGTACAAGAGCAAGCATGGAACGATGCAACAGACCTTCAGATAATCAAGGCATATTTTGAGTTAAATGATTTAGAAGCTGATGGAATTGATATTATCAGTGAATTAACAAAGTCAAAAATAAATAAGGTAATAAATAAATATGCGGTAGCAGAAACATGGGTTTGTATGTTACCATCAAAGTATTTATATGAGAATTATAATTTGGACATAGCTGATCGATTACACAGATTGGAATTAGATTATTTGATGAATGGCTGCGAGTTGTCCGACAAACAGTTTAAGTGGGCGAAGAAAAATGTTCCCAATATTAAAATGCCAGAGTGTTATTTCCAGCCATTGATTGCATGGTTGGAAGAAAAGGGAATTAAGTTCAAGTAACAATAATGTCAATATTACAAACATAGTTACATATACAAAGAGAGAATAAAGAGTTAGGAGATATCCCTAGCTCTTTTATATTACAACAAAAAGGCAAATGAAAGGAGAAAAATTATGAAAGTATTGGCGGATTTTGGAGATTTTCAAGTAGTAGAAACCGTTAAAAGTATTGATCTAATTGATATTTCGAGAAGATATCAGATGGTTAGTGTTAATATGCCAGGAGAGAAACCAAAAAGAAAGAGAAGATATGAAATAACAGATAATGGAACAGCATATATGGTTGTTATATGTATGTTCATGTTTATCCTGTGTGCAGTTGTTCATTGGATCTATTTTGGATATTAGAAAGGCGGTTGATGTTATGTGGAATAAAAGAATGCCAAGAGAATCATGTGTAGTTGTTATCAGAGAGTGCAGCAGGAAAGGAATTGTTAAAGAATCCGTTGCCGTGTATGACGAGAATGAGAATGTTTTCTTTAAAAATGGAAAGCGGATTTCTAAGGTCAAAGAATGGAGATATAGATAATGGCAGTAATTATAGTAGGAATTGTATTTTATTTGATTGGATGTGCAATGGAAGATTTTATAAATAGGAGGTAGGATTATGCTTTTCCCGGCAATTGTGGTAGCAATCTTTTGTTACTGGGTTTATTGTATGATTTGCAAATAGAAAATGGCAAGGAGATCGAAAATAAAATTTGGAAACCCTCGCAAGAGTTCAAGATTTATCTATCTGAATTGTTTGCAGAGTGATCTTGTAACAGGCGAGGGAATTCAGCGTAGACATGGACAAAGGAACGAGAATCATATCAAAGATCTATGGTGTTGTAGGTGCAAAAATACGGTGAAAACACTAGAAGTTAGGTACTTTGATGATTACAAAGAGAAATTGGAAGAGGCAAAAGAGCTTAGAAATAAATATTACGGAAAAGAATGTTTAAGAGAAGGAGCGTAGATAATATGGGAATAGGATTATGCGTAAAGGATATAGAATTTAACGGTGCTATGCTTAGAGCAGCGGAAGTAGAAAATATCATTTATGTTGGTGTTAGATGGATCTGCCATGGATTAGGGTTTAACGAAGGAAAAGTTAAATCAGAAAGAAAGAAAATACAGGAAGATATCGTATTAAGTCAAGGGAAGAAATTTCTTCCCTTGGGAAATAGCAATTCTGATAGCGAAACATTATGTCTTATGTTGGATTATCTTCCATTATGGTTGGCTAAAATTTCTATCACACCAACAATGAGAAGAGAAACACCGGAGATAGCGGAAAGACTTATAGAGTATCAGTTAAAAGCAAAGGATGTATTAGCAAAAGCATTTTTACATAAGGAAGAAACGGAGCTTACAAAGGTAAACAACAATATGATCCAGATTCCAATTCCTAAATATCCTGATTATGCAGAAGAGTTTGAAATCTTATATGCAAAAATGAATGACCTTGAAGAACAAAATGTCAAATTGTATAACGGAATGTCAAACATGGCAAAGCTGCTTTTAGATATAGCTAACAAAATGGAAACTAAAGAACTTTCTGAAGTAGCAGTTGACAAACCACATATTCAATTATCTGATGAAGAATTATGGAAACAAAGTATTTACAAAAAGGCAGAAAACATCGTATGCGGAACAAATTTCAGAAAAACTTCTATGGTCTTGAAATATGTGTATGACTATATGAATAAGAATTATGGTATCGTATGGGAACAGGAAATGAGGGATTGTAGACAGAAGAACAATTTGCATAGTGCACCAAATACGATTGATATTGTATATGACAATGAAAGTTTGAGAAGTATTTTTACAGCAATTCTAACTGATATGGAATATAAGGCAAATAAAAACGCAGAGAAGAAAGAAGATGTTGAATGGTCGGATCAGAAGATTGATGAGCTTGTACGGAAGTATCACGATAGAAGTAGAGGACACATGGTTACTTATAGAAGAGTTTATCGAAAAATGGACGAGGATTCTAATATCTGTTGGAAGAACCTGGAAACAAGATATATCAATGAAGTTGGTGGAAAACCATCCAAGAAAGATTTAATCAATTCAAGAAAATCTTTACAGCCAAAATTTGTAAAAGCAATCAGAGAATTGATGGAAGAAAACTGATAGTTCTGATATAATGGAATAAGGTATTGTCAACAAACGAGGTAGTTGAAATGAAAATAATGAACGTAGTAAATACATGTGGAGATCGTGTGCAAGTAGATTTTGATAGAAAATCTATAATATCTTATTCCAACAGAGAATGCAAAGTCTATTATGCAGCTCATATAGTAGAAAATGAAAAGTATACAGAACCAACAGTGTTTTGTATATCTGGAACAGTGGAGAACATAGAAGAAAGAATAGATACATTAAATAATATGGTTAGATTAGCGTATTATAGAGGACTTAACAATGACTTATCTGCTGATCCAGAACACAAAGCATGGAAAATGTTGGTTGATGAAGTTACAGAGAACCAGGATAAGTATTTTGACAAATACGGAGACTGGAAAGAAGAATACATTATTATAGGATGAAAGAATTATTTCATTTATGCAAAATAAGACCATAGGTTGTAAAAAAATAATAGTTTAATTGGAAGGAGAAAAATGAGAGGATTTACGTATATTTGGAAATTCAAAGCAACTTATTACAACACAGTAGAAGAAACTGTTTCAACAAAAGAAATTGAGACTTGTTCGGAATCGATGGAATTCTGTTATCATCAAGCTATAACATTAGCTTGCAGTGATGATTATTTGCCAAGTTACAGTATGTTGGTAAAAATTGAATTAATAAAGAACGATCTTTACACAGATTTAAGATGGAAATATAAAAAACCAGAAAACGATGACTGATTATTTCAGTTATCGTTTTTTATTAAGAAAGGAATAATAATATGATAGATAGAGAAATGATAAAGAATGCATATAGCGATGCTATGAAAGAATCAAAAGATGAATATGAAAAAAATGTTGCTTTAAAGATAGGAGAATATATAGAAAGTTGTGATTATTTTAGCATTGAAGGTATTTGTAAAGTATTTAGTTATGAAAAATACAGTAATTCTTATATTAGAGATGTGATAGAAAGAAATTTAAAAGACTATTATACCGGAATTAAAGAATTACCTTCAGAAAAAATAATTGTAAAATATCAGAATAAATTTATACAGAGTCTTTTTAATAATTTTGATTTTGAATATAGATTGCCACTTTTTGATGAATATGCAAATCCATATAATTTTGCGACTAATGATGTTTTTTCTCAAAAAGAAATTTTGAAATACGAGGAATGTCTAAAAGACAAGGAAAAAATTGAGAAAAAATTAAATACAATACTGGTAAAAACTGCAAGCGAATTAAATAAAACATGTGTTGTTACTTTAAAAGATTTAATTCCTAGCAAATATAAAACCACAGGAGATTGGATGATAATCCTTATTTATAATTATATTATTCGAAATATCTTTGAGGAGTCTAAAATTTTATTTGAAACAATTTCAAGTGAACACGATGTAAAAGAAGAAGAGAGCAGATTGAGAGAATTTCAATATTATAGAAGCAGTAGAAATTACGAGTCTGATGAAGGATTTAAGAAGAAAAGTATTCGTTATTCAAGATATGGATACGAATTGAGAGGTTTTATATAATATATCAACAAAGGCAGTTCCTTTTCTGATATAATGGAGAATATAGTATTGAGGTGATTAAAATGAGTAACTTGCAAGAAATTTGGAACGACTTGGATGAAGCATATGAATATATTGAAAGAGCAATTGAGAAAATGTCCGGTATGTCATTGTCTAAGGAATTGTACGAAAGAAAAGAGAAATTCGATTTGTCAGAAATTTCTTATATGAAGCAGCTTGTAGAAGAAATGATGGAGAATAAATAGATGAAACCAAGTTTTCATAAAACGGTAACGATGTCCGTAAGCAGAAAATCTCTGATGTGTTATAGTTAATTAAAAACACAAGGAGAATTTAGTATGAAGAATATTGATAGAATGAAGCTGGCTCTTATAGATCAGATTACAAATATGACAACGGAACAATTTAAAAGATTAAACGATATATTGTGTGAAGAATATGACTTTAATCCTAAGTATATTAATAAAGCTGCAATATTTACTTGTGAAGATTGCAGGAGATTATATGGAAAATGTATTGAATCTGAACGAACAGAAGAATGTGATGAACGATTTATGAAGTATTTGGAAAGCGAAGTGCAATTTAAATAAAACCAGGTTTCAAAAATGGAATGGAGAATAAAGGTATGGAAATAAGTAAAAATGCAATTGAAAATATGATGTTGGCATACATTGATCATAAACAAATTCTTATTGAATATGAATCAGAAATGGACGAACAAGAAATGGAAGAGGATGCAAATTACAACTTTCATAAAGGATGTTGTGAAACAGCGGAGTGTTGGATGAGAACAATCGGTGTTAGTCCAGATTGTGAGTTCATTAGAGAAAGGTTATGATTATATGAAATATGGAGATATCGTTGTATATAATAATCAAATTGGAACGGTAGTAAAAAGTGAAAATGATTTTAAATTCCACCCTTGTAATCGTGGGTGCTGTTCATTTAGTCTATTGGATACAATTACAGATAACGATGTAAGAGAAGCAACACATGATGAGAAATTGGAGCTAATAGAAAAAGAATTTACATGGGGCAATGTGTTTCAAATTCATTGCATTGGAGAATATCAGATTGTAGAATACATTGATAAAAAGAATAGTAAAAAACATTATCATGGATATATTAATTATAATGATACAAATTGTTCGTATTCTTCTTTGGATTCTGCATTGATTGGATGTATCGGATATAAATATGAAGGCGGTAACGGCAAAGCAGCAATGTATTTTGAGAAGATGATTGGTATGGGTAATGAAATCTAGGTTTCAAAAATGAAATGGAGAATAGATCATGAAAAACGAAAGGTATGCAGTTGCTTATAATGATAAAAACGGAAATGGATTTACGGAAACGGAACCTTGGATTTTTGACGGCTTTGATGATATAAGTCAGAGTAGAATAGAGGCAAATAGATTGATCAGATCGGGGTGTAAGAATGTAACAATGTTTAAAATCTGTGGTCAACCGCCGGAATGTATTACATGGTCATATGTAAAGAAACATGAAATTTAACTTTCATGTTTTAAAAGGAGGCAGATTATTATGAAAAAATATTCAGTAGATGTTGAGAATACAGTTGATGCATTGGCATATTGCTTTGAGAAGTTAAATTCAGATGTGGATATGTGGAATTGGAATGTAACCGTGAATACAGGTGGTGTCAATTATGGAATGTATCTTAATTTTGATTTTAACAATAAAGAACTTGAAATTTCTAATGAACCATGTGTTGAAGATACGTGTTGTTTAGATGATATTATAGAAATTATGAATGGAGAAGAGGAAGAATAAAAGCAGTTTAAATAATTGGAAATTCGACTTTATTGCGATGATTGGAGGTAAATATGAAAAATATTCCATATGATAAAGATTATCCGTTACAGAGAGTATAAGAAGGAGATGCAGTAGAAATTTCAGTCATGAAATGACGATTTCATTAGTACGAAGAGCAGGTGATTGAATGTATAAAAACATGTTAGAGTTGTTAGAAGAAAGAGAAAATAACGGCTGGAAGTTAGAGAAATTTGAAATAAAACAAGGAAATTTTAGAGCAATGATTGATGGTATTATGCCTGAGAAATATATTAGATTGACACATAATGGAGAATGTGTTATGTCCGACACGGATATGGAACAACGCACAAATTTAAGATTTTGCTCAAAGGCTTATGGAGATATTATCATTGGTGGTCTTGGAATTGGAATGATTATTATGGCAATACAAGATAAACCAGAAGTTAAAAGCATAACTGTAATTGAAAAGAATCAAGAAGTAATTGATTTGGTTGCATCACAGCTCGATTTCAACGAAAAAGTCAATATTATATGTGCAGATGTTTTTGAATGGAAACCTGAACGTGGTGTAAAATATGATATGGCATATATGGATATTTGGAATTGGATCAATGAAGATATCTATAAAAAAGAAATGCAGCCATTGAAAAGAAAATATGCAAGATTTCTTAGGAGTAAAGACATAAACCCAAACAGATTTAATGAATGTTGGGCTGAATATCAGGCGAAAAACGGAAGAAGATTAGCATAATGACAAAAGTTATATAGAAAACTTTCATAGTAGAGGTAAATATGGAATCAATTATAAATGAATTGGCAAGAAAAGATAACTTTACAAATGACAAGCAGTATAATTCAGGTTTAAGGCTAATAAGAGAAATGAGTTATCGTCATGTTTGTGGAGAGCCTGATGTTAAGTATTATTGTATGTGTAATGGGTACTAAAAAATGACAATTTCAAGAGAAAATAGAGGTGGTTATATGAACGAAGGAGATGTACTTATTTGTATTGATCCAAAAGATGAGCATTACTTGCAAGTTGGATATGTAAATTTAATTGATATGGAAGGATTTGAAGCCACTATGGCTTATGTTGAATATCAAGATAAAAGTACAGTAAAATATGAAATTTGGAGAATGGAAGGATGTTTTAGAAGATTTATTACAGAAGGGTTAAGGATATAATGAAAAATTGCTTTCATGTAAGGGATGTGATTTATATGACGTATGAAGAAATGATAAAAATTAAACATTTACGAGAAGTGACTTCTGTTATGGTTGAAGAATCGTCAAATGGAATTGAATGTACTAAAAATAGATTTGGTAATAGAACAATGGAATGTTGTAAGAATATAGAATTTGAGAAAATCGAATTGTCAAAAATTGATAATGATATTTCTAAGATAAGAAAAGAATATTATGCACGAAAACTATGGGTGATGTTTTAGATGAAAATGAAAGATTGTTTTCATGAGTAGAAAGAAAAAGGGAAAATATAAATGGATTTAAACAATATTAGTAAATATATGAGTTTAATTCTAAGGCACAAACCAGATGTTATTGGAATTGAACTTGATGAGCATGGATGGGCGAATGTAAATGACTTGATAAGTGGAATTAAAAAAGATAATCATGGATTTAATTTTGAATTGTTGGAAGAAATTGTGAAGACAGACAACAAACAGCGTTATTCTTTCAATGATGACATGACATTAATTCGTGCCAATCAAGGACATTCTATTCCTGTAGATATAGAATTAGAAGAGAAGTGTCCACCGGAATTCTTGTATCACGGAACTGGAGAGAAGTATACTGAATCAATTGATAAGATTGGATTAATTCCAAAAAGTCGGCTGTATGTTCATCTCTCAAAAGATATAACTACAGCAGAACAGGTTGGTAAAAGACATGGAAAAGAAATTGTATATCAAGTAAACGCAGGTCAAATGTATAAAGATGGGTATAAATTTTTCTTGTCTGTAAATAATGTTTGGCTTACTAAAGAAGTGCCTGTAAAATATTTGGATAGATAAAATTGTTTTCATGAGGAATATATTATGGAAATAGATAAAATTAAAATACATCCAATCGAGATGTGTAGTGAAATGGCTTGCTGTATTGCCTATTGTATAGGTGCTACATCAGATAATGTAGAAGAAATAGCTAATAAAATTCCAGAAGACATGGTATTTGAGTGTATAGATATGATAAGAGACAAAGTTGAAAATAATAAAACAGACATTTCAAATGGAGTGATATTATGATTACAGTAGGAGAATTAAAAGCTGCATTAGAAGATTATGACGAAGATCTCCCGGTATGTATTGGAATGATTCAGACATATGGTTCTAATTTTGCTACAGAACTTGATGATGTAGATAAATTTACGGTTGATGACTGGGAATATGGAGAGGAAAAGAAAGTAGTTTTGACGCAGGGAAGTCAAATTGGAATTGTTGAGTATGGAGAGTAGATAAGGGTGGTGATTTGATGGGACTTAAAACAATAGATCATATGTATACCAGTAAAGAAACGGCTCAAAGAGTAAATATGAAAGTACGAAAAGAAATGTTAGAGAGTAAGTTGGAAGAAGAAAAGTGTAAGGAAAACAATGAAGAATCAATAGATTTAATCGTGAGAGCATTAAGAGTAATCGATTGTTGCCACAAGCTTTTGTAATAAAATTAATGTAGAGGTGAATTTATGGATAAATTAGAAATGACAACAAATGAAGTTGTAAATCTTCTAATGAGCAAAGGAAATGAGATCGACAATAAAATTATTGATACTATATCAGAAGTTCTTAGAGTCGGTTATGAAACCGATAGAGGTAAAGAGTGTGTAAAAAATCTAAGGGATTCGATAGAATATACACTTGATGAAATAGAAAGAGTTTTGAATCGTTAAAATAAATGGAGGTAATACTATATGAAATATATGATTATTTCTATTATATTAATAATTGTTTGTCCAATAATAATGCTTACTGGCATATGGCTACAAGGTAAAAAAGAAGAAAAAGAAATGGACAGAAAATTACGATTTATTGATAAAATAAACAAGAGAGAAAGTCAACGTGAATTTCTTCAATATAAAGGAATTCAAACATATGGAGATTTCAAAAGAACAAAAATGTATTTACAAGCAGAAAATACAGCAATTTGTGTAAATAACGAAGATAAATTGTATGATGAGATGTATTTTCCAGAAGAATTAGATCATTTGCCGGTAATTGGAATTATTAGCAAACCTGATGGGATGTTAGGAATTAACTTATTATGCAGTAATTGGGACGATAGATATGAGCAACATTGGGTTGCTGATATATATTAAGCAAATGAAAATTTAGTTTCATTAATTATAATAGAAGGAATTAGTTAAATGCTAGTTCCTTTTTTGTTGCAAAAATTCAGGAGAATAATATGTTAGGAGGTAGATTTTTATGACGAATACAAATTTAGCAACGGTTATTCCTTTCCACAGAGAGAAAAGCAGCTTACATTCTTTGGAAGTTGATGGAACAGAAGTTCAGAAATTTATAAAAAAGCCACCAATATCAACGAAAATGGAATGTCTTTATAACGAGGAACAGATTAGACTTGTGCATAAAATACTTGCGGACAAGGTGGAAAAAGCTACGACAATCAACAAAGAGAAAGTAGCAATGAGAAATCTTACAATGTATATCTGTGGAATCAACATTGGTTTGCGTGGTGGAGATTTTTGTAGTCTTAAATGGAATCAGGTGTTTGATGACGGTTGGATTATTAAAAAGAAAGAATCGTTTGCTCCAGAAAAGACAACTAAGAAAGATGAGTATGGAAATATTTTTAAAAGAAAGATCGTCACATTAAGATATGATAGTGATTTTCGTATGGCAATTACTAATTGGTATAATTGGCTAGTAGACCATAATAAAGAACCGAAATTAGATGATTATATCTTTCCTTCAAATAAGAATGAATGCATGACGGAAAAATCATGGTATAAGGTAATGGAAACTACAAGAAAAGAAGCTGGGATCAAGCAAAAGATAGGCACACACGGACTAAGAAAAACTTATGGACATTCTTATTATTTAGCAGCAAAGGACAAATCACAAGCTCTTGTACAGCTTATGATGATATTTAGACATGCAGACATGAGAACCACATTGGATTATATTTGTATTTCTGATGAAGAGATATTTGAGAACCAGGAAAGAATGTGTGTATTTTCAAATGGTGAAGACGATTTTGTATTAAATAATTAAAGACAAAGTAAAAGACGATACTTATTTGGTATCGTCTTTGTTTCTTTCGTCAAATACATCATTTGCAATTTTAACAAAATAAGTTTTTAAACGTTCTATGGTTTGTGGATCAATGGTTGATTCATTGTTTGTGTTGTATGATGTAGTATTTTCACTAACATATGTTGGTTTTGTATCATGATCTGGATAATACTTGCTAACGTTTATAAACAGATCATTTGGTGTACAATGGAAAATTTCACATAGTTTTTCTATATTCTCTATTTTAATAGATTTTACAGAACCGTCATACAATGAATAAATATATTGCCTGGACATATTAAGCTCTTTGGCAAGTCTTATTTTTGTGTAACCGTTTTGATCTGCTAGATTTTTTATACATAATTTCATAGAATCCCTCCAATTTATTATTATGTAGAGGATATAATGTAATTATAACATAACATTCAAAAATGTAAACGTTAAAAAATATTGACAAATATGTAATTTTATATTGACATAATGTTATTTTAGGATTACAATAAGAGCATAAAAAGTAAACGAAAAAAGACACAATGTTAGTTGTAGAGTACATATTAAGAGAAAGGAGGACTATATCATGGTACAGCGTGGAGAAATTTATTATGTTAATCTCGGTTCGAATCTGGGGAGTGAACAATCGGGGTATAGACCTGTTCTTATAATTCAAAATGACACAGGGAATAAATATAGTCCTACAACTATCGTTGCGACATTGACATCTAAGAAGAAAAAATATTTACCTACTCATGTGTTTATTAAAAAAGATTCTTGTAATGGCTTGGACTCAAATTCTACAGTAGAGCTTGAGCAGATAAGAACAATAGACAAAAAGAGATTAGAAAACAAAGTCGGAAGACTAAGCGAAAATGATCTCAATAAAGTTTTAGAAGCAATAAAAACAAGTTTAGCATTACTGTAAGGAGGACGAGAGAAATGAGAGAAACTTTTGAGTGCATGGACTGTGATAAGGCAATTGAGAAATTACAGAGATTAAAAAAGGAAAACAAAAAACGAAAAGTAATTGTTTGTACGATTGATTTTGATTCAGATGAAGAGTCAACAAAGATTACCACACCGGAAGAAGGTTGTCTGCTTGTTAGGAAGTCCAAGACAATCATTATGAATGAAGATACTTATATTCCTCATATGCAATTGTTTTCAATGGAACAAGATATAAAAAATATCCTGCATGAAGGCATTATGCATGACATAATCTTTGGTGGATAAGGTGTTTTTATTGGACAGATTATATGGTATTGGCACTATTTACTATATAGTCCATATATATTAAAAAAGAAATTGTTCAAACACAATCGAACAGATGTTCTGCAAAAGTATTGACAGAGAACATACGTTCGGTTTATAATCGAACGTGTAAGGGAAATAAAAAAGAGAGAAAGCTGATTATGATTTGGCGATCACAGCTTTCCCTCAAATACATAGCACAAGATTTCAAAAAGACTTGAAATCCAAAACACATAAATATGTTTGGCGACATATCTATGTGCCTACATTATTGCACATCTGACGTGCGATAGTCAAGTTTTAGATAATCTTTTTAATAATTTTCCCATTAAATTTTTATAAACAGAATAAGGTATGTTTTTTGTTCTATAAACATAGAACATACGTCAACTTCTAATTTTTGAAAATGCATTTTCAAAGGTCTATTAAGTGTACTCATTTTTAGATTTTGCATTGGAGAATAAGAAGTTAAAGAGAAAGGAGTGATTAAATTGGATTACATGATTTGCAACAATCGAAGAGTTTATATCCGATTGGCAGAAAATGGAAGACCTGAGACATGTAGAGAACGAGATCGTGGCAGGTTTGAATACTCAAAAGCGAGAAACATTGTAGACAATCTTCCCAAAATATTAAAGAAAATGAATTTCAAGGTTGAAGCAATTCCAGACATCAAACTTAAGAAAACTGAAATCACTATTGAAAATACAACAGTTGAATTATCTGCAAATGTTACAAGATGGATCGAAAAGTTTGGAAGTTGTGAAGATGTTCTTAAAGAAGCAAAGGAAAGATATGATTTCTTAAAAGAAAAGATACATCTTATAGACAACGACATCTTAAATATTCTTCATCAGATCGAATTAGAAAATCCAAAAGATATGTATCATGGATGGTTATTATATAAGAAGTTACGTGAAGATAGAACAAAACGAAGAGAGATGAAGGACGAACTTCTTATTATAGATAATGTGTTAAGGCAAATTGATCCGTCTAGTGTATCAAGGGCAAACACACAAAAGGCAATAGATGGTTTATTTGATAGGAAATATACATTCAGAATAGTTGAAGATGAAGAAGAATAAGGTGGTGATGGTGATGTACTTTACACAAGAACAGTATGAAACATTGACTAAAGCAATACTTAAACGTTCAAATGATAAAACTTGTACAGGAGTATGGTTGTCATTCGAACAGTGCGAAAAGTATTGTGAGTATTATCTTTCCAATAAGATGAAAGAACTAAAAAAAGTAACAAATGCTGTTATTACTAGAATGGAAAATAATAAAACAGTTTTAGATGACAGAGAGAAATATGAACTGAAAGACTTATCATATGAAGTTTTTGTCTTGACACTTGGAACATACAATCCAGAAGCAAATTGCAGCTTTAAAACATTTCTTTATGGAAATTTAAAGAGAAAGTTTTATACATACGGAAGAGATAAAACCAGAAAATCAAGATGCAATTGGGAACAGGTTTGGGATGATGAGAATCGTTGTTATAAAAGAGATGAGAACGGAAACATAGTAAAAAAGCCTGTATTTGACATTTCAATGTATTCAAAGAAAACAAGTTCTAGGTCAAACAATAGTGGAGATGGACGTGAGATTTGGGAGTCGTTTGAATACAAGAAAGATTTCGTAAATGAATTAATCGAAAGAGAGAATAGCAAGGAAGATGAATTCTCTAAAGAAATGAAAGAATATTTAGAATCATTATCCAGTATTCAAGTAAGAATACTCAAACTGGTTGCAAATGGATTTGAAAAAGAAGAAATAGTAAGTACATTATGCATCTCAAAAGAATTGTACTCAGATAGCATCAGAGCAATAAAAGATATAAAGAGAATAAGATTGTTGACAAGAAAGGACGGAAGATAAACATGTTAGATGAATTCAGAATTGAAACAACAAGTGTAGGTCAGTACATTGACAAGGTGGAAAAGAAGAAAATTAAAGCAGATCAGGATGTTCAGAGAGAATTCTGTTGGTCAAACGAAATGATTAACAATCTTATTTTTAGCACGATTTCTAAAAAGAGAATTTACATCCCTAACATCATTCTTGCAGAACAGAACAAAGAAGATGGAACAAAGGTCACATACATTGTAGATGGTGGACAGAGAACAGAAGCATTAAGATGTTTTATTAAAGATGGTCATAAGATTACAAAGTCGATTAGAAACAGATATGTAGAGTATCAGGGCGCAAAGCTGGATGAAGACGGAAATGTAATGCTTGATGAGTATAATGATCCTATTTATGAAATGAAAGAATATGATCTTGTTGGAAAGAAGTTTGTTGATTTTCCGGAAGAGTTAAAAGACAGACTTAATAGCTGCGTACTTTCAACAGCAATTTATCAGGATTGTACACAGGAAGAAACAAGTGACTTGGTTATGCTTTACAATTCAACAATCGCAATGAATGTAAGCCAGAAGTCACTTACATATATAGGAAAGTATGCAAATAAACTGAAATTCATTAAGGAAAATAATAGATTCCTTATTGATGGAACTATGTTAAACGAAAACGATAAGAAAAAGGGAAATTGGCAGAGAGTTATTGCAGAATGCGCTATGGCAATGTTCCATTTCGACAATTGGAAGAAAAATCCAAGAGACATCTGTTCTTATCTTAATGAAAATGCAACAGAAGAAGAATTTGACAGTTTAAATGATTATTTCAACAGACTTATTCCTTATTCTGACAAGGCAAACAATATTGAAGTCGCAGAATTATTTGTTTCAAAAGACATGCCTGTATGGATGATGACTTTTAAAAGAGCAGAAGAGTATTGTTCTGATTATGATTTCGGAAGATTTTTAATCGCATTTAATGATATGAAAGAAATTGAAAAGAATGATACAACATGGATCGAGCTTGACCAGGACAAACATACAAAAGATAAGAAAGTTATGTTAAAGAAAGTTGATTATATTGAATCACTTCTGAAGGACTTCTTACATATTAAAGAAGATGATTCAGTAGAGGATAATGAAGTAGAATCAAAAGTTGATGAGATTCAGACAGAAGAGTTTGAAAAGAAAGTCGAAGAAACTATTGATGATACTGAAATGGAAACACTGGATTTTGTTAGAAAGTATGTAGATCCAGAAATCACAGAAGAAGATGTTGATGGATACTGGAATTATATCAATGGCTTGGTGAAAACAAGAATCATTAAAGGGAATTCAGAGATGCTTTTACCTGAAAATGAAAATTCAATGATGGCAATGCTGGCTTGGTCAGAAAAAGAAGATAAAAATATTGCAACATGGTTACAGAGATTTTCAGTGAGCCACAAGACAATGCCAGATATGTCTCAGAGAGAAAGATTTGAGTACATGAAGAAAAATTGTCAGAAGTTTGAAGCTTTGCAGCTGAGAATGAAGTCTGCGTAGAGAATAATATCAATGATGAAATGTGGATTTCATTAAAAAAGTGAAAAATCAGAATTTCCTTGGAAAAATAGGAAGTGGAAATTTTAGAGCGATTTTCTCCTTGATTTTGTTGTGTTTCAGAATGGTATTTTGATGAAATGCTTAGAATTAGGGAGAAAACGCAAAAATGGTCAAAAATTGACTGAATGAAAACATTCTTTCATTATAAAAAATAAAAACAAAAAGGAGAACGAAGATGACGAAACTGACATTATTTTTTCACATTATGCTTGTATTAATCACGGCATTGCTTTGTTGGGATGTGCGAAAAGACAAAATACAACTTATTCTATGCCTTGGTACAATGATTTGTTGGCTCGCATTAGCTATTAATGAAGCAATATATTTGTTTGGATAAGGAAGGAGAATAGTATGAGATACAAAGTAGGAGATAAAGTCCGTGTCAGACAGTGGGACGATATGGCAAAAGAATTCGGAGAATGTCTTTGTGCTATAGACACGCCATGTTGCTTTTTTGTAAGTTCAATGAAAGTATATTGTGGGTTGGTATACGAAATTGCTGAAGTTTATGGTCGCTGTTATGAATTAAAAAGTAATGAAAAATCAGATATTAAAAAATGGTATTTTACGGATGATATGCTTGAGAGCGTAGCTTCACCATCATTAAAAACACCAAAAACGCAGAAAGAGAGTGAGAAGAAAATGAAAAAACAGATGACACAGAGAGAAAGATTAGAAGAACAGTTGGAAAAGTATCAGGATGATTCAAACGTGTATTCAATTGAGATCGTAGTTCCTGGCAAGGTTGTCAAAGTGACTATGAATGATTTTGTTAAATCTACATACATAATGAAGTGTCACGAAGAAGATGAATTCAGTCTTGAGAAAGCAATCATCCTTGCTTATACAAAAAGTTCAGCCATTAATTTAACACCGGAAGGGATTGAGTATGAAGCAGATAGATTCTACTGTTATAACTCGAATATGAAAAAGTTCAAAAAGGCTATGAAAGTATACGAGATTCAGCAGAAATTAAAAGCTTTGGACGAGGAAGAAGAACGTATCAGAGCTAATAAGAAAAGAAAGAAAATTGCTCAGAAAAAGAGAAGGGCAGAGAGACTTGCAGAAGAAAAACTAAAAGAAACAAAAGAAGCAGCTAAGATTTATGCTGAAGAGCTGAAGTCTGTACTTGCAGGATATGATATTCCGGTTGAGACAACAGATAAGATTGTAAAAGATATGAATGTAAGAATGTAATAGAGAAGTGCGCAGAGAATAATAATATATAACTCTGCGCACTTATGTAAAAATGGATGTATTAATTATAACATGTGTTTACAGAAGAAGGAAGTGATTATCATAGAATATATCTTTTTTGTTCTTATATATGTTTGTGTAGCTGGGGTTATTTTCATGGGATTTATGAATTCTAATTTTGCATATTTTAGCTATAAAGCAAATTATAAAAGATGGATAAGCCTAAATTGGTTTGGTGTTGGATTTATAACTTCTGTGATTTATATTTTAGTCTTTCCGTTTTCGATAGGATACAATATTTACAGATTGATCCATTGGATATTTACCGTTGGAAGAAAAGATTGATTAAAAAAGGAGAATTAAAAAATGAATAATAAAAATACAAATTGGAAAGTTCCTGTAATTATTGGAGTTGGTGTTATTGCAGTAATTGTTATGATTATTTTCGGAGTGCAGGGATTCCAGAATAAAGCAATTAATTATGAAACACAGGTAGAAGAAGCTCAGTCAGGAATCAAAGTGCAAGAAAAGAGAAGAGTTGATCTTGTATATAATCTTGCTGATTGTGTTAAACAATATGATAAACACGAGTCGGAAACATTAAAAGCAATTGTAGACGGTAGAACGTCTGACAAAGTAGATGCAGAAAATATCACAACAGCAATCAATGCTGTATCTGAAGCATATCCTGAATTGAAATCCAATGAAAATTATAAGCAGCTAATGAATGAATTATCTACAACTGAAAATCTAATCGCAAGTTACAGAGATAATTATAATACTCAAGTTAAGACATACAAAAGATATGTTAGAAGTTTTCCGGCAAGAAATTTCCTTGGAATGCTTGGATATGAGACGAAAGACTATCAGTTATTAGATTTCCAGATTGGTGAAGATGCACCACAGAACTTATTCGGAGAGGATTAAGTAAATGAAGAAACATAACAGCTTTGATTTTGGTGATTTTGAAATTACTTATCGTGAAATCCTTGCAAGTATTTCTATTATTGCTGTGATGTTATTAATTGGATTTGTGATTTCTGGAAAGATTTCGCAGATCCAAGATGATAAAAATGCAAAATATAATAAGGCAGTAAAAATAGAAAGTGCTGATTTGTTCAGATATGGTATGGATACTAATGTTGGGAACGCTTTTGTTTATGGAGAATTGAAAGCGGTTGATACGGTTACTTATCCAGAAATCGGTGGAGAATATATGTATGCTGAGAAAGTTGAAGAACACTACAACAGACATACTAGAACATATACAACCACTGATGGAAAAGGTCACACAAGGACTCATACAGAAGTTTATTGGTCGTGGGATTACGCTGGTAGTGAAGATATACAGTGTAAAGAAGTATCATTCTGTGGCACTGTCTTTGATAGCAATAAGATAAAACTTCCAAGTGCAGATTATATTAAAACAATTAAAGAATCTAGTCATGTTAGATATAAATATTATGGTACAAAGACAAAATACACAGGAACTATCTTTACAAAATTGAAAGACAAAACAATTTCTGACAGTACACCTTTTTACGAAATGTCAATTAAAGAAACTAAGGATAAATTAGAAAAAAACATTGGAATTGTAATCTTTTGGATTATATGGATTATTGTAATGGTTCTAGCTGTGTTTGGATTCTATTACATCGATAATGAATGGTTGGAGTAAGGTAATAATTTATTATGAAAATCAAATTTGGAAATGGAAGTATTTTGGAATTGATCGAATCAAACGATTGTAAAAGAAATGAACGTGCAATTATTTACTATTATAAAAAGAATCCATATAAATTCGTAGAAGATTTTTATGGAGTAAAGCTGTATTGGTATCAAAAGTTATGGATCAAGTCCAATATATTTACAGAGAAATGGAGAAAATTATGGAGAAAGTAGAAGAGAAGATTGTAAAAGCTAAAAGAAAAATTCATAAATTCTATTGCGATAAATGCGGAAAATATTTAGGTGGAATCGAAAAATACGAAGAATACGATGATGGATATTATGAGGAAATCGGATATATTACTCAACGTATTGTTATAAATGGAAAACAATATCTTTATAAAAGACATCTGTGTGACAAATGTAAAGAAAACTTTTATGAAGATTTAGGTAATGCAATAGAAACGATTGGTTTTGTAAAGGTTTGATAATTATGAAGATTATTAGTATGCCAAGATGTTCTGGAAAAACAATGCTTATTAAGATAATGAGAGATATGAAAAGAAGAGAAAGAATACAGTTGATCAAATGGGCAGATGAATTATCTGATAAAGACTTGGAAGATGCATATTATGATGCAGTTTATGACTGTTTAGGAAGTGAAACAGAAGAAATGTATGAGCGAGGTTATGATCTAATAGATATTGCAGAACAAGAAAAATGTGAAAAGTATCTTAGCGAAAAAGCTAATCTGTTGGAAGAGCTATGCGAAAGACGAGGGATTAAGTTATGGGAATAGAAATGAAAGACCTATCGTTATTAGAAATAACAAAGATAAAACCTTGGGCTATATATTTTGACTATGGCAACAAACATTATTTGCTTCATGGTAAAGCCGATGGTTGCGAATCAATCCAGGAGCTATATGAAAGACAATTAGATAAAAATGGGAACTATGGATTAATTTTTATCAAAAACAGATATGGAAGAGATTATCTTGTAAGTGATTATATAAAATCAATGAATCAGAAAACAATCGTATATAACCAAATAGATAAAGAATATTTCCGTGAACAACTAACGAGAAGTGGATTTATAGAAAATGAGAATAAAGGAGTATAGACCAATGGGAACTAAAGATAATACTTATGCAAACACAGGAAAGAGATTATATTTTCTATCTGATGATGTAGATAATGAATCAATCGGACAACTTACATGGAACATATTGCATCAGCTTGCAGAAGATGATGAGAAAGATAAGAAAGAAAAAGATTATAAGCGTGAACCAATTAAAATCTACATTAATTCGTATGGTGGAGTGGTTTATGACATGTGGGGATTGATTGACATTATTGTAAATAGCAAAACACCAATTTATACATATTGTACAGGTTATGCCATGAGTGCAGCTTTCAAGATTTTCTTAGCAGGACATAAGCGATATTGTTATAAGCATTCCACATTCATGCTTCATCAACCTGTTTGTTGGATTAGTGGAAAATATACAGATATTAAAGAAAACATGGCAGAACATGATCGAATGAATGAATATATTATCCAGTATATTCTTGATAGAACATATTTTAAAAAAGAAGAATTGGATAATATTTGGGATAAGAAACAAGACTTCTATATTAATTCAGAAGATGCTGAGAAATATGGAATTGTTAATGAAGTTTTGTAAAACGAATGTGGTGATTAAATGAGAGTATATAAAGACAAACAATTTCTTGTCTTTGATTTTGAAGATGGAAGAAATGTTAAGTATGATTTTGCGACAAAGACAGCGATTGGGATTAAAGGAAAACCTGTAAAAGATTTGCGAAGTCAATTAAGTGGCATTTCAATGAATCAAGTAATTGAAAATTGTGACGATAAGAAGTATGCAAAATTCTTGATTTTTGTAATGAGAGCAGAGTCTTCGTACCATGAAATTTGGAATATCGGAACTGTACTTGATAGAGTTCCATTTTATTCAAGATTTGAGCAATTATTTTCTGCTGGTATAGATGATATCGTTGATGTAAGAGAAACAAGTTTGAAAAATTTTAAATATTCTATTGAAGACATTCCAAAATCACTTCTTAAAATATGTAGAAAATATTCTATAAAAATTTCCAACGACATTGTTAGATTTTATAAAGAAAACCCAAACGCATATTGTATTGCCTACAAGTTAGATTATTTAAGTTTGGATTATTATGACATCTATAAGATATGGAAAACATCAGAAAATATGTATGATGCAAACGCAAAATCATATTTTAACATCCTTGTAAATGAGTACGGATATAATGCAAAAGATTTATGGCTATACATAGATAGAATAAAGACATTTGAAGCAATTGAAGATATGGCTTTCCTTATTCGTGAATTATGTGATTATGCAGATATGATGAGACAACTTAGTAATAAGTACGACAAGTATCCAAGACATTTTCTTACGACTCATAAAATCGCATGTAGAAATTATGACAGAATGAAGAAAGAATTTTCAGAAGAGTTATTTAGAAAAAGAATTAAGAAAGAATATGAATGTTCATTTGGAGAATATGTATTTATCTATCCTAAGTCTACTCAAGATATCAAGGATGAGGCAGCCTGCCAAAGTAATTGTGTTAGTTCTTATATAGATAAGGTTATTGATGGATACTGTCATATATTATTCTTGAGAAAAAAGAATAGTCCAAAAGAAAGTCTTGTAACAATTGAAGTTAGAAATGATCAGATTGTTCAGGCTAAAAGAAGATTTAATGATGATGTGACAGAAGAACAGAAAGAAATAATTAATAAGTTCAATAAGAAATTTGGAAAGGAGATTAAGGTAGCATGATTAAAGGAGATAGAATAAGACTTAAAGCAAAAATGGGTGTGTTTGACAATATCGGTGAAGTATGTGAAGTAACAGATATAAGTGATGGTGGAGTAATTTGTTTCAAATTCGGTAATGGAAGTCATCTTGGTTGTATGTCATTCGATGAATACGAGAAGTATTTTGAGTTTGTCGAGAAAGAAAAAGAACCAGTAAAAAGAGTTTGGAGCAAGTGGAAGCTTGGTTATATTATTTTTTATAACCCAAATAGAGAATGTATTGAAAAGGAGATTTATTATAGAGAAAACAGAAAACGTGTGCAAGTAAAATTAAAAGATGGAAGTTTGAGAGCGAATGCATCTTGTTGTAAAGAAGACGAGTTCGATCTTTCCAAGGGCAGAGAATTAGCAGAAAAACGACTGATTGTGAAATATCTTGCCAGGGAAGTAAAGGAATATGCAGATTCATTATAAAACAAAGGAGAACAAAAATAAATGATTGTATTACTTATTATAATTTCAATTATAGGAGTTGTTATATCTTCTGCAATTGACGAAGACGGTATTATTGTTAGTTTTTTCCTAATGTGTTTCGTTGTATCATTTGTAGTTGGTATATTCTTAGGCATTGCTGTAAGCAATGGACGAACTATAGACGAAAAGATTTTAATGTACCAAGAAGAAAATACGAAAATAGAAAAGCAAATAGATACATTGGTTTCCAATTATATGAATTATGAATCTAACACATATGAGAAATTCAAATCAGAAAGTTCTATTACATTAGTTTCTATGTATCCAGAGTTAAAATCAGATAAATTGGTAGAGGAACAAATTTCCGTATATGAAGAGAATAATAAAAAGATCAGAGAGCTTAAAGAAGATAAGATTAATCTGAAAGTTAAGAGGTGGTGGTTATATTTTGGAGGTCGATGAAATCAAATTTTCTAAATTTGAAAAAGAATAAGTTCGCAACCTCATTGGTTTTAGCTGATTGGTAAGAGCTGTACAAAACAGAGAGTATGTAAAAGAAAGTGAGGTGATAAGTAAATGTTAAAAGCCTATAAATATAGGATTTATCCAAATAAGCAACAGGAAAAATTAATACAAAAAACCTTTGGATGCTGTAGGTTTGTTTACAATTATATGCTTAATTACAAACAAGAATTATATAAAACAAAAAAAGAACAAATAAGTAAATTTGACTGTAATAATTATTGTAATAGAGAACTTAAAAAGCAATACGAATGGTTAAAGGAAGTTGATAAATACGCTCTTACGAATGCAATTTATAATATGGATTCAGCTTATCAGAAATTTTTCAAAGAACATACTGGTTATCCAAAATTTAAAAGTAAAAAAGATAATAAAAAGTCTTATAAAACAAATAACAATGTAAATAAGGGAGTAGCAACTATTCGTATTGAAAAGAATAGATTAAGACTTCCTAAAATTGGAATGGTGAGAATTGTTTATTCAAAAGAAATAACAGGAAAGATAAAATCTGTAACTGTTTCGCAAGATCCATCTGGAAAATATTTTGCATCAATATTATTTGAAGCAGAATATGAATATTTATCAAAGAGCAACAATTCAGTCGGTATTGATTTAGGAATTAAGGATTTACTTATCACCTCTGATGGCGAAAAGTTTGAAAATATTCGCACCACTAAGAAATATGAAAATAAATTAGTAAAGAAACAACGAAAACTTGCTAAGAAACAAAAAGGTAGTGCTAACTACGAGAAACAGAGAATAAAAGTAGCGAAAGTATATGAAAAAATTCGTAATATCAGGGTATATAATTTACATCAAATTTCTCACAAACTTATAAATGAAAACCAAGTGATAGTGAGTGAGAATTTAAATATAGAAAGTATGCGGCAGAATCACAAACTTGCAAAATCTGTATCTGATTGTAGTTGGTACGAATTAACCAGACAGTTATTTTATAAGGCTGAATGGTATGGAAGAGAATATATAAAAGTAGATAGATTCTTTGCAAGTAGTCAGTTATGTAATTGTTGTGGTTATCAAAACAAAGAGGTTAAAGATTTATCTGTTAGAGAATGGATATGTCCTGAATGTGGATCTGTTCATAACAGAGATGTAAATGCTGCAATTAATATTCTTAATGAAGGATTGAGATTACTAGAAGTAGCTTAAATATAAAACATACGGCAATATCTGTCGGAATTTACGCCTGTGGAGATAGTAGGTTACGAGGTTTATGAAGCAGGAAGGTTTATAAAAACCAGATAAAATCGAACTTTCATAATGGAGAATAAAACAATATGAAGAATAAATATTCTAAAAAGCAATTAGAGGAATTATATAATTGTGAGATTTTTAAAGATACTGGCTTTGATAGTGATTTGAAATTTTGGGTTGCACAAGGATTACCATTTACAGAAGATGGGGAAGATAATTTATTTACATATGCCGATGGATGGGATTTGGATGAGCTACATGAAAATATCAGAGAAGCAATTAGAGAAAGTGTGATTGTATTTGAAGGAGAATGATTATGTGTAACTATTGTGATGAAAATTCGTATGAGTGCGAAGTCTTCCGTGGAGACAATGGCTATTACCTGGATGTAGAAACATCTGAATGGGATGAATATTATGATGAAATTGTACATATTCGATTGGATATAAATTACTGTCCGTATTGTGGAAGAAAGTTAGAATTGGAGTGAGATTGATGAGACCAATTGATGCAGATAAGCTTCTGAAATGTGTGGAAGAGAGTATGCTAAATAACACGCATAGAAACGGGAATGCTGCGCTTTGCCATGTTTCGGAACATAGGCATTTTATAGAGATGATTGTAGGACAGCCGACAGCGTTTGATGTGGAAAAAGTCATTGAAGAACTTGAAAATCTTCGAGAAGTAGAACTCCGCAGACCTGATATGTGTAATGAACTAGGAGATGGAGATGCAGATGCCCAATACAACGATGGAGTGAGTCATGGAAGATATGAAGCGTTTATTGAAGCCATTAAAATTGTTAAGCGAGGTGGAAGAGATGATTGAGTTTGCAAAAAGCTTTTTAATGATGGTTGGAACAATTACGACTGCTCTTGTGCTTACATATTTTGTGTTAAAACTTGAAGAAAAATTCAAGAGTTGGAGAAAAAATGGCTGTAAATTCAAGTGTCTGTGCAAACATGAATATGATTTCGAATTTGTAAATACATTCCGTAGAGATGCATTATTGAAATGTCGTAAATGTGGAAAGAAAAAGAGAATCAAGAATTTGAGTCGTAAAGCAATAGATAAGCTTTGGTAGGTGGAAGAGATGAAAAATAAATGTCCAATATGTAATTACGAGTTGAAAATGTGTCAGTGTTTATTTGCTGGTGATTGTCATCCAGACAGAACAAAAATCAGAGAAGTTGTACTTGATCACTTATATCTTTTGACAGATGAACAAATTAAACATATTCAGTATTTGGAAAAATATTGGAATACGTCGTATGTAGATGAAGAAAAAGAAGAGATTAAACGCAAGTTGAAAGAAGGTGGAAGAAATGAAAAATAAAGAGAAGTATGTAAAAGAGATTGTGGAGATTGCTTGTGATGGTAATTGTATTGCTGTTGACAAGAATTCAGGCAAGGTTAAACCATGTTGCTATTCTTCGTGCAGTAATTGTTTATTTGATGATAGTCATTATCGCGATATTGATTGCGATAGGACAAGAAGAAAATGGGCTGAATCAGAGTATGTTGAGCATCCGGTGATTTCTAAGAGAGATAGAAAGTTTCTTGATTACGTTGGTAATGCTTATAAATATGTTGTTAGGGACAAAGACTGTAAACTATTTGTGTGTAAGGACGTTTATACAGATGATCATATGTGGTTTAGTAGAGGGTGTATTGCTTGTTCTGATTACACGTATATTAGTGGTTTTGAAGTACAATTTCCAATGGTTGAGGTTGTATCTCCTACTGTATGGTCAATCGAGGATCTGAAGAAGCTAGAGGTGGTTGAAGATTATGGAACAGATTAAGCTAGGCTTAAGAATCGCAAGTATTGTGGTTGGAATAATCGGTTATAGTGCAATATGGATGTGGTTTATTCGTAACTATAGAACTAACGAAGATGTAAAGCATTACTTTCCGGCATGGATAATTCCACACCTAATTTTGATTTTTATAGCGTTCCTTTGGGCTTGGTTTTAGGAGGATAAGAATATGTTGGAAGTGGTTGAAGAATATGGGATTGATTAAAGATTATGCATTTTTTGGTCTCGTTCTTGCGTTGGCATATGGGTTAGAGGATATGTTTTGGGAACATGGGTTACACGGAACGAAAATTAATATACCCTTTGTGGTGGCAGTAATAATCTGCATCATAATTATAGGTTGTTCTTTCTTGGCATAGGAGACAGACTATAACAATCTAGAATTATTAGAAGATAAGGAGAACAAACATGGCAAAGATATTTAAAGTAAGCGGATATTTTGTAGATGTAGACGACAATTATATATTGGAAGAGATGGGTTCGTTAATCTTTAACGGGTGGGTAGGACTTGAACCACGACATGAACATGTGGAAATGGAAGAAATAAAAGATTGGAGGAGCAACCATCCTCTTCTAAATGATAATTGCGACCTTGCAGATTGCGAGAAATACTTCAAAAGAAAAGTTCCAGTAGATAACGATAGAAATGTTATGTCTGGACAAGTTTATAGACATTTCAAAGGGCATACAGTTAAGGTTTTACATATCAGCCAGGATACGGAAGCACCGGGGCAATTTTATGTGGTTTATGAATGTGAGGACGGAGCTATTAGGAGCAGACCTTACGGAATGTTTGTGAGTGAAGTTGACCATGAAAAATATCCAGATATGAAACAGAAATACAGATTTGAGTTAATGGAGTGAAATGATGAATAGAAGCAATCCAATAGACTATACAATCGTCAGCGCACCCGTTTCCGTGAATTTCATGTGTCCTCATTGTTTCAATGATGTGGAAGTTCCGTTTTCGGATGTAGACTTCAAAACAGATTATTGGGTCGATGGAGCATATTGTAATTGCCCTTTATGTGATAAGGAAGTTGAATTAGGAGATTTTGATTATGATTGATGATAAATGTTGTGGAACGTGCAAATACCACTATCATAAAAATATAGGTGATGGTTGGGAGTGCGTTAATGACAGAAGTGAATATTTTGCAGACTGGACAGAATACAGTGATAGTTGCGATGAATGGGAAGAAAGAAAGCAAATGAAATATAAGGTTGGAGATAAGGTAAGAGTTAGAGAAGATTTAAATATAAATGAGAAGTATGGTTTTTTATACGCAATAGATGAAATGATAAAGGAAAAGATTGTAACGATTGCATATGTGTATGATGGTTACTACGGAATTAAAGAAGATGTTTTCATGTGGACAGACGAAATGTTTGAAGGATTGGCAGAGGACAAACTGACAGCGGAAGAAGCAATTAGGCTTAAGTGTGAAATGTGTGATGGGAGGTTTTGCAATGATTGCAAGCTAAGTTCCAGGAATAACGGTATGGGTGTTAAGTGTAATGTTTTAGGGAAAAACCATCCTGAACGATATATTGAAATCCTCAAACAGTTTAAGAAATACTATGAGAAGAAAGAAATAGAGACTGAAATCGTGGATCTTATTCGAATTATGAAAGAAGAAGGTGATTCTACAACTTGCATATATGCTTATGAAATTGATGCAAAAGGAGAGAATATAGACGAGAAAATGGACAAGCTGGTAAAACAGTATTACGAAGAAAATGGTGGCAAAATTTACGCTAAATTTGAGCGTGTTTGCAGAGTAAAAAGTTAATGAAAGGTCAGAAATTCATGGTGGAAATGTGTGAAGGTTATCATTTGTCAAAGGTTGTTAGAAGAGAAATTGAAATTTGCAGAATTGATGAATGTACTGGATTAATATGGATAAAGTTTCCGTTGACATGTGGTGGATATAGAAAAATGTTTGTGTACGAGAGAGATCTTGATTTGATGATTGTTAATTGACTAATTTAAAAGAAGATGAAACGTCCGTTTCGTGAGGTGAAAAGAATGGGTAAAGTAGTTGAATTTAACATTAAAGTAACAATGAATGAAAGATGGGTTAATGACTTTTGTTCGATGTTACGTTGGATGGAAAGTTGTGGAAAACTAGGTCATTCATCTGTAGTTGCATTTTATTCTGATGGTGATGGCGATTTTAGACCAACTTTTGATATTGATAGAGAATATGAGAAAACAGAAGGACGTTGGAAAGAATTAGATGGGCAATTACCTGTACCAGAAGTGATTTTTGATGCAGGTTAATGAAAGATTTCATAAAGGAGAATATATGGCAATAAAAGTTAGAGAGATATTAGACGAATATGAAATAGAAGAGATATTAACTGAATATCTTGGTGCATTTGATTCAATGTTGCAAATAATTGATACGGACGATGGCGAAAAAGTAAGAGTTGTAATATTTGATAAATATGATCATTCATGAATTAACGGCACGATAGAAAGAGAGTATGACATGGATAAAACAAATTTTAAATTTATTAGATTAGATAGTCCAGACAAATTTAAAGATTATTGGTTTAAAACCGACAAAATCTCTGATAAAGAATTATCACAGAAATATATGGATCAAAGTATGATTGGAATTACAGAAGTTGTCTATTGTAAAGACAATGGAAAAATTGGAATAAAAAGAATTTTTCCATTCAATTTTGATGTTGTTGTAGTAAATGATCCGGAGTTAAGGAGTATCTTAGAAGAACTAATAGAAGAATTATGAGTTTGATGGTGTAACAGTGTGGCTTAAATAGTTATCCGTTATGCGAGCCTAATAGCAGCATCTCAAGATCTGAACAGCCATCAAGCATCAAGATAGAAAATAAAGGTGATAAATATGAATTGTCCAAAAGGAGATGAGAGAATAAATGGATAAGACTTGGTTTGAAAATAAATTAAATGAGTGTAAAGCTGCAAAGTCAGAAATTAAAAAACTTGTTAAGTCATTAAATATGTCAGATAAAGATTACCATGATGTCATTTCGGAACTAGGCAACGATTGTTTAGATGTGATTACATTTTTAACATTAAAATATATGAAGTATTGTGGCGAAAACTATGATTTTGATGAAAATTATGCAAATTTTAAAAAATGGATAACAGAATCAAATATTGAAGATTTAGTTCACAAATATAAAAATAAATATTATTTAGAAAATTACTTGGACATGTCAATGGAATTTAACGGAGATATTCTTATTACAGATCCTTGCTATATTACGAAAACTCATGATGATTGGTTAACTTGTGATTGTGGGTCTGATATGGAAAAGTTGGGGATTAGCCACTACATGACAAGGGACACACTGTATGGTGATTGGAGTTGTACGACATATAATTTAGATACAAAAGAAAAGATTGGAGAGTTTTGTGCGGATGCAGGGTTAGTCTCAGTATTCTTGTTGGATGAAGTTTTAAAATATAATCCAGATTTTGATTGGTATGAATCAAGACCTTGGACAACAACACTTATTAAAGATTTTAAGGGAACTGTAGAATTTGTTGTGAAGTATCGAGATGGATACTACAAAGACGAAACTAAATATCACAAAAAAGGAGAATATTGGGAAGAATATTACCTTGAAGTAATTGGACATGGTGTTAATAAAGTTACAGGAAAAGCTATTAACTTCATTGGAAAACAAACGGGGTTATAAGACAGATGTGTGATTTTTGCAATAAAATATACAACGAAGAAAAATTAAATAATCAATATTGGGCAGATCATGAAAAAGTCAATTGCATTACATATGATGAAAATGACAACACTTATAGCTTTTGGCACGAATGTGAAGATGATTATTACACTGGGAATATTATGGAAATTAAGTATTGTCCTATATGTGGAAGGAAGTTAAGTAATGTGTAGTTTGCCGTATTCATTAGCTTGTCTATACATGGGAATGACAGAGGAATACGATAGGTCATTAACTGATATGAGAGATAGATATGATCAGACAGAAGCATTTTTATATTGTAACGAAATGAGTTCAGAAAGTAATAGATATGCTGCTTTTGTGAGAAATAAAATTATGAAAGATTATTGTATCGGGTGGAAAGAAATACAAAGTGAAATTTGCAGACATAATACTTTTTCTGCACAACATTGGATTAATGAATATAAGAGAATTTGGAGGTAAATCATGAGAATAATTGATGTGGACAAAATTACAGATGATGATATTTGCATGGCACTTGGAGTTGGAAATGCAAGCTGCGCACCTGATATTAGAGAATTATTGGACGAGCAACCAACAGTTAAACCACCATGTATTGCAACTATAAATATTAAAAAAGAAGAAATTAAAGAAATGATAGATCAGAAATTTGAACAGTCTGTTGAGCTTAATTATGATTTTATAAAGAAACTTCTCATGGAATATTTCAGAATTGGTGTCGATTGTTATGCTTACAATCTAACAAGAGATAAATCTGCGTTTGAATGTGGAACTGTTACAGTAAATGATTTTGATGAATTTGATGAAGAAATAATTGACGATATTATTGATTTTATAAAAAGTAGGACGTGAATTATGGGTGATTTTAAAATATTAATTGATTCTACGGAATTTCAGCAGAAAGTTTTGGATTATATTTCTTCTTGTGAAATTGATAAGATGATTGATACGACAGTGTTCAAAGATAATCAAGAATACAAACAAGCTATAATTTATGGAATGGTTATAGCTTCAATGCTGACAAGTAGATGCACATTTTTATGAATTAACGGGAGAATAGATAAATGAAAATTAATTTAGAAAACATACATAGCCCATGTATGAATTGTATAATGCGAGGACATTCATACTCACCTGATGATAATTTGTGTCAAAGTTGCGAATATAATATTTCTATCCAGATGTTAAAAGAAGTATTAAAACAGAATGATTATTGTAATCTATGCAAATATGTAGAGCGTATTAAAGGTGGATATACAGATTGTAGCGTAGGTCGTGAAGGATGGAGAGATTGTCAAAATTATACAATTGACTGGAATGCAGTAGCGAAAGAATATTTGGAGAAAGAATAACGAATTCACTCTTTCATTTAGACAATTTAAGGAGGTAATAATATGATTGGCATGTACGAAGATTATAATTATCACGATATGTTCAAAGAATACGCAGAAATTATTTCTGGAAAATGGTTTGAGGAAAATCATCTTGAGATTGTTGGAGCTAAAATTGTTGGTAATTACATGTATGTAAAAGGGTATGATGGTGGATTTCCACATGCGAGTGCTTATGTAAAAATCGACTTGAAAGAGAGTAAGATTGTTAATTATTACAATACACAATATGAGTGTCCAGTTGAAGTAAAAGATGGTGTGTATGAGTAAACCAAAAAAAAGAAAATGCGTCCACAGCCTCCTTGGTGGTGGACATTAGACAATGATAATTGTTGGTTTTGTAAAAACAGAAACAATTGCGGAAGTTGTAAATTATTAAAAGAGCAACGTGCAATTGAAAGACAGAAACGAGGTGAGATATATGAGAATTCTAACAAAAGAACAATTGTTAAATGAGCCTAGCGGAACAGTGTATGCAGAATATGTATCTGATTTCATAAAAGAAGATTTGCATATTAAAGTTGGGAATAATTGTAATTTAAACATAATTCCAACACATGAATATAGCACAAAAAAAGATATACATAGACAAACAAATTGGTCTACTGATGATTTAAATATTATTGCAGATTATGACAAGAATCAATTGTTTGCAGTGTTCAATAAATCAGAAGTGATGAAAATGATAAATTGTTTATCATGGGCTTTGTCTGGATGTGATGGCTATTTTGATATGGACGAAGTATATTGCGAAAGTGGAGTAGTTTATAGAGATCAAGAATGGATGCCATATGATTGAGAGGTGAAAATTATGGCAAGTAACAAAATTAAACTTACAACAGCAGATGATTATGCAGTTCTTCATTATGAAGATTTCATTAGAGAAGGACATAGAATTGAGGATGATGATTGGTTGGATCTTTTGAGGTATCTTGGGTATGAAGTAGAGTATAAAGAAGCTTCAGATGAAGAGATGGAACGAATGATAAGAGGCGAGATTATTGATTAAGATCGTTCTTGTTCTGTTGAATGCCTAGAAGATTTCTGTTTTGAAGAAGAATGGATGTGAATTATGAAAATAACAAAAACAGCAAAAGAATGTTTAGTAGAAGATCAGATAAGAAAAGCTGCATTGGTAGGATGCGATAAATGTCCGTGTTGCGGAGAAGATAAAAGTGCAATATCTTATTACAAAAATGGTATAACAAATAAAGGGATAATTCCTGGTACTTGTAAAAATTGGTATGGGAAGAAACATGAAACAGACAGAGGAATATTATATTATTTATTTAAACCAGAAAAGTATAGATATTATCACATAGATCGCTTTTCTTGTTTGACATGTGGAGCAAAATGGGAAAGTGATCCATATACTTATGACAAATAAGGAGAAAATAAAAGATGGACAATAAAACAATCGTTGAAGTATTATCACGTTTAATTGGATACACAGAGCCGACCGGAGATGTAGAAATTGATAATACAAGAGCAAGGAATAATTCCGCATTAATCTATGTAATATATCAATGTATTGAAACATTGATTGAAAATGCTGAGAATAGAAATAGTGGTTTTGCTTCAGCAGAAAGAATTGGAAAACATTCATATGATGCATTAAATAATATTGTAGATATGATCACAGATTCAGGAATGAAAGGAAATAATAATGACATTTGAGACAAGCAAAAGATTAGATAATTGGTGCAAAAGACATCAAGAAAATGGCTGTGTGTCACATGCAACAGCCGGTGAACAGTTTGTATATGAATTCTTGCCAAGCGGTATTGTAGAATGCCAGACTGTTAAATGTCTTTGCTGTGGTGAAAAATTTACTGATTATATAGATTAGAGGTGAAAATATTGGCAGTAAGTAATGATTCTTATTATAAACCAGACGAAGCCTTGCATGAATTACAGATACAAGAAACTATTATGAAAGTATTGGTTGATGTACAAGTAGTGTTGCGAATTCTAGTGGATAAAGAAATTGTAACTCGTGAAGAAGTGCAAAAATATAGAAATGAAGTAAGTAGCAGTCCAAAGTACAAGCCCGTACTAGATGATATTCAGAGACAGAAAAGAGGATTCCAGGCTGCAAAAGATAACCCACAAGAATATCTGAAAGCTATCTTCAATGCAAAGATGAATGGAGATATCAAATAGTGAAAGTAATATATAAAAAATGGTTTGGTAATACGTCAAGAGTATTTTCAATTATCAACTATAAAGATAGTTGGAAGAAAAATGGAAATAAACCAAGAATAGAATTTTTCGAGAATGGTGGTAGACGAAAAAATGGAGGTAAATGTTTTGACGTTTATCTAATTATCGGATACACCATATTCAACTATTGTAATTATAATCTATAGAGCGTTTCTGCTCAAAAATTCCAATTGGAACAAGAGAATAATATATTAGATGGTTGCAAACATATGGTTATGAAATTGAATTTTCATCGGATTAAATAAGATAAGGAGTATGAGATTTGTGCGCACATTAAAGAATTCTTTACTCTTAGTAATTAATGAAATACATGGGATCAAAATCTCGAATATCGAAATATATAATTCCGATTATTCAACAGAGAATAAAAGATTATGACATAAAAACATACATAGAACCGTTCTGTGGTGGGTGTAATATTATTGATAAGATTCAATGTGATACAAAAATTGCATCCGACAATCATAAATATCTTATAGAAATGTTCAAGAATCTAAATAGGATTCAAAGTCTTCCAGAATTTATTACAAAAGAACATTATTCAGATGTAAGAGAATGTTTTAATAAAGGTTTAACTACATATTCAGATTGGTATATTGGAGCTATTGGCTTTCTTGCAAGTTACAATGGACGCTTCTTTGATGGTGGATACTCAGGTATTGTACATACAAAAGCCGGAACTGAAAGAAATTATTATGATGAAGCAAGAAGAAACCTATTAGAACAGATTCCACAATTAAAAAACATTCAGTTCCAATGTGGAGATTATGAAGAATTATATTCTGATAAAGTTGATTGTTTATTGTACTGTGATATTCCATATTGCGGAGTAAAACAATATGGTACGAGCAAAAACTTTAATTATGATAGATTTTGGAATTGGGCTGAAAAGATGAGCGAAAAGAATATTGTTTTAGTTAGCGAGCATAAAGCACCTTTAGAATGGGAATGTATTTGGGAACAAGAAGTAAAAAGAACAATTGATAACAATAAGCGTGTAAAAGCTGTAGAAAAATTGTTCGAGATAAGAGAATAAATGTCATGGGGCAATTAATTTATGCATGAATTACTTGGACACGAAGTAAAGATTGGTAATAAAATGGTGAAATCACAAATATATTGGGTGTCGGATACGAGATAACTTTTTTCGATACAAATCTTGGAAAAGTATTTATATATTCAAGAGATATTTGTAATTATTTAATTTAGAACATATTCATTAGTCTTGATCAAACTAATGAAATTTCATTAGATTAAAAGATAAGGAGTATGAGATTTGCACATTAAAGAATTGGTTGGATATGAAGTAAAGATTGATAATAAAAATAGTAAAATCACAAAGAAATGCCCGATGTGCGGAGAGCCTATGGTTAGAGAATGTGTATTAGAGAATAATAAGTTTGTATATAAGGAAAGATGCCGCAATCTTTTCTGTAGAAGATATACTCCGTATTTTAATGGAGAATAAAAAGATAAATGCGGTGAAAAGAACCGAAAGCCTGAGATGGTGAAAAAGTAAAGGTGAAGGCTGTTGGTAACACTTCAGTCAACCGATGAGCGTATGAGTTGAACCTGTGCATTCAGAATATAATACTTTGGAACAAACCGCAACCCTCACGAAGTCGGGGATAAGGATGCTCTCATGAAGTACGAAAATGAACGTGCTTCTAATAAAGATAATATGGAGGTAAAGACAATGGAAGGAAATATATGGATATTCATCCATATAATCATAATGATTGGTAGTGCAATTTGTCTTTTTTCATCATTTTTGTCTATTTTATTTTTAATCGTAGAAGAAGATGAAAAAGGAGTAGACTCGTCATATAAAACATTTGTTATAAGTTTGTTTATTACTGTTGCAAGTTTTGTATTTCTCATATTTGGCGGTTATAAATGCGAAAAATCAACATGGAATTATTCAGATAAGCCTTATTCTACAGAATATATTGCTTCATTAAATGATAGTAATATGGTCAACGGAAGATTTTATCTTAGACGAGGGTACATAGAAGAGAATCTATATTATCAATATATGGTGAAATTAAATGGTGGTTTTGTCGCAAACAAAGTGAAATCAAACAATGCTACTTTGTATTACTCTGATGATAATTTTAGAGTTGAATGGTACGAAAAAGAACGTCATTGGTTATGGTTTCAACAGAAAGAAACTTATAACAAGATTTATATTCCAAATGGAAGTATATCAGAAGAATATTCGGTTGATTTGGAATAAGAATAAAAACTAATGAATTTAATTTTTCATTTGATTTTTAAAATAGCTATTTTTTTTTAAGGTTTCTAGCCATGTAATTCATGACGATTATATGTTTTATTCAATTTTATATTTAATTTTCCATTGATTTTACGCATGTTTAGACGTAATCAAATGAAAAATTAAATTAAATAGGAAAGGATAAAATATAGTCTCATGAGTTAATGGTGTACACCGCTATCGGTGAGAGACTATTAAAGTTTTAGAATTATTTAGTGGAACTGAATGTATTAGTAATGCATTTAGAGCAAGAGGTCACGAATGTTACACGGTAGATTGGGATAAACAGTTTCCTAGTTCGTGGCATACAGATATTAGTAAGATTACAGCAAAAGATATATTGGAACGGTTTGGTAAACCAGACATCATATGGGTAGGCACTGATTGTACTTCCTATTCTGTAGCTGCTATATCAAAACATCGAAGAAAAAATCCAGATACAGGCAATCTTGATCCAATCAGTGATTATGCTAAGTTCTGTGATAATATGAATATTCATGTCAAAGAATTAATTAAACAATTAAATCCAGAATTATATTTCTGGGAAAATCCAAGAGCAGGTCTTCGTAAGATGACTTTCATGCAAGACATTCCAAGATACACAATTACATATTGTCAGTACATGCAGAACGAACCGTGGGAGAAAAGACGGATGAAACCAACAGATTTATGGACTAATCATCCAAATCCTAAATTTAAACCACCTTGTAAGAATGGAGCTAAATGTCATCCACCTGCTCCAAGAGGATCGAACAAATATGGCACACAGGCATTAAAAGGTGCATTAGAACGTTCGATGTATCCAAAAGAATTATGCGAACACATTGTAGATATTTGCGAAGAATATATGCATGAAAATAATTTGCATGACAAATGTAAATCTTGTGATAACAGATGGTCTTCGGTATGTGAATTATGTGAAGATTTTGATATGTATCAAAAATGAAAGTAGAGAATAAATAGTTGTTAGGTGAATGTGCATAGCCTAATAAAATAATTTTTTCATCTCCGCTAATCAAAATCTCTTGTATTTACAGAGATTGTACAATCTTATTTATCTAGAATTACCGTTTTGTTCCTTTCATATTTATTGTAAATCATAGAAAACAAGCCACGTCTGGCAGGTCTATGAAAAAATTAATTCAACAGTTGTTAAAGCAACTTCTGTTGAGGAACTATTAAATGGTTGTCCGGTTAATCAGACGATTTGCGACAACTTGATTCGTGCATGGGCAATTATTAATAACACAAAATATAAGAAAATTGTTTGTGCAATTTCAGGCGGTTCAGACAGTGATGTAATGTTAGATATCGTTTGGAGATGTGATAAAGATAATAAAGTAGATTATGTGTGGTTTGATACAGGGTTAGAATATCAAGCCACAAAAGATCATTTAAAATATCTTGAAAAAAGATATAATATTACGTTTGTAAAGAAACGTCCTAAAATTCCAATTCCTACAAGCTGCAAGAATTATGGTGAACCGTTTATGTCTAAGATTACAAGTGAATTTTTACAACGGTTACAAAGACATAACTTTCAGTGGGAAGATGAGAACTTTGATACTTTATATAAAAAGTATCCGAAATGCCAGTCTGCATTACAGTGGTGGTGTAATACAAATCTAACAGATAATTTCAATATTCGTAGAAATAAATATCTAAAAGAATTTATCATTCAAAACAATCCAACCTTTAAAATTTCAAATAAATGCTGCAAGTATGCGAAAAAAGATTTAATTCATAACCTGCTAAAAGAGGAAGATTATGATCTGAATATCTTTGGTGTGCGAAAAGCTGAAGGTGGTGCAAGAGTCAGATATGGTAACTGCTTCGATGAGAGTGATAAGTATGACAATTATAGACCTCTATTCTGGTACAAAGATTCAGACAAACAAGATTACGAAAAAGCATATGGAATTGTTCATAGCAAATGTTATACAGAATACGAATTAAAACGAACAGGATGTTGTGGTTGTCCTTATGGCAGAGATTTTGAATACGAATTAGATGTAATTGAGAAGTATGAGCCTAAACTGTATAAAGCAATAACAAATATTTTCAAGGATTCTTATGAGTATACGAGAAAGTATATAGAGTTTAGAAAAATGATGGATGAGAAGGAGAGAATAAAATAATGAAGATTAAAAACCTTAAAGATGTAGAAACATTTCTCAATGTAGTAAATGAATGTAAAGGCGATGTAACTCTTACATCACAGTATGGAGATAAATTCAATCTTAAATCTGCATTGACACAGTATGTAGCTATTGCAGCGTTAGTCGGAGAGCGTGGTGATGAACTTGAGCTGTGGTGTTCCGATAAGGAAGATGAGATGAAATTTCTCAAGATGTTTGATGAGAATCCAGAGATGGTATAGATAATAATACTGGCTCTCGTAATGGGAGTCAGTTAATTAAAAGGAGAGAATTATGTATGAAATGAAAACAGGAACGTTATTTTTTCAAGATAAAAATGGTAACAATGTTCTTGCATTAAATAATGTAAATGAACTTGAACTAACTCCAAATGTAACTGAAGAAAAAGATATTCTTGGCAATGTAGAGAATATTAAAAGAGGCGAAACAACATTGTCGTTCACTAATATTACCAATAAAGAAGATCTGTTCGAAGTGTTAGGGGTTGATACATCTAATGTTCCAGACGCATACAGTATTCTACTTACAAAACCGATCCAGAGACGAAAACATAAGAAGAAAAGAATCAATAAAAAGTGGTTAAAGAAATATGGATATAAATTGTTAGTAGATTATAAAGACAATTGGAGAATAAAGTCATATAAAGATGGAACGTATGAATTCGTAAAGGAGAATAATTATGATGGAATTTAATATTAATTTCGAAGAATTGGAACACATGGATTTAGAAGAAGCCAAGGAAATCGTAAGTCATTTTGATAACGAAGATTGGTACGAAGAACTTGGAGCGATAATTGATGGTGTTGAATATGGATTAGATATTGTAGATGAGGGTGGTTGGGATGACCAAGGAAAGTATCAGTACAAAGATGTAACAGGTATTTTGTGTGAAATTTTAGAAGATGGTTCTGTTAGTAAGTATGATATTGCAGTCACACAATATATCACAAGATGTGGTTCTTACTTCTCTGAATATAACTATGAGTACGCACCATTACAGGTTGATCAGTTAGTGCAGAAAGTAATTCCGAAGCAGATTATTCCAGAGAGAACGGTGGTTACTTTTGCAGATAAGGAGAATAATTAATATGAGAATCATTAGCCAGGATAAAACAATAGACGTTCCTTATGACAATGTTGTGCTTACAATTGAGCCAACAAGTTTTAAAGGAAGTGACGATGTAGATATCTATGCTAAATATTATGGCGAACGATATCACATGGCTACATATGAAAGTATGGATAGAGCTGTTAGTGTTGTGAAAGATATCTACAGTTCATTTGATAATAAGAAATATTATACTATGTACACAATATAATTAGATGGGCTGTGTGGTAGTCAAATATTGCGCAGCTATTCATAGATATGGAGAGAATAATAATTATGACAAACCAAACAGAAGATTATTTGTCACTCAAACCACTTGCGGAAAGATTCCAAAAAGCTGCGAGCAGAATCACAGATGAAGAATTGGATTATATTATTAAATCAAAGATTGAAGAACAGATTGAGAAACAGATTGATTTTAGTTCTTTTGGAACAGCAATAGAAGAAGTAATTGAGAATTGGTTTGAAGATAATGAGAACTGTAACTTTATTTTAGACACATTAAGAGAAAGTATAGAAAGGAGATTAAGCTAATGACCACAGAAGAAATGAACCAGAGAACATTGTTCCTCATTAAAAATATTATTGAGAATGGATTTGATCTTATCGAAAATCCGGAAGATTATGAAGAATATGGATTTAACGCTTGGCAGGTTTTAGCTAAAATCAGTGGAATTCTTGTTGCATTGAATGAATTTAAAGAAAAAGATATAAAGAAAAATTCTTGCGAATCTGTGATTACAGATGAAAATCAAACTATAGGAAGATTAGCTAATGACATTGCAGTTGCAATCAAGCGTTATAACAGTATGTTACATACATCCGATGGTAGAAGAATTGACGAGTGTAAAACTGTAAATGATGAATATATTTACGAATTTGTGAGGTAATAAGTTATGAAGATACAAATTAGAAGATGTGTGTTTGAGACTAATTCATCAAGCCAGCATTCTCTTTGTGTGATGAAAATAGATGAATATTATACACCAGAAGAAATATCTAAGAATTTCTTTTTATGGAATAATAAAGACACTGGTGAAGAAAAGTGTGAATGGCATATTCGGGATGGAGATTTAGAGTTTGGCAGAAGTTCTTTCAGAGTATTATGTAATTTTCATGATAAATGGTTATATGCTTGTGCTTCATTAGTAAGAGAATATAATGATGAGACATATAAAGAATTAGAATCAATTGCATTAAAACATGTTCCAGGACTTAAAAAGGTTGTTATTCCTATGGTTTCGGATTCATTTGCTGATAAAAACCATTCAGAAAATAAAGATAATGATTATGCACAGGAATATGGTAAAACAGAGGACGAGTTTAATGAGTGGCTTGAACAGAAAGAAAAGGATTGGGGAATAGATACTATCACATATTGGGAAAGTGATAATGGATATTTTCATTTTGAAAAACCTTTTACAGGATACGTTGATGAAAACATATTAAGTGGGTTTCTTGATGAAGAGAATATATCATTAGAGGAATACTTAACCAATAGAAAGTATGTTGTCATTCAGGATGGTGATGAATACAACGAGTTTGGTAACTTTAAAAGAAGTGGTTTGATTAATTTAGATGTGATTGATCACGAATATCCAAAAGAATATTAAGGAGTAAATATTATGAAGAAACAGATTAGACGTGGAACTTTTGAGACTAATTCATCGAGCTGTCATTCGATTACAATGTGTATGGAATCAGATTATGACAGATGGAGAGACGAAGGACTTTTGCTATATATGGGTTTGGGATGTGGTTATGCTAAAAACAATAAACCTGAAGAGAATCATTTCTACACAAGAGACGAAGCCATTTCTTTTGAAAAAACATCAAAATATAACGACAATGTGGATTGGAATAATAGGAATGAAGTAAATGATATTCTCAATGATAATGGATTTTTTACTTATGATTATTTTTGGGATGATTATTGTGAATATTATGAATGTTACGAAGAAACAATGACGACTCCAAATGGTGAGAACGTTATAGCTTTTGGATATTATGGACATGATTGATTAGGAGAGGTAATAAAGAATGGAATTATTAGGAAGATACAGAAATGGAAACTATGTTACGACTATCTTGAGTGATGGGACGAGAATCAGAGAAACAAATGACGATGAATTTATTCCAGACCATGCAGAAAACATGGATATTAAAATCACGAATTGTTGTTCGATGTCTTGTCCATTTTGTCATGAAGGATCAAGTCCAAATGGCAAGCATGGAGATATTTTAAATGAAAAGTTTGTTGATACTTTGTATCCGTTTCAAGAGTGTGCGATCGGTGGTGGGAACATACTTGAGCATCCTGATTTAATTCCATTCTTAGAAAAGCTTAAAGAAAAGAAAGTCATTACTAATATCACAGTAAACCAGATTCACTTTGAGAAAGAACAGGAATTAATCAAAAAACTTGTAGATGAGAAACTTATCTATGGACTTGGCGTATCTCTTGTAAAATCAACAGACAAATTTATTAATCTTATAAGGCAGTATCCTAATGCAGTTGTTCATGTAATCAATGGAGTATTAAATGAATCTGATGTAAAAGCTATGGAGAATAATAACTTGAAGATGCTTATCTTAGGATACAAACATCTTAGAAGAGGTAATGAATACTTTGAACACGAGAGAGAAAGAATTGAATCAAATCAGAATTGGTTATATGAGAACTTGGATGATATTACATGTAAGTTTAAAGTAGTTAGTTTTGATAATCTAGCAATCGAGCAGCTTAATGTCAAGAGATTGATGTCAGATAAAGAATGGGATGAATTCTATCAAGGCGATGATGGAAGTTCTACATATTACATTGACATGGTAGAGCGTAAATTTGCAAGAAGTTCAACAGCACCATTTGATAAGAGATATGATTTGTTGGATTCTGTGGATGATATGTTTGAAGTGATTCGGAACGAGAATAATTAAATAGAATCTATTTGACACACTAGGAAAAATCAATTTATGAAAATATTAAAAAAATGGAGTAAAACGATAGAATGTGACGCATGTAAGTGTGAGCTTGAATATGGAATTGAAGATTTAAAGTCCAAAACAAGATATACATATTCAACTGAATGTGACAATGAATTATACATTGAGAATACAGAAGAGTTTGCTTATATAATCTGTCCGTATTGTCAAAATAAAATAATAGTAAATAAAACAATTATTCCATATGAAAAAGGAAACAAAGAAGAATTTTATAATGAAAAGGAGAATAAGAATATGATGAATAATTTATTGAATGGAATGTTTGGGAAAGTTGGTAATGGAATGTGCAGACTGTCAATGAATGGCAATATTGCAGTAAAAACATCTAACGGATATAAAACATATAATTTAAAGACCGGAAGACTCACAAATTGCGATAGCTTTGTATTTAATATTGGAGAGGAATTTTTCTTTGTGATTCCTACGAATAAAGTTTCAGAAGGAGACATCATCCTTGTAAACGGAAAGCCAAAATGTGTTATTGAAGCAGAGAAAAATAAAATTACTGTAATAAACTACGAAGACTCCACGATTGACACAATTCTTCCGGAAAGACATGTGTTTATGGGTAATACATATTTCTATGGAAAGATTGTTTCAATGTTTGGAAATGATGTAGTAAAAGGCAAAAAAGGTAAAAACAATATCTTTAAATATATGATGCTTTCTCAGATGATGAATGGAAACGATAGCAATGCAATGGGTATGGCTAATTCAAACAATAATATGAGTGCAATGTTACCATTTATGATGATGGGTGGAAATATGGGCGAAATGTTTGACGGTATGTTTGATTTTGACATGAATGACGGAGACGAAGTGGAGAGTACAGAAGAGGAGGATGCATAATATGGGATGCGGATCATGGACAAGCGATAGTTTTAAGAATTATTCAAAATCAGTAGGAAGGTCGGTTTCTAAGTCAGGAGTTATCGATTCTGATTATAGCAATCAGGAAATGTTTAAATCAAGATGTCTTGACTCAGCACTTGATCCTAAAAATGTTATTAGAGAGTGTTGCGACTCAGAAGAGCATCCAAATACTTTACCGGTTATTTTGGCTTTAGATGTATCTGGGAGCATGGGAGAAGCAGCTGTCGAAGTTGCTAAAAAGTTAAATGTAATTATGACAAAACTTTATAAAGACGTAAAAGATGTAGAATTTATGATTATGGGAATCGGAGATTTGGCATATGATGCTTGTCCAATTCAGGTATCTCAATTTGAGTCAGATATTCGTATTGCCGAACAGTTGGATAAAATTTACTTCGAATTTGGTGGAGGTGGAAATGGCTTTGAATCATATACAGCTGCATGGTATTTTGGTTCACGTCATACAAAACTGGATTGCTTAAATCGTGGTAGAAAAGGAATCATCATTACCATGGGAGATGAACAGCTTAACCCATATCTTCCATTAAGAGGTAGAAGAAGTGGGTTAATTAAGTCAACTGGTGACAATCTTCAGGCAGATGTAGAAACAAAAGATTTATATGATGAGGCTTCTAAGAAATTTAACATTTACCATTTAGATGTGAATCATTATCATAGATGGGACGAAGATGAAGTTGAAAAATCTTATAAGGAGTATCTTGATGATACTCATTTTAGAAAAGTAACTATAGACAATATTACAAATGAGATTGTAGATATTATCATCAATGAAGCAGAGAATAATACACCAGATACAGTTACAACACCTTCTAACTCAGAAGAAATAACTTGGTAGAATAAGGAGAATTATAAAAGATGAAAGACATTAAGATTGTGATTGGCGGAAACATGGGCGATGAAGGCAAAGGTCTTATGGCAGATTATTTCTCGCAAAACCCGAATAGTATTGTTGTGTGTTCTAATGGTGGAGCGCAAAGAGGGCATACTGTAGTTACCTCAACTGGAATCAGACATGTCTTTCATCATTTTGGATCTGGAACTTTTAATGGGGCAAGTACATATCTATCAGAGGATTTTATCTGCAATCCGATTATTTTCAGACAAGAATATAATGAACTAAAACATTTAGGCTATTGTCCGAATATCTATATAAATCAAAACTGTATGGTAACAAGTCCATATGATATGATGGCTAATCAAATTATAGAAGAGAATCGTGGAAAGAATAAGCATGGAAGTTGTGGTCTTGGAATTTATGAGACAATCAAAAGATATAAAGCCGGAGTAACTACTTTGTATGTATCCGATTATATCCGAGATTATTACTTAAAGATTTTCGACAGAGAAGGAATTGTCTTAACTAAGAAATGGGAAGATTTGTTCAATGATTCAGGAATTTACGATCATTATTTAGAAGATTGGGATTTTATGAACGAAGTAGCAACAACGATTTCTGATGAAAACTTCTTAAATGAATATGACAATATTGTTTTTGAAGCTGCACAAGGTCTTTTACTTGATCAAAATAATCTGAAATATTATCCACATCTTACACCTTCTAACACAGGAATAAAAAATCCAAAGAAAATAATTGAAAATGTGAAATGGGACGATGATATTAACATTGAGACATGTTATGTGTCAAGGACATATTTAACAAGGCATGGAGCAGGACAATTTCCATCTGAATGTCGCAAGAATCGAATAAACAAGTCAATGTATGATAAGACAAATGTTCCGAATCCATTCCAGGACACATTAAGATACGGAACGCTTAATTTGAGAGATTTATATATTCGATGTGTTACGGACGTGATGAATTTTGGAGACAAGAAATCAATTGCTATAACACACTGTAATGAATACAAAATTGATGTTGATGAATTAGAAGATATCTTTGGAAGATGGAATATTTACTATTCTGACGGAGAAACGCATGATGATATAAAAGATGGAGATATATGGAATTAAATCAGTGGCGTATGGTCTACGATTAGCAAAGCACAGAAAGCCGGAAAGCAGATTATTTATGTGTATAAAAATAGAGAATAAATATTGGAGGATAAAAAATGAAATTATATGTGATGTCAGGAGCAGTTAATGGAATAGATAGTATTGATGGAATGTATTATCTTATAGCAGAAACAGGTGAATGCTTGGCAAGTCATTGTTGTTCCTGTAAATATTTTGCAAAAAGCGATTTATACGAAAGAAGACAAGAAAGAATTGAAGAATTTACAAAAAGATTTGGTGACATCGAAGTGTTATATCTTGGAGAAGATGATATGACGGTTGATAAACTTATGGATCTTAATAAAAAATGGGCTATAGAAAACGGTATTTGTGAAAAAGATGGAGAATAATAATTATGAAAAACGAAGAAATCATTGATTATCTGATGTCAACTGGACTGTATGAAAATACAGACGTTGATATGTTCTACGAAAAGAAAATGCTTGACGAAAATAAAACAGTACCAATTAGAGATTTAATAGAGAGATTTGTTGTCGTAGATAAAGAATTTCATGGAGAACCTTGGAACATCAGACAAATTCTAACGAACATAGATATGATTATTCCGGTAGAAGATAGAAATTAAACAGATAAAATACATGTTTCATTAAAGATATATTGAGGTGATGATATGAGAAATGAATTTGATAAATGCTTTTTCTGCAAATATTATGATGAATATGAAGGTTGTGTAGACGGTTGTAGTAATCAAGAAGCATTCTCTCCAAATCACGATCGCATTATCAGAAAAGCAAAAGAAAAGAATATATCAGTGCAGGATGTAATTGCACTAATAAATTTATAGGTGATGATATGGATCAGTTAAACAAAATAGACTATATGATAGAAAGCCTATATCTTGCAAAAGATGAGATTAAGTATGCACAGGAATACAACTTGCGAAAAGGGAATGACGAAACGATGGGACGTGATTTCTATTCTAATTACGGATACAATCATAGAACTCCGAACGGAACAATAATCAGAGAGTCATTAAGAATGGTATCAAGACTCGCAGCGCAGGTTGCAAATGAATGTATATTAACTAACTATTGTGATGAAGTATTTAGAGAGGATTGTAAAGTATGAGCAAGTCAGTATTAGTTATGGACACGCCAGAAACATGTTTGGACTGCATGTTCTGTTTTGAACTAGATGAAGGTATTAATGCCTGTTGTTCTGTAATGTCAGATGAAAATGATAAAGGTTTGTGCAGAGTTATCGAGTGTGAGGATGGTTATTGTCAGAGTAAACCAGATTGGTGTCCGTTAAAAGAATTGCCTGAAGAGGAATATTATGATGGTTGTGATTTATGGGAACGTGGATGGAACAGTGGCAGGAATCACCTTTTAAAAGAAATCTTATGGAGAGAATAAAAATGTATAGGTATATTGCAGATTTACACATAGGATGCACGAATTCTTTTGAACAACGCACATTAGAACATGATGAGATTCTTGTTAAGAACTGGAATTCTGTGGTCAATAATAATGATACGACATTTATTCTAGGTGACATTGGAAGATGTGGGAATAACAAAGATAATGAATATTTGTGTTCTGTTATTTCAAGACTCAAATCTAAGAAAATTTTAGTGGTTGGAAATCATGACGAGTCAGGATTGAAAGATTATAGGGTAAAACAGTTATTTGATTCGGTATGTGATTATTTTGAACTTACTGATAATTACAATGGAATCAATCAAAAACTTGTGCTTTCGCATTATCCTATCTTTTCGTGGAATGGTTGTTATAAAGATACAGTTCTTCTCTATGGTCACACACATGGTAATTTCGATGACACTATCTATCAGGAATCCCTGGAAAAGCTCAGATATAAAGTAAGACAAATGAATATGGAGAATAAAGAAGTAAAAAAATTTAAGAATCTTCCTTTTGCTTATAATGTTGGCGCAATGATGGATTGGATTAATTATTGTCCGAGAACGTGGGAAGAGATTAAGGATCAAATATATTATTAGAAAGGTGGTGAATACAATGGCAAACTTTATAGTCCAATTTCCTCTTAAAACAGAAAAATATCAAGAAGATATTTTAGATAAACGTTTTGAAATTGGTAGACAGATTTATAATTCCTTAGTAAATGTGACACAAAAGAGATATAAGGAAATGATCAAGACAAGAAAATATAGAAATCTTATGTCACAATTATCTGGTGATAAAAAGAAAGACAAAACTGTTTGGAAACAAATCAATGACATTAGAAAACGATATGGTATGTCAGAGTATTCATTTCATGCAGATGTAAAGAAAATGCAACAACATTTTTCTGATAATATAGATGCTTTTACTTCACAGAAAATTGCTACTAATTTATGGAAGTCATATGATAAATTCTTCTATGAGAATGGTGAAAAGATACATTATAAGAAGTATGGAAATCTTAATTCGTTAGAAGGAAAATCTAATAGAACTGGTATCCGCTTCAAAAATAATATGATTTTATGGAATGGATTAAAGATACCTGTAATCATTGACTATGATAATTATTATGAGTATCAAGCTATGCAATCTGATATTTCGTATTGTCGCATCATTAGAAAATATGTGCGGAATAAATATAAATATTATGTTCAAATCGTTTTCAAAGGAAATCCACCAGTTAAAGTAGATACAGAAACAGGTAAAATAAAACATTGTATAGGACAAGGTGATATAGGAATTGACATCGGAACTTCTACTATTGCTTATTCATCTTCTACAGATGTGAAAATATTAGAACTTGCAGATAATGTACAAAATATTGAGAATGAAAAACGAAGATTACTGCGAAAAATGGACAGAAGTCGTAGAGCAACGAATCCTAATAATTACAATGAAGATGGTACTATCAAGAAACAAGGTAGTAAGAAAGTAACTTGGAATAAATCAAATCATTATACCAAATATCAAAATGAATTAAAGGAATTAAATCGAAAACAAGCAGATGTAAGAAAATATCAACATGAATGTCTGGCTAATCAAATTATATCACTTGGAGAGAATGTTTATGTTGAAACAATGAACTTTTCAGGGCTTGCTAAGAAGCCTACTAAAACAGAAAAGAATGATAAAGGTAGATTTAAAAAGAAGAAACGATTTGGGAAGTCTATTGCTAATAGATCGCCTGCTATGTTGTTAGAAATTATAGACAGGAAGCTATCTTATTATGATAAGCATTTAATTAAAATAGATACTTGGAATGCTAAAGCAAGTCAATTTAATCATTTTGATGGAACTTATCAGAAGAAAACATTGTCTCAAAGATGGAATGATTTTTGTGGAATTAAGATGCAAAGAGATTTGTATTCAGCTTTCTTAATAATGAATATAGCAAAGGACTTAAAGAGTTTTGATATTGATAAATGTAACGAAAGATTTGAGAACTTTTATCGACTTCACAATTTGGAAGTAGATAGATTAACTGGACATAAAAATTTAAGTAGTATAGCAATTTAAAGAAAATATATAAATAGGTTTTGATACGAGTCTTATACTATCGTTAATTCATTCATTGGAGTGATTGGTAGTGAAAGTCTTATAGAAACAGATTAGTCTTATATACTTTCGAGTATATTTGGAAGTCTATGTATATAAGAACCCAACGTGCTTTAGCCGTTGGAGTGTCAGGAAGAATATGGGAATGTGGTTAAGTGGAAGTATATTAATTATGAATAAGAAGGTGATATGTTATGGGAAACCCTAGATGGTCTTATGATGACATGGTGAGAGAAGCAGATAGAATTATTACAGAAAGTATGAAAGTAGATAAAGATACTCCAGTAGAAGACTTGGAATTAAGATTAAAAGCTTGCGATCACGACAATAACTTCTATTTCAATTGTGGGTTTGCAGCGTCAAACGTAGCAAGTAATATTTGTATGAATGGTAGTTGTGATGAAATGAATGCAATGATTGGTGGTCTTAGTATGTTCGGGGATTTGATTGGATTGGAGGATGAATAGCAAAATGATTAATGCAAAGAAAATGAAGAAAATTTTTGATAAAAAATATTCTGACAAAAATACTGCGAAAATGATTATTAGTGAAATCAAAAATTATATTAAATATGGAGGAATTAATCAATCATTCGTAGGAAAATGGTATAGTGGACTTTCTGATGGAACAATTAAAATCCTCACAAATAAAGGATATATAATAAAAAGAAGTGCGGAACATTGTGATGAATTTGCTGTTCTTTTTACTGATGCGGATGATGTTGGAATACCGTATGAAAACAATATTTCAAATGAAGAATAAATAATATGCAGTATATCAAAGGAGGAATTTTATGGCGGTACATGACGATTTAGGAAATCGTATGAAAGAATATTATGAAAATATTCCAAAAACAAAGTTGATGAGAAGATGTCCGGTTATATTGAGAATTGATGGCAAGGCATTTCATACATTTACAAGAGGATTCCAGAAACCGTTTGATGAAGTTTTAATCAAAACAATGCAGGAAACCATGAAATACTTATGCGAGAATATTCAAGGTTGTGTGCTTGGTTATACACAGTCTGATGAAATAACATTGATTCTTGTAGATTATAAAAAATTTACATCTCAGGCATGGTTTGACTACGAAGTTCAGAAAATGTGTAGTATTGCAGCAAGTATGGCTACAATGACATTCAACAAAAGGTTTACTGAAAACTATTTAGACTATATTTCTACCTTGGAGCCTGATTTTACGAATGATTCTGATTTAGAATCATGGAGAAAAACTGTTTCTGCATATATTAATGCTTCTGATAAAGGCGCAATGTTCGATTGCAGATGTTTCAATATTCCAAAGGAAGAAGTAACTAATAGCATTTATTGGCGACAACTTGACGCTACACGAAACTCTATTCAGATGGTAGGACAAGCTAATTTTTCGCACAAAGAATTGCAGAACAAGTCTTGCAACGATATTCAGGATATGCTTATGACTCAGAAAAGTATTAATTGGAATGATTTGCCGCTATATCAAAAACGTGGATCTTGTTGTATTAGAAATCATATGATTTCACTACCATATGGCGATTACCTGCTAGATGAAACCGCAGGTGAAAACGAATGGATTATTGATAAAGATATTCCAATCTTCAAAGGTGAAGGTAGAAAATATATTGACGATCTTGTTTTCGTAGGAGAGTAAATAGATATGAACAATCGACAGAAAAAGAAGTTTATTAAGAAGAACATGATTAAGTTGAAAAAGATTCATCCAGACAAAGGTGATGTAGTTGTTCTTCAGTTTGATCCTGGCAATGAATATATAGATATTGGTACAATCTTTGAGTTTTATAAAGCATGGGAGGAAGCTGGAATCTTTGGTAAGTGTGGTTCTGCTATTATTCCATGTAATGTGAAAGTTTTAGACAAAGAAACTGCACAGAGATATTGTGACAATTTACAAGAAGTAATTAATAAGATGCAGTAATAGTCGACAATATAAGTGGAGAAGTAGAAAAAATGATTAAAGAATATTGTGATATTTGTGGTAAAGAAACTGCAACAGATAAATACTTTCTTCCTGTTATGAAAGACAGTTATATAAGAGATGGACATGGTACTCCTATGGTTGCAACAAAAGTAATGTCATCTGAAAGAAAAGATGTGTGTCAAGACTGTGCAAGAAAAATACAATTTCTAATTGATTGTATTTTACCGATGGTTGATAAAGATATTTCAATAACATTTGAATCATCAGAAGTAGGTAAGTCATATCGCATCGAGTATGTGGGAGACAAGTTATGATAATTGACGGTTTAGTGTACGGACTTGTAAGTGCGATGATATTATCAATATTCGGAGTAGATGATATTTTTATAGATTCATTACAACCATTTGTACATGGTATTAAATTAACTTCGGATCATTTCTATTTCGCATTTGCATGTCTTGGGGCGATAGGAGCTATCTTAAAAGAGATTGTAAGTTTATGAAAGCTTTGTTTCATTTAGAAAAGGAGAATATCATTGAAGAAAACAAAAATTATTAGTGCATTTCCTGCTTGTGGGAAAACATATGCATTTGAAAAATTAAATGAAAAAGGTTATAAGATTCTTGATAGCGATAGCAGTCAGTTCAGTTGGTGTTATGATTATGATCCAACCAATTCAGATAAAATTGAAAAGTATCGTAATCCTGAATTTCCAAAAAATTATATTAAGCACATTAAAGAGAATATTGGAAAAGCTGATTATATTTTCGTAAGCAGTCACAAAGAAGTAAGAGATGCTCTGATTGAAAATGGAATCTATTTTACACTGGTTTATCCAGATAGAAGCATGAAAGCAGAGTGGATCGGCAGACTTTTCTTGCGTGGAAGTGGTGAAAAATTCTGTCAGCTCATTGCAAATAATTGGGATAGTTGGATTGATGAGATGGAAGAAGTTGAGTGTGGCAAATGGATTCTTGGAGATAAAGAATCAATCGACAAATATTATTACATTAGTGAATTAGTAGAGAATAAATTAATTTAACACGAGGTGAAAATTATGGGGTTGAGTTTTATGTGGTTTAAGGATTATAAAATATTGGATGCAAGAGAATCATATTTAGCATTTGGATCTTGTTATAGTGATGAGTTCTCGATTGATTTTATTGATTCAGATGCAACATCTCATAGTTATTATAATGTAAGTCTCGTATGCGATTTATTTGAAAATACTATAGGTGTTTCATTTCCAAGACTGCCAAACGAGGAATGGATTTATTCAAAGGAATATAAACTTGATTTAATTAAACCATTAGACATGTCAAAATATTGTGAAATAATTTTAAATGGGACAGAAGTAGATGATATTGATATGAGAAGCAGATTTGAATGGTTTAAAAATTTGTCGGATAATGGATATTATATTGCTTATGATTATGATTAATTACTGAATGAGGTGAAATTATGTATAAAAATTGCTGTAGAAAGTGTGGAAGTACATCATTACATACAGAAGTAAAAGGTAATAATACAGGGTTATATTGTGATGATTGTGGAGCGTGGCAACGTTGGCTGGGGAAAGATGAATTGAGAGCATTTGAGTTTTCGATGAGAGAAGCAACAAAAGAAGAAAAAGACTCTGTAAATAAGTACATTGAAAGTATCTCTAAACCAACTGGTGTGAATTTTTATGATAAAGAAGATGATGTTGCAAAAATTATTTATCATAACTTGAATTATATGTATTGTGATAATTGTAGATGTAATAGCGAAATCGAAAAAGACAGTGACGAATATGGTTGTGATGATTGCCACAGAAAATATAATGGCTGGGGAATTTCTATGCAGACAAGTAAGCGTATTGCAAAAGATATTCTTGAGAGTATTGGAGAATAAATATGTGTAAGTTACCAAAAACAAGTTGTGATATTCCGATACCTGAAGTCGTATCAATTTATCCACCAAAAACAATTGCAAGAATTAAATTATGTGGCGGAGTAATGACTTTTGATATTACAGAACATATGTAATGGAAGAAGCCAACAGAAGAACAGATTAAAAATCTGCATGATATGTTATGTATCGATGTTGAGATCTTGGAAAATGGAGAATAAGTATTATGCATGGAAAGATGGTGATGAGTAGATGGAAGTATTAGCAAACACAGAATACCAAGATGTCTACAGAATTGTAGATGGTGTGTTGCTCATTGTAAATAAATTCAAAAGAATAATTTATGATAAAGATAAATATTTCAGAGTATCTTTTAGTAAAGCCAAATTCAAATCATATAACAAAGGTTGTCAAAAATGGTTAAAAGTTCTTAAAGAGGACTATCATGATGAGTATTCTAATATATCAGTTCCAATTGGTACGGTTCTGTACCAAGATTATCCAGTAGAACTTACAATTAAACCAGAGAATTATATCTATGAGATCAAAACTACAGGTAATGCATTCGGTGGTGATTATAATAAAGTAATGGATATGATTAAGAATATACGTGCAATTATGGATGGGGCAATAATTTTGTAGATGATTCGTGTTTAAGTGGTGAAGAACAATGTCTGATTTATATGTCTATTTAATTCGTTCTCGTAACAAAAATAATAAAGATATTCCAAACTTTAAGCAACGAGTAAAAACAAATATATAAAATTTTGGAGGTTAAGACAATGACAATTGAACAGATTAAGGACAAATTAAAATCAAAAGAGTATGACTTCCTAAGAACAGATAAGAATTTGGGTAACAATATCATTATCTTAACTCTTGGTGGAAGTCATGCATATGGAATGGATAAAGAAGGATCTGATTTAGATGTGAGAGGTATTGCACTCAACAGCAAATCAGATATTTTACTTGGGACAGACTTTGAACAGGTCGTAGATGTTGATACAGATACAACTATGTATTCGTTTAATAAAATGATTCAACTTTTAACGTCAAGTAACCCTAATACAATTGAACAACTTGGCTGTTTGCCTGAGCATTATTTACATTTATCTAAAATTGGTAAGGAATTATTGGATAATAGAAAAATGTTTCTTTCGCAGATTTGTGTTCACACCTTTGGAGGCTATGCGGGTTCTCAACTCAGACGTATGGAAAACAAGGCTGCAAGATTGATTGGTCAGGCAGAAAATGAAGCCTACATTTTAAAAAGTATCAACAATGCAAGATATGAATTTAAAAACAGATATTATCCTTATGAAAATAGTGATGTAAACCTATATATTGATAAGGCTGTTCAAGAAGGATATGATAGCGAGATTTTTATGGATGTAAATTTGCAACATTATCCGTTAAGAGATTGGGCTGGCATGTGGAACGAAATGAAGTTCATTGTTAGTAGTTACAGCAAATTTGGTAAAAGAAATGAAAAGGCTGTAGCCCATGATAAATTAGGAAAACATATGGCTCATTTAATTCGATTATATATGATGTGTATTGATATTCTGGAAAAGGAAGAGATTATCACTTATAGATCAGATGAACACGAATTGCTTATGAGTATTAGAAACGAAGAATATTTAGACGAGAATAGACAGCCTATTTCTGAATTCTATGATTTGTTGAATGAATATGAAAAACGTTTTGAATATGCAAAAGCAAATACATCTTTACCTGATAAACCAGATTATAAGAAAATCAATGAATTTAAGATGTATGTAAATGAGCGAATCGTGAAAGGAGATATCTGATGGAAATATCAAATAGAGCAAAAGAAAGATTCTGTAAGGATTGCAATATACCAATTAGATTATTCCAAGAGCCATATTTTTTAGATAGAATAAAGCTTTTTGATGAGTTCTATGGAACTGTTGACAAGTGGATTAGATTTGCAAGTGAATTGCAAGAGTATAATTGTGAGCAGGACTATTTTGAAGAATATAATCATGTAAAGGACACAGCTATTACAAACATCAAACAGCAAGAAGCATATCATAGATTTAATGCGGAAGATATGAATAAATTCACTGTGACTCATAAAAATTTATCTAATAAAGATATATTTAAGCCAACTAATACTGGAAGAGTTTTCATCAGTATTGATATGAGAAAAGCAAATTTTTCATCTTTACACGAATACGATAGGAATATATTTCGTGGAACTGATACATGGGAAGATTTTATTTCTCAATTCACAGATAACGAGCATATTACAAATAGTAAATATATTCGTCAGGTTATTCTTGGTAATTGTAATCCTAAAAGACATATCACCTATGAAAAGTACCTTATGGATCAGACATTATCGTTATTATATGATATCGTTGGTGAAGAGAGGATTGTATTCTTTTCAAATGATGAAATTGTTTATGATATGACAACGGCAGGTAATTTACACATGTTAAATCTTGTGAGAAAGTGTGTTGAAGAAAGATTAAGTACAAAATCCAATATTCCATTCAGAGTTGAATTATTTTCACTCCACAAAATCAATGGTACTGACGGGTACTGTAAGAAAATCTACAAAGAAAATGGAGAATATAATATTGAGTTTAAGTGTTTGAATAACTATATGATGCCATTCGTACTTAGATATTTTTTAGGAGAAGAAATTACTGAAAGCGACAAGGTGTTCTACCACGAAGGGTTGCTTGCAAAGTTTGTTGATACACCAAAAATCGAGGTGAATTTAAATGAAGAAATTAAAAATTGAGATTCCATCTGGTGCAAATGAAATTATCCATAGTCTACAAAACAATGGATACGAAGCTTTCTTAGTCGGAGGATGTGTGAGAGATAGTGTTCTTGGCAGACCAATTCACGATTATGACATTACAACTTCTGCCACACCAGATGAAATGATGGAAGTATTAAAGGATAAAAGAATTATTGAAACTGGATTACAGCATGGAACTATCACAATTTTAATTGACGGTGAAGGATATGAATGCACCACTTACAGAATTGACGGTAATTACTCAGATAATCGTAGACCTGATAGTGTAACATTTACACGAAGTCTTAAAGAAGATTTGAAGCGTAGAGATTTTACAATCAATGCAATGGCGTATAACGATGCAGTTGGTCTTGTAGATCCGTTTAATGGCATGGAAGATATTGAGCATTATAAAATCAGATGTGTTGGTAGAGCAGAGGATAGATTTTCAGAAGATGCTTTAAGGATTTTACGTGCTATTCGGTTTGCTTCACAACTGGGATTTGTGGTTGATTCTGATGTAAATTTGAATATTCATAAAATGTATAAGAATTTAGAGAATATATCTATTGAGAGAATCAACAGTGAGTTCTGTAAAATTGCATTATCAAGCGAGTTTTATATACAGATAGGATTATTCCGTGAAGTATTCTCGTTATTCATTCCTGAAATTAAAGACATGTTTGGCTTTCAACAGAATAATCCATATCACATCTATGATGTATGGAATCATACAGTACGTGCAGTGCAAGCTTATGAATGTGATTGTGAACCTGACTTGAATCCAAGAGATTTGATTACATCATTGGCTGTATTTTTTCATGATATTGGAAAGCCACATTGTTATCAAGACAGTGATGATGGCATTAGACATTTTAAAGGTCACGGAAGAGTAAGTGCTGATATGACCAATGAAATAATGAAGCGATTAAGATTTGATAATAACACAAGAGAGAAAGTTGTTGAATTAGTCTATTATCATGATGCTACTTTTGAGGTGGGAAAGAAATATGTCAAAAGATGGCTTAATAAAATCGGAGAAGAACAGTTTAGAAGACTGTTAAATGTTCGTAGAGCTGATATTAAAGCACAAGCAGACATTAATCAGGAAACAAGATTACAGAAGATTGATAACATCGGATATATTTTAGAAGAAGTCTTACAGGATGATGAATGTTTTTCTCTAAAGGATTTAGCAGTCAATGGTAAGGATTTAATTACTATTGGATACAAACCAGGAAAAGAAATTGGTGAGGTATTAAATAATCTGCTGGATTCAGTTATTAGTGGAGAAAATATAAATGAGAAAGAAAAATTATTAGAAATAGCAGAGAGGAGATTACATGGTTAAATTATTCAGTCATACAGATTTAGATGGAATCGGTTGTGGTATTTTGGCAAAGCTTGCATTCGGAGATGATGTAGATATTTCATATTGTAATTATGATAACATTGATTCAAGTGTCAGGGAGTTTATTGATAGTGAAACAGAATTTGATATGTGTATTATTACAGATATTAGAGTAAATGAAGATACAGTGAAAATTATTGATAACAGATTTAATAATTTTTATTTATTAGACCATCATCCAACAGCTCTTGGGCTTAATAAATATCCTTGGTGTTCTGTGACTATTGAGTATGAAGATATGGAACTTGGAACTATTAAAACCAGTGGAACAGAGATGTTTTATTATTGGTTGATCAAGAATGGTTATTTGAAAAATTCAGATACATTAAGAAGATTTGCTGAATTAGTGAGAAATTACGACACTTGGAGATGGTCAGAACTCGGTGAAGACGGTGTTATTTGCAAGCAGGTAAATGACTTATTTTATCTATATGGTCGAGATGATTTTATTCATTGGTGCGTTTCAGAAATCCATGATGAGGTATTCCCAAGATTATATGTTAAAGATGAGGTTGTTCTAAAGATTAAACAAGATGAAATTGATAGATATATCGAAGAGAAGAATGAAACTATGTTTACCAGTCTTATGTGTGGTAAGGTTTGTGGTTTTGTATTTGCAGATAGGTTTGTTAGTGAATTAGGTAATAAACTTTGTAAAATGCATCCTGAAATTGATTTTGTGGCTATGATTGACATTGATGGTTGTACGGTATCTTATAGAACAGTTAAAGAAAATATTGATCTTGGTAAAGATGTAGCAAGTTTATTTGGTGGTGGTGGTCATCCAAAAGCTGCTGGTTCAAAATTTAGTCAGAGTATCAAGTTGAAAGTTATTGAGGGAATCTTTGAATAGTGAGGTAAGAGAGTGAAATTAAAGGATAAAATACGAAATACATAAAGATAGATTGTTGTTCTTGGATATGATTACAAAGGAGTGAAGCGAGTTGACGTTTGAAAAAAGAATACATGATTATTGTCTACGATCAGATGTAGTGTATGAAAGAATCCTTTCATCTCCAGGTGGAAAAGACTTGTACGTTTTATATCCATCAGAGTTGGAATATGAGCAGATTCTTAAAGATAATATTCCAAAAATGTTAAAAGTAATTAGAGAATATATAGAAGAGTCTGAGTTATACAGGGAATGCATGGATAGAGTTGATAAGCTTCATTTCGACTCGCAGAAAACAGCAATGATAAATGGAGCGCACAGTCATCAAGAAAAAGCAGATGAATTGGCAGAAATTATGAATGATGGAATTAGTCCTTATGCTTGGTATTATCATGATGCTATGCAGTATGGGTATGTTGTGTATTTGGATAATATTTAAGGAGGGAACTAATAATGGCAGAAGTAACAAGATTATGTCCTGTTTGTAGGACAATTATGAAATCAGCAGCTTATAAAGTTGGAAAACAAGATGGTACTGAAAGATTAGAAAATAAGATTTTTACACCTGATGGTATTGGTATTATTGGAAAACTTTTAGTATGCCAGAAATGTGGAAATTTAGCAGTGGTGAAGTAGTTATGGAGAAAGTAATTAAGTATAAATGCGATGAATGTGGAAAATTATTTGACACACCTGAAATGGCATTAACACATGAAATAAGACACGAAAGAATTGAAAAAGCCAATGAAATGCTTAACGAAGGATGTACATTAAAACAAATAAATGATGAGTGTGAGATTTGGGCTTACGTACCAGAACATTTAGAGAATATAAATAAGGACAACTGTTTCAAAATAAGTTATTGGCAATGTTGTGACAAGCCAGCTTATCAAATTATTCGTATTTATTTCGATGGATATGTAAACGTAAGAGGATGTGGTTCGTGGAGTGGATATTATGGCAATCGGCTTAGAATAGACGATAGTGATTTAAGAAACCCAAGACCAAAAGAAGAGTTATTTGTAGATCCGAGATATGAAGATTTATATAGATTTTAGGAGGAAATAATTATGGAATTAGTTAATATAAATTTATTCGCTGAAGGATATTATTCAGGAAGAACATATGAAGATAATATTTGGATCAAAAAATCTTCATATGAAAAATTAATGGATATATTCCCAGAAGAAATATCATGTGGTGAATTAGATGGAAAACACAGTGAAGTAATGGGAGAAGTTGATGTACAAGATTATTCCTATACAGATGAATATTACGCAAAGAATGCAGATATTGCGCACGATGGAGATTATCTTGAATGGTCTTTACGTGATTTGTACGAATCAAATGGACTTGATTGGGTTGAAGAACAGAATGAAATCAACGAATATTTAAGTCGTCTTGATTTGTATGAAGAAGTAACTGTGTCAGTTCCGCATAGTAAAGTTAAAGAACTGATGAAGTTTGTTGATAATTTATAATTTGAAATTTTTCTTTCATTTGTATTGCTCAAATTGCCTTATTTTCAAGGCTTGTACAAGCATATTATCTAGAATTACTCTTATTTCCTTTCGTATGTAGTTAATTGTTTGTTCTTTCACGCAGCATTCATGACTACTGAATGAAAGAAAAACTTCTACAGATGGACTTAGAGTATTAAGCCTCTGTGGTGGTGTAGAAACTGGATTGTACGCATTACAACAGTTGTGTATTCCGGTGAAAGAGTATCATACATATGAGATTCTGCCTGAAGCTATTGCAGTTTCTCAGTACCATTTTCCGTTTGTGGTACATCATGGTGATTTATATGAAGCGGATTTTAATCAATTCAAGGGATTTGACTTGTTATTAGCAGGAACTTGTTGCCAAAGTTTGAGCAAAATCAGAATAGAAGATAAACAAGTCAACAATGGTTTAGATGGCAAATCAGGTATTTTCTTTAAAGCCATCGAATGTCTTAAGGCGATTCAGCCTAAATATTTCATGTTTGAAAATGTAATACCGAGTAGAGAAGAGGATTTAAACACAATGACAGAGTGTATTGGAGTTGATCCTTTGCTTATTAACTCTGCAATTTTTAGCGCACAATCGAGAGAAAGATACTATTGGACGAATATACCATTAGGTGAATTGCCACAAGAATCTCCGCTAGTTTTAAAAGATGTGATGGAGAATAATGTAAATGAGAAATATTTCTATAAAAAAGATTTTGAAATCATCGACATGAACAAACGTGTTTGTGCAGAGTTAAAGGTTAATACGATGGAAATGAATAGACGTATTTATAATCCTGAGTTTAAGTGTTGTACTTTGACCTGTGTAAATGGTGGATATCATATTAAATCTGTCATGGATCATGGCAGACCACGAAAATTGACACCTATTGAATATGAAAGGTTGCAGGGATTGCCCGATGGATATACAGATATAACATTCAATGGAAGAAAAATGAGTGATACAAAACGCTATTCAATGATGGGTAATGGTTGGAATGAGCCAACAGTAGAGTGGATATTAAGTGGGTTGAAAAAATAATGAAGAAATTATGCTTTCACAAGGTAGTTGCAAATGCTTGAAAGCAAGCAGTTTTTAATATTAAGAAAGGTAAAAACAGGTAAATTCTAGAATAAAGAGATTGCGCAATCCCCTATAAATAAGGGATTTTTATGAATACTGATAAAAGCATAAATTCATTTAAAAACAAGAAAATTTTAGTTGCTTGTGAAGAATCGCAGGCTGTAACAAAAGAGTTACGTAATTTAGGATTCGAAGCGTATAGCTGCGACATTATAGACCAAAGTGGAGGACATCCAGAATGGCATATTATGCAAGACGTGCTTGCATTGATTAATGGGAATTGTACGTTTAAAACAACAGATGGAGAAACCCATACTGTTAATGGCAAATGGGATATGATTATCGCATTTCCTCCTTGTACACATCTTGCAGTAAGTGGTGCGAAACATTTTGAAAAGAAAAGAACAGATGGTAGACAACGAGAAGGTATTGAGTTTTTCTGTCAGTTTTTAACTGCTGATTGCGACAGAATATCAATTGAGAATCCTGTGAATATTATCAATGGAGAATACATAACTAAGTGGTTTCCGGATTTAGCTGAGAAATATGGATTACCAATCAAGCCTACGCAGCGTATTCAACCATATGAGTTTGGGCATGAGACAAAGAAAACAACGTGCTTGTGGCTAAAAGGTCTTCCGAAATTAATTCCAACAAACATTGTAGAACCAAAGATTAGGACATATAAGGGTGGAGCAAGGTTTGGAGTTGGTATTGGACAAGTCTACGATGAGAACGGTAAATCAATTCCTTTTCACGATCCAAGAACCGCTAAAGCAAGAAGTAAAACATTTCCAGGAGTTGCAAAAGCAATGGCAGATCAATGGACAAAAGATTGGAGAGAATAAAATTATGACAATTAAATTTATCAAAGATGTGGTCTTTAAAGATCAAAAAGAAGACAGTGTAAAAATTAAAGAGGGTAAGATTCTTACTGCAAAAGTAGTGATTAACGAAAATGGAAAAGAAGTATACGAAATAAAACAGAAGAAGAATGTTTTTACAATTCCGTCAACAATGAAAAATGTTGTGTTTGTAGTTTTATAGTTTTTCAGATTCTTTTGGAGAATAAGTAATTATACAAATAATGATTGAGAGGTATAAACAATGCTTAATGAGAAACAAAAGAATCTAGTAGAAGAAAATTATAATCTAATCTACAAATATGCAAAAGATCACAAGTTAGATATAGAAGAATTCAGTGGACTGCTTTCTATCGGTTTGTGTAAAGCTGCGTTAAATTATGATTCAGATAAGACAAAGTTCTCAACATTTGCTTTCAGATGTATGGGAAATGAGGTGAGTAATTATTTGAGGAAGATTAATGCAGGTAAGTATTTAAGACATGATGAAGTGTATTCTATGGAAGTATTAGATGAAGAAGACAATAGACCTATTGCTGAAACTTCATTAATGGTTTCTTCAGAGAATATTGAGAGAGAATACATATTTAAAGCTAAATTTCAGAAAGAATATGGCAATCTGAAAGACCAAGTAAAGAATATTGTTGCTCTTAAATATCGTGGTTACACAAACAATGAAGTTGCAGAAATTATGAATATGAAGGCATCTACTGTAAGTATGGCATTAAAAAAGTTTAAAGTTGCGCTGGTATAAGGAGAGAATATACAAGTGGTGGTGACAAATGAATAATCGACAGAGAAAGAAATGGTTAAAACAGCATAGATTATATGTAAATCCAAAGGAAACATGGAGCTTAGATGTTAATTTAGCCAAGTATATCATTCCAAGATTGAAAAAATTTAAAGAGCTTAACAACGGTTATCCCGGCATAAGTGAAATGGATACACATGAAAAATGGGACGAAGCATTGGACAAAATGATCCAAGCATTTGAGTATGTCATAGATTTGGACGAGTATTGGTTAGATGATCCAAGATACGACTATACAGATATTATGTTTAGTGACAACAAGGAACTTTACGAAGGTGTAATAGAGAATAAAAGAACAGAAGATATTCGTAGGCTCACAGCAATTAATGAGGGATTACAGTTGTTTGCTAAGTATTATATGAATTTGTGGTGGTAAGGTGGTGATAACGTGGGAACAAATTATTACATGATGATAAAAGATAAGGAACTTGTAACGAAGTATTTCGATAATGAATATGAGCTTACAGATTCTCCGTATTTTGGCTATGAAGTACATATTATGAAGTTGAGTTATGGTTGGAAACCATTGTTTGAGTGGCATGGTAATGCATATGAGTCTGTAGAAGATATGCTAAAGTTCTTGGAGTTTCACAAGATGGATATTGATATTTTTGATGAGTATGGTGGAAAGTATACGATTGAAGAATTAAAAGAAGAATTCGTAAGTCATAAAAATGTAAAACCAAGATATATGAAGTATATTCCAGATGGTATTCCTAATCATTTCTTTGGTGGTAGAGATTATTTAGTTGAGTCTACTGAAGACGATTATGACATCAAGATTCCATACGATCATGTTGAGTATCATGAGCTAGATCCTTATAACGAGAAAAGATATATGGATAAAAGCAGAGAGCCAATGTATTTTCATGATAAGGACGGATATGATTTCACGAAAGGATGGTTTGCATAATGAATAAACCAACATTATGGGTTATGGTTGGCTTGTCTGGAAGTGGTAAATCAAGTGTTGCAAAAGAAATTGCAGAGAATAATCCTAAGAAGGAGATGAATAACAAATAACAAAAAGAAAAATTTATTGTGGAATATATATGATACGCAATAAAATAAACGATAAAAAATATATAGGTCAAAGTATAGATATATGGTATAGATATAGAAATCATTTGAGTGAATCATATAATGTAAACAAAAAAGCTTACAATATGGCAATTCATAAGGCGATAAGAAAATATGGTAAAAGTAATTTTGAATTAATTGTTTTAGAAGAATGTCCCAAAGAAAAATTAAATGAACGAGAAATTTATTGGATAGAATATTACGATACATACAATGATGGTTACAATCAAACAATTGATGGGGATACATTAAAAAATACAATTGATAGAGCAAATATATATCGTCTGTGGGATGAAGGAAAATCTATTAAAGACATTCGTGAAATAACTAAGCATGGAAAACATCAAATTATTCGTATTTTAGAAGGTTATGATAAATATTCACCTGAAGAAAGCAAGAGAAGAGGATTTTCGTCTGCTTCAAAGACTAGGGGCAAAACTGTGTATAGATATCAAATGAATGGTGAATATATAGATGAATTTTGGTCAATTGCTGAAGCCGGAAGAAAAACAGGAACAAGAAATACAGATATAAGTTTATGCTTAAATGGTTCTCAACAATCTGCAAATAATTATAGATGGAGTTTTGAGAAAAAAGATAATATCGGAGAATACAAAGCGGAGATGGCAAACAAAAAGAAAGCAGTTATAAAATATGATGAGGACAATAATTTTATTGAAGAATTTGCATCAATTACAGATGCGGCGAAATCAGTAGGGCTAAAAGGTTTATCTGGAATAATAAAATCATGTGAAAAAGATGTTTTGTGCAAAGGGTATAAGTGGAAATATAAATATCAAATCTAAGGAACGTTGGAAGAAAAGGTTTGGAGAATATAAATATCAGATGCTTTTGGATTTTCATGAATGCGATAAAGCGAGGTGAGACAAAATGAGATGCAATACAGATTTAGAAACTTGGCTGCATGATTTCGAAGATAGTATGTTTCGTATCTTGGTTTACAGAAAGCTTGGTCAGTACACGCCATATGAGATGGAGAATAAGTTTAGTGATGAATCATTATATGTAGACAATGAGTACAAGAAAGTATTTATCGAGGATGTAATTGAATTACCGGACAAAGATGTTCTGATTGGATTCAGAGAAGTTCTTGATGTGAATCAAAACGAAGATGGAGAATATGAATGCGAGTTGGCAGATAGTATTGAATATTACAAGTTGTCAGAAATCAAACTTGAATGTTTTAAATGTGATCAGGTGATAGGAGGTGAGTTCTAATATGGTATCAAGTCAGATCATTGATGTGATCAACGAATTATGTAGTAAGTTCGGAATTGCAATCGATTGGTCACAGAAAAACGTGCAGCCTTATTTGGAAAGTCTTGTGACAAAAGCTGTAAATTATGAATTATATACGTCTATTATGTGGATTGTAATCGGAGCAATTCTAATCGGAATAAGTCTATTTTATTTATCAAAAGCCAATAGGTGTAAAGAGAGATATATAAAATATAAAAAAGATTACACAGTTGACACTGAAAGTGATTATACATGTAAAGAGTTATACAGAATATTAGGTTGGTTTTTATTTATAACTGCTATCCTTCTTATTATATACAATACAAATGATGTTATTAAATGTATTACATTTCCAGATAAAGTTGTGTTTGATATGATTTATAGTTATTTACCAACTAATTAAATGGAGGATGGATATGGAAGTATTTCAAAATATTATGATTGTTTTCTTGACTGTACTACTACTAGGAATTTTAATTTCATTTTCAATTCTATTAGAGAAGTTTATGGAGTTATCAGATGAAGTACATAAGAAACTCTTTGAAATGTCAGTAGAGAATAATACAAATATGGATGACGGATTCATTCTTGGAGATGAGTTCTTAACAGAAGATGAATTGATGAATGAAAGCAATGAAAATTCAGGAGAAGAATTCGGAGTTTATATTGAATACTGAAAAATAAAGAACTGAATTTGCTCTGTGTATATATCAAATAGTAAGCAATATATGATGTGTTTTAGATAGGTGGTGAGATTTTATGTGGGTGATTTTCTTATTAAGTGCAATCGCATTTGGGCTTGTGGCAATGCTATTCACTTGGTTAGGGAATAAACTTTTTCTTAGTATGAAGAAGGATGAAGAAAAAACAAAAAGAGAATTAGAAAAGGAGAATAACAAATAGTGAAAAAAGGATTATTTATTGGAATCATTGCAGTCGTAGCTGTAGTTGGAGGAATTTTTACAATCAAATCTTGCAAGTTAATTGATACTGGAAAGGTTGGAATTGTTTATAGCTACAAAGGTGGAGTAGAAGATAAGGTATTGCAGCCAGGATTAAACTTCATTTCACCAATCAAGAAAGTAAAACAGTTTTCAACAAGCAATGAGATTCTTGTCTTATCAAAAGATAAGCGTGACGGAAGCGAGGATGATGATTCATTCAAAGTTGCAACATCAGATGATGCAAGCATTGCACTGAGTTTTCAGATGTCCTATAGATATGATCCAGATACAGTCATTGATACATACAAAAAGTTCCGTGGAATGGACGGAGACGATATTGTAGAATCTCGTGTAAAAACAGTTCTTAAATCAAAGATTTCTGAAGTTACAACAAATTATTCTATGATGGATATTTATTCTGGTAACAGATCAGCAATCAACAAAGAAATTACGGATGCTCTGAATACAGAATTCCACGAAAAATATGGTATCGAAGTTCTTGATGCTTCTATTATTGATGTTCATCAGGATAAAAAACTGAAAGAATCTATTGATAATCGTGTAAAAGCACTTCAGGAAAAGCAACAGGCAGAAGCAGAACAGCAGAAAATTCAGGTTCAGAAAGAGACTGAGAAGATGCAGGCTGAAGCTGATGCGCAGATTGAGATTACAAAAGCACAGGCTGAAGCAGAGTCTAACAGAATTATCAGCGAGTCAATTACTGACAATCTTATTAGAATGAAAGAAGCTGAAGCTCGTGAAAAACACGGATGGGTTACTGTAAATGGTGCGAATACTGTTGTAACAGATGATAAATAATATTTAATTTTATACATTTCAACTTTGCATAGTGTCACAGCTATGCAGAGTATTTCTAAAAATAATACGAGAGGAAGTGATTATGTGGTTAATTTAGAACCACGGATGATACAAAAAGTACAAAAGTGTTTGGAAACTCATGTTGGTGGTGAAGCATATTTTAATGAATTGGACGCTGCAATTAAATCAGATGAAAATCTTTTAAAATCTTTCATTAATCGTATTGTCATAGAAACGAAGTGTCGCAACTTTGTAATGTCAGGTGAAATTGGTGTTGTGTATTCTAAGTTATATTCGCATGATGACATTCATTTGTTGTTACTTCCAGGTGGCTTGAGACACGATAAAAAAATTCCTTATAACATTGGGAGAATATATGAAGGAATGGAATTTGTATTCGTAGATGATTCATATTATTCAGGAAAAACTTTGAACGCTGTGAAGAAATATATGGAATCTACCGGTGCAAAAATCATTGCAAATTATGTTTTCTACGATGGAAGTAGAGAGAATAAAGATAATGTGAGATCAATTTACAGATATTATGATCATCACGAATAAGGAGAATAACATACATGGGAAGAAAATTCAGATGGTTGGATGCAATCAGAGCAATGAGTGTTGATGATCTTTCACCGTATCTTGTAAAAGAATGTTTCAATTTTCATGATGGAACATGGTGGTCATCTCCAAGTGGTAATAAGTTTGATTATTATGATGATGCTTTAGAAGATTGTACTCAGTGGTTAAATTCTAAATATGATGGGAGAGAATAATTACTATGGGATGGTATGAAGAGTACAAGACTGATGAATATATAAAAAGTCTCCAGTCTGTAGTAGAAGGATTAAAAACAAAAGATAAGACAATTAATTCACTACAAGAAGAGAATAATAGATTGAGAGATGAACATTACAAGGATGAAGAGTTAAAGAAACTGCAAGAAAAAATTGATAAGTTGCAAGGCGACTGTAATAGAGGATTTCCAATTAGTTTCGATGAGCAAGAAGTGATTGATGAATTTAGAGAAGAACACAAGAAGGAATGTCCTCATTGTAGCTTCAAATACATATTTGAGCCTTATTCGATTGTTGAGTTTGGATATCTAAAATGCAATGTTTGCGGTGAAGAAATAAAATTTGCAGAATGGTGATGGAGAATAAGTAATTGAAGGTTTAAGAAAGGAGTTTGCGAAATGAGATTTTCTGAAGCAATCGAACATCTTCTTAACGGAGAATATATAAGAAGATCAGAATGGCGTAAAGATTTTTATATCAAACGTGAAGACGATGCAGTTGTTGATAGTGATGGGGAAGTGTTCTATAGCAAAGACCTTATAGCTAATGATTGGGAGATATATCAGCCTAAATTAGAAGTAGGTACAGTTGTTCAGTACCATGACGGTACAATCGGAATTGTGCTTGATTCATGTAAATCAGATAAAGAATACACCATTTTAGACGAGAATGGGTGCGTAGAAACAGTGAATGAAACTCAGATTTCATTAATCAATATTGACGATGGAAGAGTTAGTTTACATGAAGATTCTGCGAGTAAAAAGCTCAAAAGTTTAGTTTTATCATTACAGATGATTTCAGAGTTAGTAAATGAAGATATTTGGTAACAGAGAATAAATAAGTAAGAGATGTCCACGATGCAAATGACATTAAACTTATTGCACAGTGCTAACAAAAGAATAGAGATGATAGTTGACAGTATCTATCATCTCAACTGAATTTCTTTTCCAACAACCGTTATTGCATTCGATTATCTAGTAATCGAAGACGAGATGTCAGCTCGTTCTTCTTGATACGGTTAAGCACTTTGAGCGGTTTCAGTTCCGCTTGATACATGTCCTTAGCTGCTTTGCTTCCATTGGGCTGGACGAATTCAAAACTGCTTTCAAAGCAAATTCCTCCTTAGTCCATATAGGGACAGGAAGTATTATAACAGAACAAAGGACATGTATCAATAACTGATAGAGAATATATAAGTATAAAGTTAAAGATTCAAAGATTAAGGAGAGAAAAATTATGATAAAAGAAGTAATGACAGTTCACAAAGCACTGGCAGAGTTAAAGATTATTGATTCCAGAATTGAGAGATCAATTGATGATGCACAGTTCTGTGTAGCAAACAAACATTCTAATGAAAAGATTAATGGTATTCCGGTTGAGGACGCTAAGAAGTTAATGGTTGGAAGTTACGACAAAGCATCTGATCTTATTAAGAGAAGAAATGCAATCAAGAGAGCAGTTGTTCTTTCCAATGCGAAGACAATCGTTACAATTGCAGACAGAGAATATACTGTTGCAGAAGCTATTGAGATGAAGAATCATGGTATTGAATTTGAGGAAATGCTTCTTAGAGAAATGAGAAGCCAGTATGCAGATGCTAATAGAGTTATTTCAGCAGAGAATGGCGAAAAACTGAGTGAAAGAGCAGATAAATTTGTCATTGATATGTATGGATCAAAAGAAGGTAAAACAAATACTGCTGATTTTGAGAAAGCTAAGAAAGATTTTATCACAGCAAATTCTTATGACTTAGTTGATCCGCTTGATATTAAGAAGAAGATTGATGAGTTAGAAGAATATGTCTCAAATTTCAAAACAGAAGTAGATGCTGCGTTAAGTGTTAGCAATGCAATTACAGAAATCTCTGTAGAGTATTAAGAGAATATATAGATAGGAAATTATTTCACTGTTTGCTGAAAACTTATAACTACAATCATTCAGACTTTTGCAAGTATAGCCTGAATCAAAACAATAAAGAAACTTGTACATAATAAAACATAAAAAAGCAAGTATAGCAAATTATTACAGGAATGCTTGATGCACAGTATTGAGCGTTTATAAATTACAAGATGACTGTAAAGAGTAAAGTTCAAATGTCAAGTAGTAAAGCTCAAAATTCAAAGATTATTTTTTATGTAAAGTTTAAGCAGTAAATAGTAAAGATATAAAGTTTTATAAAATCTTCGATAAACAGTTTTCAGTATGATTGTACTTGGCTGTAAGTTGTCTGCGAAGCTAGTAAATGGTGAATTAATTAATAAATGTCAACCTACATAATAATATGCATAGTTGTCGTGAGGGTTGGCAAATAAGCACCCAAGGTGATGCGGTACGTTGCACCTGGCTTATATCCAGCGATTCTCCGTTCGACTCGGAGTGGGTGTACTGTATCTGAATATTCACAGAATGTGTTATTCGTTTCCTTTCTTTCTATGAACATTCTAGTTCAGATACAATGTTTTTCATAACTTCCTTTTGTTGGGTTGGCAACTTACCCATGAGACAAAAAAGTTGCAATAATGGGGTATCGCCAAGCGGTAAGGCACAGGATTTTGATTCCTGCATTCATCGGTTCGAATCCGATTACCCCAGCTTGTGAGATTTTGGAACGTCTCACAAATAAAAATCTTTCATGGTATAAATTCCTAAAGATGTGCGGAAATGCACATCGAGGCTGGCATGGCGGAATGGTAGACGCAATGGACTTAAAATCCATCGGTGGAAACACCATACGAGTTCAAGTCTCGTTGCCAGTATTAGCCATATGAGACATTTTATTCCTTGAGCAAGAATGATTGAAGTCGGTACAAAAATGCTCAATTTCTGTATTTACATTCGTGTGTTATGCGAGCAGCACGAATGACATATGGCATTACCCCAACATAGGGTATTTACATTTTACAAAAATGGTTTGACTGTTAGCTTAGATATTGTTAGAGCGCATATGTATGAAGACACAGGTTCGATTCCTGTACAGTCAACTCGTCGCAGAAAACATTTGATTTTTGCATTCATGTTTTGCACGCCTCCTTTCTTAAATGTGCAAAGTAGATTGTTGGTTCATTGGTAGAATATCTTATTAGAAAATAATGCAATCCTGTTCTTTTCGCTTTCTTAACGATGTGATGCATTATTAATAGGAAGAAACACGTTCGATCCGTGTACAATCTATCAGTCTTGGTTGACTTTACCACTTTCAAACGAAGACTCTAAATTCGGAAGTAAAGTGGAGAATAATATTAATAGGTGGTGAAAAATTATGAGATGTCCGTATTGTGACAAAGAAATGATTAAGAAGTACAAGATTAAACATTTCTGTAACTTTGACGATCCATGCGATTCATGGGAGAAAGAGATATATATCTGCAAGAAGTGTGGTATCAAGAAAGTAGATGGAAAATGGAAGATTCCACATAAGTACAGGAGACCATTAACCAATCAGATTCGCAGATGTAATACTTTGGCTAAGATATATGGCATAGATTTTGAGCCACTTCTTGCTAGACAGTGCAAGAGATTCATCGCAAGAATGCTTGATAGATTACATAATCAGGATCGTTACTATGATGAAAAGCTCCATATCATTGGAGAGAATAAATAAGAAAAGGAGATAGCAACATGACAAGAGAAGAAAGAATGCAGAAAAGAAGAGACGCAGGTAATGTTTACACTTACAAGAAGAATCCTTATGAGAAAGGAACTAAGGAGTGGGTCAAAGAGGAATGTGCGAGAGCAGAGAAAAGAAAATCTAAGAAACCACATTACGCTAAGATGGCTTCTGTATTTGCTAAGTTGGACAATGAGCTTGCAAAAGCTGAACTTGTTGCAAAGAAGAAGTCCAAGAAAGGGGCAAATAAATGAAAGAAACTTTATTTTGGATTACCATAATCGTTGGAATTGCACTTAGTATTTACACTGGTGGTTGGTTATTATTCATTAAACCGATTATTGCTGTATGCGCTGCATATGATGCAGGAACACTTACAGGAAGCATGATTGGATGGACAATTATCAAATGTTTAGTGTTTGCGCCAATTGCTGCAAAAGTAATTATGAACGTTGCGCTTGCGATTGCAGAAGCTATTTTGGACTAATTTCAATAGGAGAATAAGCCAATGATAGAAATTATAGAAACTAATCTTGCTATAGATGAGAATAAAGATATTAGAGATCATCAGTCAAGAGTAGTTCTTGCAGATGATTGGGAATCTTATTGTGAAGCATACGAAAAGTATGATGGATCAATGGTGCTATTTCCATCAAAGAATCCTGGTGCTAGTATCTATAAAGATAGCAATATAGAGGACTTGGAGTATGATGAGCATCATTTATATTGCAGAATAGTCAATGAGCATTTTACAGATACAAGACTTGCATACAAAATCAGTTAATGAAAACAAAGTTTCATTTTGGAGAATAATATTATGAAGTTTGGTAAAACAATTGTAACATTCTCCGTAGGCGATGATATAGCTTTTAAAGTATTTAATACAACAACCTGCTATATGGATTATTATATCGGTAGAATTATAAAAATAACAGATAACAGTTTAGTTTTGCAAGAAGCCGAAGTAAATAGAGAAAGTATTAGTATAGAAATTGAAGTTCCTTTTGATACAATTATTCCAAACAGTTACAATTACGTACATAGGAATCATAGATTTCGTAATAAAAAAGATAGGAGATAAGATATGAAATTTAAAGGTATTGAATTAAAAGAGAATACGGAAGCAGAATTTCTTATATCGATTGAACTAACTAAACTTGACTACAATTTAGAAAAATATGTTGAAGAGTTGGAAGATTCCTTAGAAGATATTTTTGAGAATAGTAATCATGATATTTATGTGGAAGAGATATATGACAATCTATTGAATGTTAGATGTGATGATATAACTTTTGATTCAAAAGGAGTTAAACTTCTTACAGAAATTTATACAGATATTGTTACATCTGATTTACAGAATATAAAAGTTATGATCAATGTTCACGTTGATGGAAAAGAGTGGTTTAAAAAAGAAGATGGATCGGAATATAATGAAGATTCTGTTACTTTAGAAGAATTTTTATTAAATATTGAATATTAAGGTCTGGGGTGAGAGTATGGCTTACATAGAGAATATAGTAATAGGAACTCCAATAGTAGATTCGAAAGATAACAAAGATAAAAATAAGGAGAATAAACAATATGGACGTAATGACAAAAATGATGCTTGAAGAAGTACTCTCAGGAGAATCAGAAGACAATTCATTTGACGATATTATCAAAGGGTATATTAAAAAATATAAACCAACTGTATATATGGCATTCGATGAATTAGTTAAAGTTATGAAGGACTTCGTAAAGTATGATGACTATTACAAAGTAGTCGCAGAGAATAAAAGAAATATGTATGATGCATATGTGAAAATAGGATTCTCAGAAGATCAGGCAATAGCATTAATTCTTAACGACAATCTTCAGCTGATGAAATCTGTTCAGAAGATTAAATCAACAGCCAATTCAAAAAACAAATAAAGGAGATAAAATATGAATTTTGGTAAAGCTATTGAAGCATTAAAAGACGGTAAGAAGGTAACTCGTAAAGGTTGGAATGGTAAGAAACAGTACATTCAGCTTGCTACTGGTATTTCTTATAAGACCGCAGATGGAGAAATTGTAAACTGTGAACATGATGCTATCGGAAACATGGCTATTACATTTGTCGGAACATCAGGAGTACAGATGGGATGGCTTGCTTCTCAGGCAGATATGCTTGCTGAAGATTGGTTGTTTGCGGAATAAAATAGTTTACTTCTGTCTATATAAATAAAAAATTCAAAGAACCAAATCGGTTCACAATTTCCAATTAACAAATTGAATTGTTATTTTATAAATTTTAGGAGGCGAGAAAGTGCCAACAGGTTATACAGTGTATATAAAAAATAGAGATATTACAACAGGAAAAGAATTCTTAAAGCTTTGTACAAGGAATTTCGGTATTGCTATTGATATAAGGGATGAATCATTATCAGTACCAACTCCAACACATTTTGAACCTCATTCTTATTATAAGAAAGCATATGATAAAGCTGTCGAAATTCGCAATGAATACAGAAAAATGACATTTGACGAAATAAAGCAGAAAATGATTGAAAATTATAATGAGAGAATCGCTTCCAGTAAAGAATATTTGAAAGATTATAAATCAGAGGACGAAAAATATAAAAAAGTTAGAGATGAAGTTGCAAAGTGGAATCCACCAACAAGTGAACATGAAGGATTAAAAAAATTTGCATTAGAACAGATAGACATGTCAATGAATACGTCTTACTGCAAATATTTGGAAGATAATATAAACAGACAATTAGATGTTAGTGACGAAGCGGTTTTTGCTTATATGAATGACATCAATGAGCAATGCGAAAAAAATGTTGAAAGAGCATATAGGCAGTGGCAGGAAGATTTAAATAGAACTGATGAAAAGAATATGTGGATGAAACAGTTCTTGGATAGTTTGGAGAATATATAAACAGAGGTAAAAATGGAGAATTTAGATACACAGCTATGCAAAGCAAATTCTAACACATTTTAGATTAGTCTTGAACAATTCAGTTCAAATTTTCAAAAAATTCAAATAACTGAATAGAGAATATAAATTTAGAGGTCGTACAGCGTACCTTTGGTTTCTTGCACCATAAAATCGCTGTTTCATATAGATTTTACATAAATTTATTTTTGTGTTCCGTCCGGTTGGGCGTTTAAATAGATTGTTTTTATTAACAATATTAACTATAAATTTTTATTTTTAAGGAGGACAAAAAATTGGCAAGAGAAAAAGAAAGAAAAGCGTTAAAAAAGGGTAAAGCATCATTTAATCTTATTGGACGTGTAAAAGTTACTGACAAAACATTCAATCTTGACAATAGTTATGATTCAGGATGGACAGATAACAGTATGTATGTAGGTGTTGATTGTGGCGGTGGTAATGTTATTTATGCAGAAATGAGAAGCGGATTCTTTCCTGATAAAGATAATGTAATTCGTGCATATAGCAAAGATGAGAAAGACGATGCAGGAAAGAGCAAATCTGTAGAGATCGCATGGGAAGACCGTCTTGACGAATCTTTATATGATAGCATTTCTGATTCATCATTTTTTACAGTAGGCGTTGAAAAAGATATTAAAGAAAAGACAGTATATAAGAAGTTCCTGACAGCGTACGATGCAGTTGATTATCTTAATGAACATCTAGAAGATGGAATGATTGTTAATGTAAAAGGTACATTAGGATATAGCGAATATGAAGAAAATATATCAACAAAAAAAGACATTACATCTATTGTTCTTTCAAAAGTAGAAGACGAAAAAGATTTCAAAGCTACTTTCTCTCAGACAATTCTTGTTGATTCCAAGAGTATTGGCAAAAAGAATGAAGAAAAAAATACTATTGAATTGGCTGCATATGTTGTTGATTATGTTGGGAAACCTAAAATTGACGGAGAAAAGATTGAGGTAAGAAAGAATGTAGTATTCCCGAAATCATTCGAAGTTGCTATCAATGAAAATCCAGAGATTACAACAAAAATGCTTCAGAAATTCTTCAAATCAAAGAAGGGTAAAGTGGCAGAAATTACAGTAATAGGAAATCTTGTTGAAGGTGGCTCTACTGTTGCAATTACAGAAGATGATATTCCAGATGATATTAAAGAACTTATAGAAATGGGACTTTATTCAGAAGAAGAAGCTGAAAAGAAAATTGCAGTTGGAAATAATGGAAATCGTGAGAAACGAATGATTATCTTAAAGCCAGACATTACATATGTAGGAAAAGACGAAAACCGAAAACCTACAGTAGCATTTGAGGATGCTAAATATGATGAGGACGACCTTTATTTCTACGAACAGGCATTACTTGATGCTGGTGCGGAATCAAATTTAGATGAAGATACAAATTCAGAGAGTGAAGAAGCTTCGTCAGAAGAAGATGATCTTCTTGCAATGCTTGAAGGAATTAACTAAAAAAATACGCTTGCCCTGTTTAATACAGGGTAAGCATTTTATCAAAAGAATATATACATTTTAGGAGGACAAAAAATTGGCATTTAGAAAAGCAAGAGAAGCAAAGATTGGTGGAAAGTTTTTAGCATATGGTTATGAAGGTTCTGGTAAGTCATGGTTTGCTCTTACATTCCCAAAGGTTGCATGTATCGACTCAGAGACAGGTATTGCTCACTATGAGGGCAAGGATATTACATTA